TTACAGATATCTTTTGTTTTCAAGATATTGTTCGAATTGTTTACGTTTAATTAAACGTCTTGTTCCAATTTCAAGCACGAAATTTACAGTTGGATTATCTGCTAATTCCCGTAATTTTGCAGCTCCTATGTGAAAATAAACAGAAGCCTCATCAATAGTTAAGTTGGCTCGCTCCCAAATTGGAATCTGTGGTTTTTCTTTTTTCGTCATATGCGATAATCTCCAATCATTAAATAAGGATTTTAAGATATTTTCTTGAATCCTTGAATATGTTCTACAAGGTCTTTAAAATATGGTACATTGTCTAACATCCACTGGCAGAAGATTCTCCACTCATCCAATTTATGGTTTCTTCTTGCGAAGTACATGTTGATTAAATTTTCGTATGTAAATGTATAATTTCGTGTTTGATTATAGCTTGATGGAAGCAACTGAATCATCTGCCACCAACATTCTTTTTTGGTTAGCACTTTTGGATGCCCATTCTGCCCAAAGTAATCTTTACGTTCCTCGTCCGTATAGTTAAACAAAACTCTCCATTCATTTAATAATCTAATAGTATGTTCGATATTACACAAAACTGGATTGAAATATAAATGCTCACAGCTAAAATCATCTAATGTAAATTCTTTTGCTTGGATTTTATGCATTGTACTACATGAATTACATACTGTACCAACCTTGTATGTATCTAGTTCTTTATAAAAATACAAAGGTGCTGTAATTCTTACTCCCACCTGCATCATTCTAAGATACTTCCTGTGATCAGTACCTGCCTTTGCCAGTGTTTTCATAAGCTTCATATCTGCTGCACCGACCCTGTAATAGGGAATATGAATTTCTACACCTGTTTCGTCATTGAAATCAACCATATAATTTTTCATATAACTGTCACTTAAATGCCAACTATTTTTTGCATTACGCATACCTTCAATAATAAAATCCATCTGCTCTGGACTTGGAAATACTGGGTGTTCAATCTTAATCATATATAAATCCTCCTATTTTAAATATGAAGAGAATACTAATTTCTCTTTATCTTTATCATCAACTGTTACATATCCGTGGACATTAGGCGGATGCCCTGACCAACTGATGTAGATTTTATAGTAATATCTCGTACAATCAACATATTTACGTGTCACAATACAGACATATCCTTTTTCCATGAAGTCTTCTAATACTGCAATACAAGAATCAAGTGATTTGTCAATATCGCAAGACATTGATTGTGTCTTACGGTATGTTTCTGTTCTACCATTCATCTGTGCAGTTTCCCATATGTCATTTACTAAATCGTCATATAAGTCATCAAATATTTTACTTAATTGTGCATTGGACTGCTGCTGTGAATACTCTTTCATATCCACAGCATTGATCAGTCCTTGTGTTTGTGCAAAATAATTCATTTATTTACCTGTACTTCCAATTCCGCCAGTTCTTTCCTCAGTAACTTCTTCTCTATCAGCAACCCCATAGAGAGTAAATACACCTTGGCAAAACGCTTCTCCTTTTTTAATTTTTAATGTATTTGGACTACAATTCTTAATTTTTACAAAGATATGACCTTCGTTATCTGCAAAATAATAATCTTCATCAATAACGCCCGTTCCATTGCCAATCCATGCATCAGCTTTAATGCCAAGGCTACTTCTAATAAAAATAAACAATGTCCATCCTCTGAGGATCTTACATCTCATTCCTGTTGGAATAATGATTGCATCTCCTGATCTTACAACAAAATCCGCTGGTGCAATAAAGTCATGTCCTGCTGATCCCTTTGTTGCTCTGGCAGGATATTTTAAACTACCATAAATTGATTCTTCTGGATATTTGTGAAATTTCTCTTCCCAGTCCTGTATGAACTGGTCAAACGATACTTTCTCAAACTCTGCAACTTTCATTAATCCGCTTTCTGTTAATAATCCCATATATGTATTTCCTTTCCATTTTCTTTGTGCAATTTTCACAAAATTCAATATTTCGTTATCATGTTATGTAAACTATCGTTTACAAAGCATCAGAGGTAATCCGACTTCGTTATAATAAGAATCCTCAAAAGTCATTTCTGGTTCGTCTTTGTACTGTTCTTTTAATTTTTCAACCAACAGATCTTTCTGTTTTTTCACTTCATCTTCAGTGCCATGCACAATTAAAGTCACATTGCCGTCATATATACCGTCATTAAATGTTTCAACTTCAATCATGTATAACTGACGATCTGTGTTAAGACTTGACTTTTTAGCTGCCAGATATAGATAATCTTTTGGCAATTTATATTTCTTGAGTAGCTTGTCCACATCTTTAATGAAATCAAGTTTGTGTTTCACTTCTTTAATCTGCTTCTCTAAGTCTGTGTTTCCTACGTTTCTTTTATCGTTTTCAGTCATCATTACATTATTTGTACTCATAGTAAATTCTCCTTGCGTAGTTCATTTTCTGTGTATCGGCAATATTCATTCCATAATCCTTTGGCGTGAATATAGTTCTTGCCTTTCAATCCCATCTTTTTCTGTTCTGCTTTCAAATCTTGGAATGTAAACTTGCGTGAGCATATCTTTTCTTTTAAGAATTTAGTTGCAATATGCCCTACTTTATACATATCCTCACGCTTCAAATTTGCAGTTAATTTCTTGTAGGTACTCAATTCATCATCTGGAATCTTATAAGGCGTTTTTGGTAAGTTTTTCGTTGAAAAAGGCGAGATGTATTTGTAAGTTCCATCATCACGAATTCTACTCTTCTGCGCCTTCAGTAACTCGGCAACCGTGTCCAGATATTTTACATCGAATCTAAATAGCACTTCTTTATCAGTTTCTTCTATATAATAGATAATATCTTCATCTATCTCTCGAATTGCCTTTATAATGTTATGTCCTCTCATTAGTGAAGGAATGTAAGCTACAAGGGTATATTCGCCTCTGTGCTTGCCTTTTCCGTAGTAATATATCTGATTACCAAATGAGCATTTTATGTACAAATCATCAAAGCTAGGATCTATTAATCCTGCATCAGTTCTAGGAAAATCATTAGTATCCATGTTATATGCTGCTACAACACGATACTTTCCAAAATATTCTTTACGCTGTAAGAAATTAGCCGTAGTAATTCACTCCTTATTTAGTTGATTTTGATTTAGTTGTCTTAGGTGTAATACCTGTTGGCGGTGAGTCATTTGTATTTTTGTATACATCACGCACCATCTTCTGAATTGTTCGCAGACTCAAGCCATATGAGAGCTGTAACTCAATAACCGCTTTAGAAAGTTTTTCCATTACTCTTCGTCCTCCTCGCCCGTAATAATGTCATCATTATCTTCATCAGACTTATCGTCTAATTCATCGATCTCATCATCAATTTCTTCTCGTTCCTGTTCGAGAAATTCAATTTTTTCCTCATTGTCATCAATCAATTCCTGAAGTCTAACAATATCAAGTTTGCGAATAAGGAATCCGCCTGATACCATAGCACCAAGAAATGTGCCAATGGCAACAGTTCCAAAATTGCAAAGCATAAACTGCCATAAGTGTAATTTAACCATCTGTATCCTCCTCGTCATCTGGATAATTTTGTAGTTCAAACTCTTCCTCTAACTCAAACTGCTCAGAATCGTAATAACAAGGATTATTCAACTGAGCGTCTGGGTTAGGTGGGTTATACTTAGGATTCATCGTCACGTCCTCGATTTTCAAGGATTTCTGTGCATATATCTTTATCTTTTCTTTTTGATGCTATTAAATCAGCAATATGCATATCCCATAAGTTGTGATATTTTTTTAATCCGAAGCGTTTTGCCCATTTTGTTTCTGTTTTAGTATTGTTAGGCTTCCACTGGAACGGTAACATGTGGTAGTTAATATAGAAAGCAATGTCTCCTATATTGTGATTTACAAATAAAGAATGCTGATTTGCAACCTCATAAACTAACATCATATATGCCCCAATATTTTCGTGTCCGTAATAGTGCGCCACACCATCTTCATCGAATGTCTGAGTATATAATTTACCCATATCATGATATTTTGTAGCCATAATCATTTCGTAGTCTTTATTTTTATGTAAACCATGATTTTTTACAAAATCGTAAGCATCTGTCATATGTTTGCCAAGAGATTCCATATGATACGGATTCTTCTGGTCGAAATCATTATATATTTCTGGAACCCATGTATTTTCAAGTCTATAGTTGTATTTGTCTTTATTATGAATATGATCAATAAATTTAATTTCATCCCATCCTTCTTCAAGGAATGGAATCTGGAATTTTCTTGCTTGTTTGTCAATTACATGTTTTGGAACTGGATGTTCTCTGTCAATGTTGTCTTTTTTACATTCACCAATTGGTTTTACGATGACCACACCAACCTTCTCACAATCAATACCTTTAATTACGTTGAGAATAGATCGTCTTGACTTCATAGTAATATTCGTTGCTTCAGCTACAACGTCAATACCATTTTTAAGATATTTAACGATTAGACTATGAAATGTCTGAAATACTTCTTTATTTTTGGACTGATCTTCTACTCTTCCACATATATTTTCTCTAATACCATCTGTTGATATGGTGATAACTTCATTGCCACTGTCTTGTAAAACAGTGTTTATGTATTGTGACTTACCAGATGCTGATAAGCCACACAATAATGTAAGTCTTGGTTTTCTTTCGTTCATAATTCTCCTTTATTCTTCCTGATCTTGGTGTTTTAACAGATATTCTCTGCTAACATTTTTAAAACTCTGCCGTCCTGACATATCTCTGTATACAAATCCTTCTCTTTTAACTTTTGGATTGATAATACTGAATCCGTCAGCCTGAAGCTTAATCTCTTCCATTGTATCTGGCGTTTTGTAGTGTTCATTGATAATTGGCACATGTTCTAAGTTATTATCATCACAGAATTTTGCCATTTCCTGTGTGCCTTTACGAATTCCTTCAACTACCAAATTGAATACGAATAAACGATTCTCTTTAAATTTGTAAGGATTTCCTTGTACATTACCTGTACCTTCGCCCTGTAAAACAACACGATCATATTTATTTGCAATGGCATAATCAGTTAAAACTTTTTCAATATTATATTTATCGGCAAGTTCCCAGTAAATATTAGAATCATGGTGACATTTCTGATCTCTGTCAGCTTGTCTAACATTTCTACTGCATACAATAAAGTCAAATTTGTTCTTGCCTTTCTTACGATCAACAGCATATGTACATGACGTTCCGTCAATCTTTTCTGTCTGAATCCATTCATTTGTTGATTCAAGCCATAGTGGGCAATTTTCAATTCTATCTTCATCAGTTTTTACAATCCATGATGGAAAATCTTTAGGATTGTCTCGCTTTTTACCGAAAATCATGAATAAAATTTTTCTACCGATGCTATATCTCATCATTTTTCTAATAATTGGTTTTGAGAAAACTTTTTTATGTCTGGCTACCATAGACTGATATTTAGCATTTGTATCTACTTTATTGGCTTTTCTTTTTGCAACCTTTTCAGAAGCATATGTAATTCTCAATTCTTTTGTGACGTCATCACCGATTTGTTTATCGGATAGTTCGGGGAATAATGCAATTGGCATCGCCAATCCCTGACTGAAGCATTTAAATTTGCCTAGTTTCATCGTTTTAATCTTGTAATGCTTTGTTTCCAAGAAAGCAAATCTCTCATCATCTTCTGGGCATTTACTGTCAATTTCAATAAATACCGCTTTATCTCCTACTTTAAATTCCCCAATTTGGGCAATCAGCACCCAACCAAGAACTCCAATCAATTCAATTTTATCTGCGCCCTCGATTGGCTTAATCCATGCAATTTCTTCAATATGTGCTAATGCTCTTTCTTTTGTCAAGTTCCTTCTTACCTTAGTAAGTAGTGCGCACTTTATCCTATAGGAACTTTGCTAATTTTTCCTTTCCTTTAAAATTTAATCTTCTATCGTGTTTCCTTTTGCCTTATTGCAAATTTCACACATTGGTTGATAGTTGCTAATATCATCAATACCACCTTTAGATCGTGGTATAATATGATCTTTTGTTATTAAAATTTCATCACCATCATCATCGACTGCATATAAATTCAAATGATAGCTCTTGTCTTTCAAGCCTTTTTCTTTAGCAAAATATTTACCTTCGATTCCGCACTTAACACATTTGCAGCCTTTAGTGAAGAATGTCTGATATCTCTGGCTATTGCCTTTAATCAAATCGCCATCGAATTTAACTTTTACTTTATTGTTTTGGCTCGCAAACATAACATTTTCCACTTTATCCCTAACTTCATCAATAGAATAAATACCCTTTCTGATATATTTGTGAGTTGGTTTGCGAGGTTTATGTTTCGCTTTAGTTAAATCAAAGCCTTTCAGGAGTCTTTTTACTTCGCCCAAACTATACGTCTCATCAAATAATGCACACCCCTTCCAAGCCACACAGGTAATCTTTGTGTCATTGGTTGGTGCCATAGGATTATTATGTTTATGAGAGTCGGTATCTAAATCTAATAACTCCTGTACTGTTCGAAATGATTGTTTTAATCTCTTCTCACCTACCTGATAATATATTGTTAGCTTTCTTCTCTGATGTTTGGACATGTTTATACTCCTTTCTTTATTTCAAAGTCAAATTTTATTTCTCTTGTTTCTTTTTGCTATAGTCACAGTCAATTGTAATTTTGATCCGTTTGATTATAGACGAATTCTCGTATTCGGTAATGTCTCTTGTTATTGAACCATTACACTTTTCACACTGCTGGGTGTGTCTTGCTATCATATTTAACGTAACAGCCGCCATCTCTGCACATCTATGGCAAACATCTACCTCAGAAGAACCAAGAACTGACTGATCGGAGCTATTGATTCCAAGGTATTCAATTGTTGGTATTATTAATTTATGATGTTTGTCGGTACACTCTTTGTTGCAGAAATCACAGTAATATTTTGTTTCTGTTTTCTTCATTAATTACGTCCTCCGTTATATACATTGTGTTAATCATTCATCATATTCAATTGTCATCGTGTGTTCTGTTTTTGGATAACGATTACGGCTTGCAAATGAACCAATAGCATCAATGTATGGGATCGCAAACTTATCTTGTTTGACGGTTTGTTTAATTCCAACCTCATTATTACAAGCGTTTGAAAGAAATGTATTTATCCGAGCATTTATCCTCATACATTTACCACATAAATCTAATCGTTGGATTATAATAGAATTATCATCTGGCTCGCCCGCACAGAATCTGCTTGAATATCCATTGGATGTAATGAAAGGGAGCGTAATGTCATAGTGATTGTGTGTACATTCAGCCCCACAAAAATCACAATAATATTCTTCAATTGTTTTTTCTTTCTTCATTCTTTAAACCCTCCAATCATATACACCTATTTGATCAATAATTTCATTTAAAAATTCAACAAGGTCGCTTGCATCGCCAACAAACATATTGCCCTGTGTCTTGATTTCGTATTTATAAGATGACTCATTTTCAGCAAGCTCAACTAAATATCCATTTCGTGGATATCCACCTGTTGAATATTCAAAAACTGAACCTTTGTTAACTGTTTCATATTTAGGGTTCAATGCAAATCCATCATTGACTCTTACGTCTTCATTGGCAATTCTTAAAGTACAATATCTATGATCGCCTTTTCTTGCATAACATTTTAATTTTGGTTTATCTTCAAAATAAATTTGCTTAGAACATCCGTTTTCGTCATAAACTCTACGGTATTTCTTAACGTGAAACATTACGCCATCTTTAACTTTATAAACATCCTCATAGTCTGATGCAAAAACCTGTTCCATATTTCTCCTTTCTGTGCTATAATAAATTTGCACATGAATCAAAAGTTATTTGAGAACGGTGTAATTTTGTATACGAGATACCACTTCTTAATTGAGGTGGTATCTTTTTTGTACACAAAACATTTATTTTATGAATCCTGTTTTACTGGAACCCATTCAGTTACAGGAACCATTTTATCTACTCTCTTCACTTCGTATGGCTGATCATAGAATTCATCTCCCTGCATTTCTGTCAGCCCCTTAAACCAATCAATCGCAAAATACTTGTCTCGAATTTTAATAATGCTTGTCATTGGCTTAACCCATCTCAGGTCATCTCCTGAAATCTCATCTACATGTATGTGCCGATAATCATAAATTAATTCTTTAAGCTCGCCTTCCGTTAAATCAATTCCTTCTGTAATTTTGTCGTACATGATTTCTTTGAAATTTTTGCTATAATAGTTTTCGTCATCCCATTTTGTTTTATCTGTAATCATTCTTCTATCTCCTTTTGTCAAATAATTATGATTGATCCATTTCTTTAACTTATCATTTGCATTCATGAGTGCACTCTCTCTACTAGTACATCTGATCTAAATGTACATACTGGACGAATGTTAAAAGACTCCGCACAATAACATTGTTTGACAACACCACATGTATCAACAGCACAAATAGCTGAACAATTTTCTTCTGATACGGCAGTTAATAATACCCATTCAATATGACCTGGAAATTTTGTTGGGTACTCTAAATACTCCCTGTATAGCCTATATTCGTCTAAAGTTAGTAAAGAAACTTTATCAATACTTATTTCATTCGCCATTGTTCCATCAAGTGCCATTAAATCACGTTCCATATACTGCAACACATCATGATGACAATTATCTTCAATTTCACATCCGATATATTTTAAATCGTGACGAAGACGACTAGGTTCCCATCTGTTACAATATGTGTCGAATGGCTTTGTATCACTCAAAAAATCTTTCATGATGCAAAAACAAGTTTGAGCATATTTAAACTGATTTAATACGATCCATTCATACCCTGCTACCTTAAAGGTATCACCAGCATTTAATGTTTGAAGCTCTACTTTTTCTGAGGTACAATCATTTTCTTCCGACTTCATCATGTCTTTATCTTCAATTACTTTTACGACCGCCTTGGCAATGTCATAAATATCTTCTTTATCTAACGTCAAGTTTTCTCTCCTTTACAAATTTTCTATATTGTTTTGTATACTCATAAGAATCTTTAAATATATTACAGATACCGTTATACATTCTTGGCTCAAATTGTTTGACGATATCAAGTTCGTTTTGATAATCTTTACCGAACGGACACCCACAACAGCCTGTCCTTTTTAACCCATATCTGCTATAACAATCCGAGTGACTAATCTTAAAATATGCACAATATTCTGATTTGTCGCTATCCAAATACCAAAAAATTGGTCTATATTGATCACACTGCCCGACTTTTTTATCAAAACAGCTTTTATATCTTGATGCCCTTACTCCGCCTTCGGCTTTCCGAACACCTACAATACTTAGATCGTACCCATTGTCTTTTATTGCTTTATGAGATACATCTTTCTTAGCATAGTTACAACACTTCCCAGAAATCTTAAATTGCGGTGGATTCTGGACTATAAATTCTTTTAAAAATCTGTTGTAGTTAATGTTGAAACTACTCAATCTTTTGCCATTATTTAATGTACCGTGTGAATCACACCACCACATAAGAGCAGATTTGCACTTCGGATACTTCTTGTATAAATCATCAAATGGTTTGTCTTCCCATTGGAATCCGTGACCTTGCAATCTATACATCATTTCGCTGACATACTTGGACATAAATGGTTGCCCATATATCTTGCACGATAACGGAATTGCTTTAATTGCTTTCTGTCGGATGATCTCAATACCATATTTGGTTTCAAGATATTTCAGATGATCTTTAGTTGCTTGATACTCTAAACCAGTATCAAACCACATGTAATCAACCTTGTTATGTATGTCGCATTTCCATATAATGTCTAGCATCACATCACTGTCAGCTCCGCCAGAAATTGAGCATAAAATCTTTTTATAATCAGTTCTGTTTATAATTGACCATGCCCGAATCATGTTGTCACAAATTGTCTTGTTTACAGGGCATGTGCCCAATAATTCATCAATATTCTTAGGTTTCTTAACCAAATGTACTTCCTCACGAAAATTTATTTCGTTTTCCGTGAGGTAAAGCCATACTTGGTGAGTGTCTTTTTACATCACTATCACATTACTTTTTCGATACAATCTAACCAACGATCCGTTGAATCATATCTTCGTGAAAACCTTTATATTCTAAAGGTAATTAGCACAGATGGTTGAAGCCTAACCAATCGGCAGCACAGCGTCTCCGATATATTTCATATCTAAGATTTCGCAATCTTTCATTGGATGATCTGGATTCTCATTATTGTAATCTCTTACAAACATATCGAGCCAAAAATCAGAATACTCGTTATCATCTTTTGAGTTGAATACTGCATATCTGTATGCATTTTTATAGTTTCCCTTTGCTGTAAAATATGCTAGTTTGATTTGATATACTGGCAATTCTATTCTTGTTTTGATAAAGTTCTTTGGGTGTGTATCACGTAGCTTAGATCGTAATTCTTCATCAAAAATTTCAACTGTATCAATTCCTGTTCTGATAGCGCATTCATCAAAAAATCGGTTAGGATGCACTGCTTTTCACCACCTTTCTATCTTATTTTATATATCAAACGTCGATTCTATAATTGCACTGCGGACATGTAATGTGACCGAATGCTTCAACATCTGGACAATCTATAATATATCCATGTCCAGTATCCCATGGAGAATTTTGACACCTACATACATCTTCCATTTCATAACTTAAAACTGCGCCACAATTTTTACAGGTTGTCTTTTTCTTTGTTCCTTCTTTTAAAATTTCAATCATTTGCCAATCTCTCCCCATCGTGGTGTAACAGAAAATACGCTAAAACTTGGGCAATTGTCATCATATGTAATAGAAGAAATCGTCCATCCTTTGATCAACTCTTCAGCGTAATCAAGATCATCTTCTTCATAATATAATCTGTCATACTCGTATACTGCGTTGTCACTATTCAACCAATTAATGATAATCTCTATCAACATATTGAAAGATGGTTTCATAATATCTCCAGACAATACAATATCCCACTGTTTCATATATTCTTCATCTAAAGCATCGTCATCTCTGTTTTTTGTCGGTATCCATCCAAAGTATAACTTTCCGTCTACTTCTTTAATTCCACGTAATTCATCTGCTGTTTCTCCATAAATATCAACAATGAATCTCAATGTCTTTTCCAACGTCCCGTTAAATGTATCTTTTAGACTTCCCGATACTATGAAAGGTTTATCGTTCGTGAACATACGCTTACCACTCCTTTCGCAAATTAAATATTTCTTTTATGTAAATTGATTATTTCCTATGAAATAAGTACCACTGATCCAGAAATAAGCGTTCCGTTATCCAAGACAATGTCCTGAACGTCAATTTCTTTTAAAGTGGTAATTGTTTCGTTATACGTATTAATTCCACTTATTATAATCAAGTCTTTATCAAATTTTTCTAGCTTAGAGATAAGATCTCTTACTGTAACAGGGTTGCGTCCAAAGACCCCCATAGTCTTCTCTTGTTAATTTTTTAGACATAAATCCTCCTTAACAAATTCTCACAATCCTACAATTGCGATAACCTATTCCATAATCGATTGTGATAGTGTCGTCTTCAATTGTTTCAGCAAATTCGTCTTCCATATCGCAACCGAACAATACTGGCGTATCATCTGAATATTTTTCTAACTCTTTTTTAAGCTGTCCAACTGTTATATAATTTGGTTCTTCCATCACAATCTCACCGCTTTCTTATCTGCAAATTCTTTTATTCTATCAGTCAAAGTAACTGCTACTACATGCGTTCCCATATAAGCATCAAGAGCTTCGCCAATTAAATTGTATCCTTCATCAATAAGAACATGATCATAATTCATTCCACGCTTGTTCTTAACTTCTTCTACAGTCATAGGCACTGGAATAATCAGATTAAGGTCTTTAGCTTTGTCTAGCAGGAATTTAACCTGTGAATGATTCTGTACAATGATCGGATACTGTGTTGTAGCACTTGTGTAAAGCAACTGTGTTGTTTTGCCTGTTCCTCTGTCTTTAATAATCAGTGTTGTTGGTTTATTTATTGTCATAGTTTGCAATCTCCTTTTATATAAAATATCTCTGAAGTTTATCTTTGAATCTTAGTGGACTATCAACAATGGACTGTGAATACTGAAACTGTCTTAAAAAATTCATAACAGTTCTAGCATCTGCACCGCTTAAAGGAATAAATTTTACATATTCAGGTCTCCCAGCAATACATACAACTGCCCACGAACGCTCTGAATCATGAAATCCAACGTCAACTGCTACATCTGTAATCTGGTTGTACATCTTCTTCATTTCTTCATTCTGCTTCGTTGAAATCTGACACTGACGAGCCGCCTCATTGCAGTTGTTTGTGGCAAATCTTAATGTAGTGTTACTTTCATTAATTTCATTTTTTAAGGCATCAATATCAGGTTGTAGAATTTCTAACAACCATTTTCTAATTTTCTCTTTTAATTTCTGAAACAATTAACTCTCCTTCTATATTTCACACGATCCATTTAATCCATATGGTTCATAACACAAGCCACTTACCCAAACCCAGTTATCGTCTTTGTATATGAGGAATTCAACTGTCTCAAAATCACAATAACTGCTACTATCTTTGTCTTCACGAACTGCATATACAGTGATTGGTTTCTTAGGTGTTGGAGACCAGCCAATTTCTTGTATTTTAAACATCTGAATCCTCCCATACTACATTGACATTGAACCCTAATTCCTTTAAAACATCTGCAAAATCATCAACATCTAATTTATGGTTTTCTACCTTAGTCCCATTGACTTCAATAGATTGCCAATCGTCTGATTTTGTGATCGTAATCACATTCAGTTCCTCCACTTCTTTACATTCCTTACCTTCATCTTTATACATGTCAAAGTCTTCGCATAAAGCACATTCAAAAGAAGTATACTTATTCATACAACTTTGACACTGTAAATATAAATTGTCTAAATCTTTATTCTTTTCGCCCATATTCCTCCTCGTTAATTGTTCGATATAATCGATCTAATGCCACCTCAAATGCCCCAATGCCAGAAAAGAAACTGCTTAACTTAAGATCATCGAACAGATATGGCATTGCTTTATATAATTCAACGAAGATGTAATACAAAACATCCACAACAATTGAATTACCTGCCTGTTTATATAGCTGACTGTTGCTATTTACCTGTTCAGCAGCCTTGAATGATTTATCATCAAATCCCATCAGTCTCCAACATTCTTTTGGTGTTAATTTTCGGATTCTAATATCTGATTCAATTCTGCACACTCCTGTCTCGGTTGCAGTCAAAGTCGGACAAATTTTGCCACCTTCTTGAACTCTGCCTCTTCTGGTTTTAGAGTCTGGATATGAAAGATCTGCAACGCCACCAACTTCACATTCTACATAGCCTTTCTTAGTTGCCTGTTTAATTGAAACTTTAAGACCAAAATGACTTGCACTTAAAGTAGGGGAGTGATTTTCGTAAACTCTAGGTATTGGATTAAATCCTAAGTACGCATCATCAATTAAGCATTTGAAACCTTCACCTTTGTTTGTAGTTAGCGTAGGACTGATTCCATCGACTCCATATATATTCCCATTCATACCATTGCCAGACGGATTAACATTTCCTAATTGCACAATTTTAGGTTCATGACTACCGCCACCACAAGTGTTTAATGTTGGTCTACATCCATTTGTACTGTAAATTCTTCCAACTTGTGGATTATTCCAATTACCTTCACGTTTTGAAATTGAACCAACTTGTTTTACAACGTTATCATTAACAAGCCGTGGATCTTTATAATCTCTGGACGTTAACGTAGGGCAAAAATCATTATATTCTCTTGATCTTCCTTCTCTTTTTACCTGACATGCATCATATAATAAAGCATCTTTATTATTAAGATTTGTTAAAAATCTTTGTACTTTATCTTTGGAGATATAAAATTTTTCATCCACCTCATCGTCTAAAATATCTTTTAATCGAACACCATTATCAAATGGTTCTGGATATTTAAATTCCCCATTATCTAGTTCTTTCTTAATAAAAATCAGATATACTCTTTCCCTATTTTGTGGAATACCGTAATGTTTTGCATTGAGAACTTTCCAATATACGTTATATCCATATTCTTCAAGTTCCTGTGTAAATAATTTAAAAGTCGTGTCTTTAAATTTTTTACCTACAATGTTTTTTACATTTTCGTAAATACCGAAGTTCGGTTTATTGGCACGAATAACTCTTAAGTATTCAACCAACAAAGAAGATCTTGTCTTTTCAATATCTCGTGAACCACATTCTGGACATTTATCACGTTCACACCAATGAACTGTTAATGGGTTGTAAGCGTGTCCACACTGCTTGCAAGTCCAAACTGAACCTTTTCCTTTCCCTGCGATACTAAAGTCCTGGCACGGTGATCCTCCACAAATCATATTAAATGGTTTGAGTTGGGTTTCATCTACTTTTGTAATATCACCAAGATTTAGCAATTCATCTACGTTATGTACTGCACAATAAGATTTGATAGCAAATTTATCAAACTCGCAAAAATTTACTAATTCCCATGTTTTGTTTCTTGAAGTTTTGTTTTTATCTACGGTTCAATTTCTGTAGGTAAAACAATACAAAAACAGATACATAAGAAAGGTTTTATCAAGTAATACTAGTTAAAACGCAGTGCGCTGCCTTGTAAATACAAGGTTTAAATGACAGAAAATAAAAACAAAATTTTAAAATCATCATATGGAAGAAATAAGACATGTCTAATCTATAGATATTTCTCCTCGAATAGTCATCAGAAATGTAACTAGAAATGTTACATTATATATAATTATCAATACACACACTAACAATATAGATGCAAAATAACAAAATTGCCCATTTAATATATATCATTAATGCACCAGATTTTTTAAAATCATTTAATGGATTGCCATGTATATTTAATACAGATTCCAATATGGAGAGTATAACTCCAACTACTAATAACGCAAATGCGTTTCCTGTAACTATTAACCCTGCCGTTAATGTTGCTTGTTCAATCAAGAGCAATATATTTCTTAAGATTCTTCTACACCAACCTTCCTTAATATTTAATCAAAAATAAAAATCCAATTGAAATATACATGAAACTCCAATACCAAGGCTGCTCTTGTTGAAACACACTATACAATGGCTCTATAGATTTGTTTTTCACACTTAATACAATTGCAATGATTAGATACACTGTAAAGCCTACAAACCCAATTAGTCCAAGCGCCCATGCCAACTTTTCACAAATATCGAAGACCAATGTCATCTGCATGATCGATCTCCTACTCTTTTAAATCTGTATTTCTGTTCCATATCAGGATATTTCTTGTGATCAACTTCACTCAGAAACATTTCTACTGGTCTGGCGTAAATATTGAAATCTCCATACATTGCCTGATAGATTACCAGTTTCTCATCTGTTTCTGTATGAGTTGCAAGGTCAATCACTCTGTAAAAATGCCCTTTGAAATGTTTGTAAATATCATCTTTCTTTGGTAAATCTCTGTTATTCATTAATTGAACTCACTCCTTTTACTACTCCGCCAAGCACAGCACCAGTTCCAATACCACTTTCTTTATCGTAAAATGAAGTAGAAACAAATCCATCAAGATTACAAGCTTTGCCATTCTTAAACTCTAATTTATATTGTTTATAGAATTCAACAAGGCTATCTCTATCTACGCCAATGGCAGACATTACAAACTCAAGTAGTTCCCTATCACCGAAATCGTCTCCTCGGCAAAAATTACAACTACGAATTTCTTCCTCAGAACCATCTTCGTGTGTAATCACTTCTTCTCTATATCCGTCTACTGCTGCACATTCCTCACTACACCAAGCCATACCACAATGACAGAAAACAACTCCGTCTGCGCAATCAGCAAATGTCTCGCCACATTCACATGTTCTATAATCTATGCTCATATTTACTTACTCTCCTGTTCATTATCTTCTCTCACAAAAATTGCTTTCCAAGTTTTGCTGTTACATGAGGATGCTGAAATTTTGTAACCTTTATCTAAGTAATTGTCAACGCAAGTTGTAAACTTTTCAGAATTTGATTCTTCCACAACTACGCATCGACTACCATCAACTACATGATCGATATTTTTCTGCACAATTTTTTTTAAAATATTGACTTGATGTAATAAATCATAAGTTGGAATTGATGTGATGTTATTAATGCTTTTATAGCTCATGCAAACGCTTAGTGTACCAATAACTTCTCTTATATCATCTAAGGTTTCTTTTGTCATACCTATCTCCTTTCTAAATTGTCTCCCACCATAGATCGTGTACTTTCTTATAGCCACCTCGACTTGACACATCTAATACTCTGCGAACTTTCTTGTTAGACAGTCTCTTATGAAATCTGTAATCATCCCAATTGCTGATATATAACCTTTTATAATAAGGTTTCTTACGAGGTATTTCATAGAATCCACAATAATACTTGTCTACATATTGCACAGGTTCAGGATACCCACCGATATTTTTAAGTCTCGATAACCTTTGATGATAACTCTTCCTACGATTTCTTTTCTTTAACATTGTCTTGCGATTCTGCTGAAATTTTGTAGGAACATATTGTAGAAAGTCCGTATCCTGTGGACAATCTTTTGATTTTGGCATAATTAGCACACTCCTTTCTATAGTGGGATAAAAGTGGAATTTTATTGCTATATTTAATGTGAAAAATCCCTTATATTTCAACGATTTTCTTATGTTTATTTTAATAATTTTGACAAAAGTGTTTTATTTCACTCATTTTCATTGTGTTCTTCTGTCATGGACAGATTATCCGAAGTGCCTTTCCATAAGACCACCACATTTCTTTCTAATGATTTTTGTACATCAACCACTTTCTGATTTGTTGATCCTGCCCACGGATAAGACATGTCTTTCAATTCGTCTACATACTGTCCGTCTACGAGGACATCTATGTAAGGAAGAATCTCAAGTCTGCAATCGTACATAAGATGGTTTGTTCTACTTCTGCGAGAATATTCAGCTAAGTCCAAACCAATATCTTCTGCTTTATTCCCTGTATATAACCAGATTTTTTTGTCTGGCATAAACTCTTTGACAAATTTGCATATTGCAGAAACACCATCTCTATTTTCTTTTGCTAAAGGCTCACCGCCAAGAATACTTAACCTTGTATATTGGGGCTTTGATAACTGATGCAATAGTTCCTCAATTTCTTTAAAAGTTAATTTATTGCCGCCATTAAAATCCCACGTTTCTTTATTAAAACAATTCTTACAATGGAAGTGGCATCCTTGAACGAAGAGGGCTACGCCAAGCCCTTCTCCGTTGCTAATGTCCATTTTTCTTATTGAAGCGTATCTCATCTATTCAGCTCCTTATCATCTAAGTGGTAAACTCGATCATGGATATCCCCATATCTTCCCTGATTGCCTCCATTCTTAGAAGTCCCAATGTAACCACAGCATCTGAATGCAATATCCATAGTAGAACCATCTTCATTTCCGCACTGAGGACATCTCCATTTCAAAATCCCATCTTCGTCAACTAATGGAATATCGCCAGAGTATCCACATTTTTCACAATAACAGCTCTTTGTATTGATTTCTGCATACATAATATGATCGTACATATATTTAATTACTTCCAATAAAGCACTCACATTATGTTCCATATTAGGAGTTTCAATATAACTTATTGCTCCTCCTGGACTAAGTTTTTGGAATTTTGCTTCAATACGAAGTTTGTCAAAGGCGTCAATTTCTTCAAATACAGGAATATGATAGCTGTTTGTAATGTAATTTCTGTCCTTGCCGTCAATTTTTTCAAACACATCATTACCGAATCGTTTCTTTAAACATTTAGCAAACTTATACGTTGTAGACTCTAAAGGTGTACCATAAATACTGTAATCAATATTTTCTTCATTCTTCCACTTCTCACATTTATCATTCATTCGCTTCATGATTTCTAATCCAAATTTTTCACCAATTCCACCATCTGAATGAGAATGCCCAGTCATATATTTGACACATTCATATAATCCTGCATATCCTAATGAAATAGTTGAGTATCCATCAAATAATAACGGATCAATTACCTCATGTTTTTTTAATCTACTATACGCCCCATATTGCCAAAGAACAGGTGCGACATCCGACTTTGTTCCAAGAAGACGTTTATGTCTTTCTTTGAGTGCTTTATGACATAATTCTGTTCGTTCATCAAATAATGCCCAAAATTCATCCATGTTCTTTTTGGAAGATAATGCGATATCTGGAAGAGATAATGTAACGACCCCTTGGTTAAATCTGCCATAATATTTATGCTGCTTTGGATCATAATTTTTTGCGTGTGCGATATTGCCAATTCCTTTGTCTGTAAAACGATCAGGTGTTAAGAACGATCTGCATCCCATACAAGTATAGACGTCGCCTTTTAACTCTTTCATAACCTTTTCAGAGATATAATCTGGAACCAATCTTTTCGCAGAACATTTTGCTGCTAATTTTGTCAGATACCAATATTCTGTAGATTCGTCACAATTATCATCTTCCAGGACATAAATTAATTTTGGAAATGCTGGTGCAACAAATACACCATCTTCATTTTTAACTCCTTCATCTCTTTGTCTAATCATCTCTTCAATCAATAAAGCCAAATCTTTTTTCTCTTGCGGTGTTTTAGCTTCATTCAGATACATAAAAATGGAAATAAATGGGGATTGTCCGTTGGTCGTCATAAGCGTGATCAGCTGATACTGTATAATTTGTATACCTTTTTTGACTTCTTCATACAATCTATTGGCTACAATTTTTTCAATATGCTGTTCTTTATATGGAATATCAATATGCGCCCATTCTAATTCAACTTCAGATCTAATTTTCTTTCTACTCACATCTACAAATGGTGCTAAATGTGCTAAAGAAATACTCTGTCCGCCATACTGAGAACTAGCCACTTGTGCAATGCCTTGAGTCGTAATATTGCAAGCAGTTGAAAATGAATGTGGCTTTTCAATTAATACTTCGCTAATTACTGTGCCATTCTGAAGCATGTCTTCAATATTTAATAATCCACAATTATGCATTTTCTGTAAAAAATAATCTCTGTCATGAAAATGAATGATACCTTCCTTATGTGCTTGAACAATTTCTGGTGGAAGTAAATAGCGTTCTGTTGCATCTTCGCTAACGATACCAGCAATATAATCTCTTTTTGTTGGATTTAATACAGAGTTTTTATTTGCATTTTCATCTTTAATTTCTTCGTTGGCATCCTCAATAAGCCCAAGAACTTCGCTGTCAATAGAGTCATAATTCTCTCTCTGGAACTCACGAACACTACGATAACCTTCATAAGCTTTAGCAGTTAATTCCTGCCCTTTCTCAACAAGTTTTTTGAATACCATTGCTTCAATTGCAGAAATATCAATCTCTTCAGATAATTGTTTACAATCGTTCTCAATCTCTTCTGCGACCTGTCTAGCCACATCCTCTTTGATTAAACCAGATCCATTTTTCATTGCTTTCATAATCGCTGTGTAAATTTTGGTCTTGTCGAAATCTACAACAGTACAATCTCTTTTAATTACTTTCAATAAAAGACCTCCAATAAATTATGTAATAATATCATCATCTATATGTAACGCACCCGTCTCCTGCTTTCTTGCAGTTCAACGTATATCGTGCATCATTACCATCGCCATCAATCTTTTCGGTTGATACGCTCTCAATCATCATTGTCTTACCTGTTTCTACATCCTTAACAAGTACCTCTTTTTCTATGTGTAGTTTAGAAACTAAATTCCTAAGCTGATTAATTGTTCTGATCAACTTCCTTTGTTGTCGCTCCTTCCGTGTCTCTAATCTGTCTTTTGAATCTCTCTAATTCAGCCATAATATTCAAACAAGTCATAGACAAACTTCCTTCATTATTAATAACTGCATCACATAAATCATAAGCTTCTTCAAAAGCAGATTCGTCTTTTTTCATTCTTTCATCAATTGCATCACTTGTATCGCCACGATCTTTCATTCTCTGAATACGTGTAGAATTTGGAGTATCAATACATAATGCCAAGATATGTTTCTTATGATAATTTTCTTTTAACTGTTTTAATCCTGGAACATCAACTACATATACATCTGCATCATCACACTGACTTTCTGTAGCACAATACCAATTGCCAGTATAATGATTCTCTGCAACCTTGCCTGTAATTCTGGAATACTGGGCTAGATTTACATATGTATGATCATCAAGTTTGTCTGCTCTCTTCTCTCTGGTTGTATATGATCGTAGATATTTCAGACCGTAAATGTCTTCCAGATACTTTGCTGAGACACTTTTGCCTGCTCCAGATCGTCCAACCAGAGCGATTAAAACATTACTTTTATCTCCTACCATCTCTATAAGTCCTTTTCTAATTTCTTGATTCTTCTATTGATTTTTGTTACGATTTTGCCATTATCTTTGCCTCTAGCGATTAAGACGGCTTTTCTATCCTTTAATAAATTTAACTGCTCTAATTTTGTCATATACTCATTTTCTCCTTATGCTATATTTTAGTTTTCATCTGTAACTGCTTCAGTTGTTTCTTCAACTGTTTCATCAGAGTCATCATCCACATATTCAATGTCATCTGCGTTCTCTTTTGTAGAAGGGTCGAGTCTTTCATAATCCTCTTCTGTAGCAGGTTCTGTTTTTACAGTCCCACATTTTTCACAATAAGTTGTCCAATGATACCCATTCTCTGAATCATAAGCAATTGTTTTTTCTGCCCACACATGATCGCAAGTTTCATCTGCGTCATCGGGGTATTCTGGTTCTGTATAATCTGCATCGTCCGTGTCGTCTGCGGTAGAATTTTCAGTATTTTTTTCTTCTTCTGTTGTTGCCGATACATCATTTGTTGTATCTTTAGGATCTTCTTTGACGGCATTTTTCTTATTATTTTTCTGTTCTGTTGTACTCTTTGTAGTTTCTGTAGCCGACTTACCTTCTTTTGTTGCAGCAACCTGTTTGTCAGTGTTGTTATTTAGTGTATCTGCATAAATGGTATATGCTGAAACGCATCCTGCTGCTGTTAACATTAATGCTCCAGCGATTAATAATTTTTTAATTCTCATAATATATTCTCCTTTTAATCTATCAATCCATGAACGATGCCATTATATAGATGGCAATTGCCATTAATACAATTGCAACAATTACTACTACACCGATTGGTATTACAATACTTGTTATCATCCAAAGTACAAATGCAAATACTCCGACAGATATGAATATTGCAAGAAACCAGATAATAATTAATGCAATCGACGCCAAGAAAAATTTTAAGATTTTCTTTATGATATTCAATCACCTACCTTATGGCATTTCGTTATAAATTTTGCTAACGTCATCCAATAACTCTTTTGGCAAATATCTTTCTAAAAGCTCATTTGAGTTATCAAGTGTCTTCTTGTAGAAATCTTCTGCAATACCACCGCCAATAGCAGCAATCGTGTCTGTGTCACATGGCAAAGATAATACATTTCTTAAGAATGATTCATAATCTTCGCTTTCCAAGAAACATCTGATTGCCACAGGCACACTATCCTGAACTGTCGCAGACCAAACATAATTCTTTCTATAATCATCAAGTGGTCGATCAACGCCATATGTATACCGACTAGATGGATAATGTTTTAATACATAGTCATATATCACATCTTTAGATCTATTATTTAATGCCATTAAAGAACAATTAGTAACAACAGATACGCCCTTGTAAGATTCTATACTGTTATGTGTTTTTTCACATGTTTTTTGTGCGATCCCAATATAGTCGTTATATTCTGCAAGCATTGGAAATGCATCTCGAAAATACATCGTAATTGGCGAAATTCTCATGGCGCACCCATTGCCAAAACTTTCGTTTACACGGTTTCCACCATCAAATAACCAGTCTTCGAACATTTCTCCATATCCTACGCCAGAATATTTCTTACCATATTCTAAGTAGAACTCCCAAGGTTCTTTATTGGTTTCATTTAGCAACCACATACCTGTTGCAATACTTAGAACTGTATCATCTGTGTATTTACATTTATCTGTAAACAATTCACAGTTCTTCCAATCTAAATTGTGAGGTCTGCGGAACTCATATTGAGAACCGCAAATATCCCCTAAAATTGCTCCAATTAAAGCCATTTAATCACCTCTTTCTATTTAAACATCCATTCTACGATTGTAAGAATTACTGCGATAATCCATTTTGTTTTCACTGGAACAATTAGCGGATTTACCACAATAAAATGTAGTAACCAAATAAACAGATTTACGATTGCAAAGTTGACAGCGGTTACAACCATTAATCCTAAGATTGTACCTAAGATCGTTCCTGCATGATATTTGTTTTCAACAAATAACGAAGTTAATAATTTCTTCATCTGTTATCCCTTTCATCAAAGATTAATTTTATCTATTCTACAACCACCCAGTCTTCAGCTAACATATCTGTCTGACTTGCGAGCCAAGGAACTACATTCCCCTGTGCTGTTTTCATTGCAATATAAGCACCATATTCGACTAATCCGTCTTTGTTTACAATGCTTTTTGCAATATCGGTACATGGCGCATAAGCTCCTGCTGGAACATAATATAAAAACATACCTTTCCCGTTCCAACCTTTTCTTGCTACTTTTCTTTTATCTTTCATTGCATCAATTGCTGTTCCAAAATCCATAATAAATTCTCCTATCTTCTAAACTGTCGCACTAAACATTCTACCGCATCCATAATCCATGCATCTTTTTTGACTATTGCAGCCGAAATTTGTTCAGCTTCTCTTTTCTTTTTCTGCTGTATTCGCTCCCAATGTTTCTGTGCTTTGTCCATTCAGCTCTCCTTTATTCTTCCGTATGGCATGCATTTGTCAGTTTTTTATACACATCTTCGTACAACTCCTGCTTATCGCCATTGTATGTATACTCTGCATAGATACCATCACCGCTTACTGTCGTAGATGCAAGGCATTTATAATTCTGCAAAGTCTTGCAGCTCCAAACGATAAACACATTACTGAGATCAATTTTCATTGCCAAATGATTTTCTTCGCAATGTTTGTTATACCAATCTACTAATTTTCTCTTACATACGCTCTGAAAGTGGTCCATTCCTGTAATAATCATTTTGTTTTCTCCTTTGTTTACTCCAACCAACCATTGTCAATATAATAGAAACCATACGTTAGACCTCCAGTGAAGATAATCCAGAAGATCCAGAATATTGCTTTCAAAACTTCGCCACTCGACTTATATGACTCAACTGTTTCATGTAAATTTGTTGCACTTAAGTCACAAGTTGTCATAGTGTTATTTTTTAGTTTTGTGTAAATAGTTCCCTTAACAGGCTTTGCTTCCATACCATAGTATTCATACCTGACACGAGAAGAATGATAAATTCTTTTTAGGTAATGACTTCCTATGAAATCAATCTTATCTTGTTTGAATTTTTTACCTGCAAATTTAATCTTTTTACAAGTCTTACTTTCTCTCCACATGTCATCCCACGAATACCAAACTCTCTTTCTGTAATGGACTTTTCCTTTACTGCCTTTTACTCTTTCAATTTTTTCATGTCTGCGATACTCTTGTCTGACTTTTCTGACATAATAATACTTACCGCCAATTTCTTTGTATGTAACTGTGTCTACAGGTTCTAACTTCCCATAAACAAAAGCGTTACCTACATTGGTTTCCATACCATATTGAAAAACATCATCATTTTTTATCTTAAGGGCGTGATTGTATTCTTCATTTTTATCAAGGATGGAATTATCAATATTACTACTGATAACGATTCCAAACACAAGCATGACTGCGATCAATGTTACACTCGCTAAGATTTCCCTTGGAGTTATCTCATAATTACCAAAATTCAATCCTTTGTGTTGCTTCATATATTACTCTCCAAATAAATGCTGAGGTGCAGTTTCGGGAGCATCCTTATATTCTAAATAAGTATAGTTCTTTGTTTCATATCCAAGATTACTTAAGAAAATTCGTGTTGGAAATTTCTTTACATATCTGTTATATTCTTTAATCTGCTGATTGTAGTTACTGCGATATTCGGCAATCAAATTCTCCGTGACAGATAATTCATTCATCAGCCTTTTATAGTTCTTATCTGCCTTGAGTTCTGGATAAGATTCTGTAACTGCTGCAATTGCTGTACTTGCATTTTCAACAGTTCCTTTAGAACTACGTCCTTTAACGATTTCTTTAAGTGTATTTGCCTCATGTTTATCATAAGATTTCACACAATCTGCCAAGTTATAAATCAGATCAACCCTGCGTTTCTCTTGTACATTAATGTCAGATTTTGCTTTATCAACCTGTTCTTCTAATGAAATTGCATGGTTCTGCGAACTCTGAACTCCAAATGTACAGGCTATAAATACCGCCACAACTCCTACTAGAATAATTACTGGAATCTTCCATGCTGTGCTTTTCTCTTTGTTCATATTCAATTTTCTCCTTTAAAACTTAGGTCGTTTAATCTCTTTCTGTTTTGACCAATCAATTTCTGAAGGTTCTACGCCTGTCTGCTGTTTGTAGAATTCATAATCTTCTGTCCAAAACTCTGCATCTTCATCTTTAACGAAGTAACTCTCGTCAAAAACTAGATCCATCTCATCTGGTGTAGTGAGATATTTTACCTTACAACGTCTACCGTATTTGTATGTTTCTCCGTTATAGCTGATTGAACACGGTTCCCAGATGCGATATTCTACATAATTATCTTTTACAACAAACCTTTCGATTTTGCTTTCTGGGATTCCCAGTCTAACAAAACATTCAAAAATGGTTAGTTTATTCACTCGTATCTCCCTTCAGAATCTTAATCAGTCCATCTTCATCAATGATCGGAATACCTAACTGTTGTGCTTTTTTATTCTTACTGCTTGTAGAATTCACATCATTGTTCACAAGATAATTCGTATTCTTTGATACAGATCCTGCAACCTTGCCACCTCTGGACTCAATTTCATCTTTGATCGCATTACGATTGGCAAACTTATTTACTTTACCAGTCACAACAAAAGTCATTCCTGTAAGATCAACAGCAGATTCTTTCTTGCTTTCTGGCATTTCAAATTCAAGTTCTTCGGCTAATTTCTCAACCATTTCAAGATTTTCTTTGAAATAATCATCCATTGACAATGAAGTATTGATACCAATACCATCAATATGACCAAAGTATTTCCTCTGTTTGATTCTTTCGATAAACACATCATATGGATTTTCATTATTTGATAGAGAAATCTTATCAATAAACTTGCAAATATCCTTTGCCGTTGACTTACCAACAAGTTCGATACCGAGTGCTGTTACGAAATTAACCAGTTTACACTTACGACTTTCCTCGATGCTATATAATAAGGAAGAAACACTTCTTGTTCCAAATCCATCAAGATTCTTCATCTCAGATTTATGGTCTGCTAAATTATAAATATCTGTATAATCTTTTAGCCATCCGAGACTAATAAATCTCTTCAGCGTTGCTTCAGATAAACCTTGAATATTCATTGCATCTCTGGAAACAAAGTTTACAAACTTGCTTAATAGCTTTGCCTTGCAGTCAGGATTCATACATTTTAAAACTTTACTATCATTTTCATTGATGATTTTTGCTTCGCCACCGCAGGTTGGACAAGTATCTGGAATCTTAAATGTATTGCTTCTTGTCAGATTATCGTGTACTTTTGGAATTACCATATTACTACGATAAACCTGAATCGTATCACCTACACCAAGTTCTAATCCCTCAATGTAGCTTACGTTATGTAATGTGGCTCTTGTAGTTTCTGCACCATCAAGATCAACTGGATCGAATACTGCGACTGGATTAATCAACCCTGTACGAGATGTATTCCATTCAATATCTCTGATCGTTGTTTCGTAGAGGTCATCGATCCACTTTAATGCCATCATATTTAATGGATGATGTCCTGTTGTTCCAAGTGATTTACCATACTGATAATCGTTATAAGTAAAAATCAAACCATCAACAGGATACTCATACGTCTCTGGATCAAATTTCTCAATATATTCTTCAACATTATCTCGATCAACAATCTGATGTTCTACAACGTCAAATCCCTGCTCTGCAAGATATTTAAAACTATCTGCAATACTTGGCATTTTTTCATCAGATACGCCATCAATTTTGACTAACTCAAATGCTTTATAGGCGAGCTTTCTTTCCTTCGCTACATTCGCATCTAACTGTCTAACTGTACCTGCTGCCAGATTTCTTGCGTTCTTGCATTTACCATGCAACGCTTCATTGATTTTCTGGAAGTTTTCATAACTAATAACTGATTCGCCACGTACCTCAATACTACGCTTATCAGGAATCTCAAGAGGTAAATTGAAAATCATACGTGCTGTATGAGTCACATCTTCTCCAATCTCGCCATTTCCCCTTGTAATTGCTTGTTTTAAGCGTCCTTTTTCGTACCTTAGTACCACCGTCAAACCATCTTCTTTCCACGATAAAACACCAATTTTATCCGCAAGAAATTTTTTGACCTCATTGACATCCTTCGTCTTCTGAGCTGATAACATTGGGCGTGTATGCTTTACTTTAGCCAGAGAATCAATTATAAATCCTTGAACGTGATGGATGGGCGAATTGTTCAAAACAACGCCAGAATCTCTCTCAAATCGTTCTAAAGCAGTGCATAAATCGTCAAATTCTTTATCTGAAATGATTGGATTATCCTCTGCGTAGTACGCATATGAAGCATCATTGATTTTGTCGATCAAGACATTCATTTCTTTCACATATTCAGTTTTCATAATTTTTGGATTTTCCTTTTCTTGTTTATATTGTTTAGTTGATTATTTTAATTTGTGTTTCTATGTCTTTCAGTAACTGCCAATTACTTCACTACATATATTTTTCTGTGCTGTTGCACATTTATTGTTTCGGAATGTGTTGATTTGAACACGTCTACATGCATTCCTTTTACTTTGCCTCCGCAATCTTCTGCCACAAAGATTGTATCACCGTATCCCTCAATCTTAACTCTTGTTCCGTAAGGGATAATGTTTTTATCAACCGCAATCGTATGATACGGTCGAGCAAATCTATGCCCTGCATGATTCCAAGCAATCTTAGATCCATATCCTTCAGAACATTCATAACATGGACAATATGCCGTGATCAAAAATGTTCCAAGTGAACTCTTTTCAAGTTCTTGCTTTCGCTTCAGCCGTTGTCGTTTAATTCGCAATCGTTTCTTCTGAAGCTTTTCTAATCGAATCTGCCTTGCCTTCTCTTCATCGGCTTCCTTACATTTCTGATAATGCTCATGAACGTCTTTTAATTCAACGCTTTGACTGATTGGATTGTTTGAAATCACATTGCCTTGCTTATTTTCTGCAACAGTTGTCTCTGTTGATAAGGTTGAAGTCTCTACCGAGGGTCGCTCCTCTGCTTTAACCGTGTGAGCCATAAAGCCCGAACACATTGCTAAAAAACTAAACGAGACAACTTTCATTAAAAATCTTTTTCTCATTTTCACATCTCCTTTCATTAACATATTGGTATCTTATCATACTTCTTGCACCTTGTCAATAGGTGCAAAGAATAAAGTTAATTTTTTAAGCTCAGCCATGTGCGTCTCTTATTATGATTTGTCACGATACATCTTTTGAACGCCTCTGGCTCTGCAAGGAGCGCAAATCTTTTCTTAGCTCGTGTCAACATCGTATATAACATACAGTTATCAAGCAATTTGTAATGCGTATTGTCAATAATACCGATCACAGTTTGTGCAGCCGATCCTTGAAGTTTATGCGTGGTTAATGCATATGCTAATTGCAGTTGCCCTAACTGAGCGAAAGAATATTCAATCATCTTCTCTTCAATATTTGCATTCATAGACACCAAACATATTTCTTTTTCTTTATCAATCGCTGTAATGTATCCAATATCCCCATTGAACACATCTCGCTCGTAATCATTTGAGGTCTGTAATACCTTATCTCCCAAATAGTATTTACGATCTTTAAATTCAACAAATGCTTTATTACTACTAGCAAATAACTCTTTCTGTACTGCTTTATTCAATTCATCTGTACTGTTCGTACAATTACTTCTTCGTGGAGAAATAATCACAACATTGTCAAGTCCTTCCTCTTTAACAGATTTGATATACTGTTTTACTGCCATATTAAACAATGATTCTCTATTCTTCCTAAACAAATAAAACATATCATTTAGTTCACCATGAACAATTTTTAATTGTGGACTATCCAATGGATTAATCCCTCTGCGAATCTTTCTTGCATCCGTTAAAATACCAGATTTTTCTGCTTGTCTCATCGGTTTGGTAAGCTGCACACTATTTAAACCTTTCTTTTTTAACAGGTCAGAGAAAATATTACCAAATCCAATCGGTGGCAACTGCATATAATCACCACAAAAAATTAATCGTGTTCCTGGTCGAATTGCCAATAAAAAATTATAGAAAAGGCTCGCATTTGTCATACTACTTTCATCCATGATCACAACATCAGCAGGTAATGGGTTATCTTGGTTGTAGCAAAAACTATCAATACCTTCTGCCACAAGTAATCTATGAATAGTCCGTGAGTCCAAACCTGTTGCTTCTTTAATTCGCTGGGCTGCTTTTGCAGATAATGCACACGCAACAATTCTATTATTTCTTTTTTGGTAGCATTTTATAATTGGTTTCAGAATTGTTGTTTTACCAGTTCCAGCTTCTCCAGAAATAAACACAACTTGGCAATTTAATGCTTTGTTAACTCCTGTAATTTGCTCTTCTGAAAACATAAACCCTTCTTCATCTTCAACTTCAGAAATCGTCTGACTAATCTCACTATCTGTTATTGGTTTGTAATCTGTTGTATTCCCAAATGAATATTTCTCCATATCTTTAATCAATTCGTAAATATCCATTTCAATTGTATAATACGATTTCAGACCAATTTTATCTCCAGATGTATATAAATAATTTGGTATTTTTTTATCTGATTCTTCATCAAGCCATTCGTCAAATATAGGTAGGCATTCAGACGCTGCATTACTAATATCGCTTCTTAAATTTTTGATATATACATATGTATGTCCATCATTATCACCAACTTGATGCAAGTCGTAAGAAATAAATGCATTTAACCGTTGATTTGAGCATCGCAATTCTGGTTTTAATTTAAGCGCAATATCATCAACTCGTTTAAACCCCATGCCCTTTACTCTAGTGAGTATATATGGATTTTGTTCAATCTGTTTTTTTAAAACACTTGGATTAGGTTCAGATTTCAACAATCTTTCAATCGTTGGTAATGTAACTCCATATGGTTGTAACATTACAACAATATCAGAAATCACATAATTTTTAATAATTTTATCTCTAAGTTTCTTCCAAGTTTTATCTCCTAGTCCTTTGATTTCTGAATGGTCAATCATTTCTAACTGACCATTCATTACATCTTCAACAACATTAGGGTATTTCGCAATTAACTGATCTGCGATCGTTGCATTCGTCTGTGTTTTTAAAAATACCTTTTGGGCTTCAAAAGTTTTAGGAACTTCAGCAACTATAGAAAGTGGTTTATATTGGTATTCATTGTATTTCTTAGAATATGTCATATTGGCTTTAACTTTATATTTCGTTCCTAAATACAACTCCTGCATGTTACCAACCAATTTGCCACATTTATTCATTTTTTTATCGGATAAGTCATCAAAATCATTATTGTTATATGGTTTGCATTCTGGCAAATCTTCTGCTGTACAGAATGTGTAAATCCCAAATAAAGATTCTTCATTATAATAAATCTGATATAATGGGACAATCTCAAACTCATATTCTTTTGTACTATCCACCACTTTAGGCGACAACCCCCTTCACTTTCTTAATATCTTCTAGCCATTGTTTATATGGTTTAATTTTCTTTGCGATAACCTTCTCGTCTGAATCTTTTCTGCATAACATCGCAATCTGATTTCCTTTGGTAATCATATCTTCATATTCTTTTAATTGCGAATGCCAGACGATTGCCTCAGTCAATCCAAAACTAGAATATAAATTCACATACGCAAATGTCTTTTTATTTTTGTCTTTCTTTTTATCAACTTTAGCGATCACTGCAACCACAGTACAATCATCTCCATTTTCAACATCTTGAAATTGTTTTGACATATACTTGTATGCCTGATCAAATGGGTTATCGTTGATAAAGATTTGCAATGCTTCAAATTCCCAAAAATCTTCATTCTCAAGATATTTTTGATTCTGTGTGATAAATTTCTGAAAGCGTTCCTTTTCCTTGTCTTTATACAGTTCATACTTTTTATCGTTGTAAGCTTTTAATATTGCATCTTTGTCGTAATCATATTTCTTCTCACCTATACGGTAATCTTCAGCGTCAATATCCCATTTAATAAGTAATTGTTTGTAACTCGGTGCTTTTGCAACTGGCTTGAATGTTGTTGGCTGATACATAGATTTCAAATACTGAATTAAAGTTTTACGTTTATTCTTTGTTGGAATTGCACCTGCTTTGATCAACTGAATAACCTGTGATTTACTTGGATTAATACGTTCGCAAAAGTTTTCAAATCCTATGAATTTACCATTTTTATCACGGTCTTCAAGAATTACCTTTGCAATTTTTTCTCCAATACCACTGATAGCCGATAATCCAAACAATATATACACATCGTCAATACTGAAATTCATCATTGATTTATTTAAGTTTGGTGGTAACACTTGAATCTTAAACGCCTTGGCATCAAGAATATATTTATTTACCATTCCTGCCTTATCTTTATTGCGATTCAATAATGCCTTAAAAAAACACAACGCATAATGTTTCTTTAAAAACGCTGTTTGCAAGCATAATACAGCGTAGGAGTACGCATGACTTTTATTGAATAAGTATCCCCCTTTTTGGGATAACGTCTCGCTAATCTGTTTTGCAATTTCTTCGGGGTATCCATTTTCAATAATCTCGTAATAAAGCTTTTTAGATTCAGACTTCACAAGTTCAATATTCTTTTTACCAATCGCCTTACGGAATAAGTCGGCTCCTCCATAACTTCGACCACCAAATTTACGAACAATATCAAGTAATTGCTCCTGATAAATCATACATCCATATGTTTCCTTTAAGATTGGCTCCATATCTGGATGGATATATGTAATTTTCTCTGGGTGATGTTTGTACTCAATAAATTCTTCTAAGACATCCATTGCATCTGGTCTATACAGTGCTAATACAGCTGCCAACTCTTCCATGTTTGATACCTGTAACCTAACCAACAAATCCTTCATGCCAGCACTTTCAACTTGGAAAACACCATTCGTCATTGCACTACGCAATAATTCATATGATCCTTTATCCATTTCAAACTTTGGATTGTTAATATTTACATCAAACTCAGTTAACCCTGCGTCAATTTCAGCTTCTTTTACAGTGTTTAATGTGGCAACACCCAGAATATCAAATTTAATAATTCCAATTTCTTCAACGATACGTTTATCTACTTGAATAACGTGCTCTCCGTCAGTTCCAAGCTTCATTGCCATATAATCGCTAATATCTGTATCTACAATTCCTACACCACCTGCATGAGAAGATACTGTTTTTACTCTGCCTGCAAGATGTGATGCAACATCAAAAAGTTCTTCATATCTTGGGTTCTCTGCTAAATCTCTGTTATTCCATAAAGATTCTTCAATCGTGTCATATACAAATTTTTTACTTAGTTTGTCCATCTCGTGATAATTGAACCCTAAGACCTTGCCAACATCTTTGATTGCCACAATTGGAGTAATAAAACTGAAATTGATAATCTGGCATACTCTGTTTTCGCCATACTTATCGATCAAATATTGGATAATCTCATCTCGTGTACCAACATCTGTATCTGTATCTGGCATTGAAATTCGCTCTGGATTCAAAAATCTTTCAAAAATTAGTCCATATTTGATAGGATCTAAGTCTGTAATTGTAATCGTGTAACACACTAAACTACCTGCACAACTACCTCGACCAGCACCAATTGGAATACCATTTTCTCTTGCAAAATTGATAAAATCCCATACAATTAAGAAATACCCATCGAATCCCATTGAATGAATAATATCTAATTCATAATCAATTCTTTCTTTTCTGAGTTTCTGTTCTTCTTCTGGTAATTTATCGAATCCTCGTTTTACCCACCCTGTATCAATCAGATACTTTAAATAAGAATAATTATCTTCAAATCCTTCTGGTAATGGGAAAGATGGTAACTGAGGTGCCTGAAATGGCATGTGAATTTCATCAATTAAATCTGCAATCCTATCAGTTTCTTCAAGCCCTTTAGTTACTGCGTCTTCTCCAATTTGGTTATCCATAATTGCATGAATTTCATCGTCAGATTGTAAATAACATCCTTCATAAATTTCTGCTGCGGTTTCAGTATCGTGAGCAAGTTTTACATGCCAGTTCTGATAATATAAATCTTCTTTTCTAGCAGCGTGACTATCAGTTGTGATAATGTATGGTGTATTAGTGTCTACTGAAAGCTGTAAGATTTTCTGATTATATACCATTTGATCCTGATGTGAATGTGACTGCATTTCTAAATAAAAATGTGGAAAAATCTCTTTGTATTCACGAACATATTTAACACATTTCTGATAATCTGGCTCTCTGGCAAGTTTAGATGCCAAACAAGCACTACTCACAACCAAATCCTTTGCATATAGTTTTAATGCATCCAGATCAATTCGTGGCTTGTAGTAAAATCCATGAAAATTTGAATCAGTTACCAATTGATTAATTGCTTTTCTACCATTCTCATTCTTTGCCAATACAATTAAATGGAAATATTTGCTATCCTTATTCTGTTCTGTCATATCAAAGCATTCATAAAATTCAACTCCAAAAATCAATTTAACACTTGGATATTTCTCATGAAGCTTATCATAATAGCACCAACTATACTCATTGCCATGTTCTGTGATAGCCAGTGCTTTTAGTCCTATCTCTTCTGCTCTTTGTAAGTTTTCTTCAGGTAATGCATATCCATCTAATAATGAATAATGCGAATGTGTATGTAATGAACTGCTCACTAACTTTCACCTCAATCCCAAATATCTTCGTCTAATTCTTCATCTGCTGTAATGCTCAGAACATTAAGATCATCAACTGCAATTTGATATTGTCTAATACCATTAAAAATATTAATTTGCGCAGTTCCTACTAATTCAAATGTAACTGTACCTTCGTCAGAGAAATCGTTCATAATCCAATCATAAATCTTATTTTTTTCATCACATCTAAACATCACGCATGGAATATCATTAATCTTGAATTGTATTGTATCCATTTTTTTACCAACAACATTAATTTCTTCCTTATTTAATGTGATATTCTCGACAGCAATCATCGGATCATCAATGCCCTGCCCACGAATATTATCCAATTTAGACATTTCCTGTAGTAGTTCAAAATCTAATCTGCAAGCATCTACAATGAAATCAACCCTATAAGTTGCATCATATTTAACATCTTCCAGCTTGTCGTTTAATTCTGTGATTGCTCCAGAAATATTATCTGTCGAACATCCAAATGCATTGGCGTGACCTTTTGCCCATAAAAATGAATTTGTTTCGGATATCACATCTTTCAAACTATCAATCGGGCTATGATCTACATTCCTTGCGCTACCACTCATTTCTACTAATCCTGTTTCTGGGTTAGTATGTTTTCGTAATAATAAACATGGTCTGTTCATATCCTCAGCAATCTTAATAGCAACCAATCCTGTCAAACTACTATCTAATGTTTCTGTAACATCAAGAATAGTAATCTTGCTATCTTGATCTTTTTCTGCTTCTTTCATAATAATCGGAACCATCTTTTTCTTTTGACGATCCTGTTTACCTTTAGCATTTTTACATAATCGAGCAGCACGATCGTAAATGTTCTCTTTGATTACTTCCGCAGGATTGTTTTTTGTTGCTCTTTTCTTATAATCAAATACCTCATAGTCTTCAATAAATGCTCTAAAAACTAATTCTTTATCTTTCAAAGAACCAAATCGTACCATACCATTGATAATTGGAACGATATACCACTGAACATTATGGATATTAACAATACTGTGCATTGAATAATCTTGTGCCTGAATTAGTGCTTTAAGGCATTTATTCTGAATATTCTGAATCCCTTTATCCACTAATCGACGTGTCTCAAATGATCTCATATCCATCACATCACCAATATTGGCTAATGCACATAAATCTAAATAATCATCTGCATAATTAATCCATAATTCATCATCCATTGCCTGTAAAAATCTATAGACAATCCCAGCCCCACATAAGTCTTTATTTCTATATCGTGGACTACACTGATTATTTACAATTACAACTTCCTCTGGCATTATTTCTTCAGATTCTTCTTTTTCATGGTGATCAAGAATTACAATCTGTACGCCACGGTCTACAAGTTCTGTACATTGTGCTACATCATTGGTGCCTGCATCTGGAATTATTAGAAGTTTCACGTCTTCAGGTATAGTAATATCTTCACTTAATCCATGAGCTTTTGCTTTTTTATGTAATAAGTAACAAATGTTACTCTTACCATCATAAAGTTCATTATTAATGCGATTTAAGTACATATATGCCATTGCAGCCGAGCAAAATCCGTCTACGTCCTCGTCGATTAAAATACCGATTTTATGTCCATTTTCAAGTGCAAAAATCGTTGTATTTACTGCGTTTTTGATACCCTCTAAATCGGCATAATCTTGAATTACGTTATCATCAAGGTTCAAATACGTTTCATAATCATCAATCCCTCTATTTCTTAAAATTTCTGGCACAACATTAGAGGTATCATTTGTGCCACCTTCATATAATTTGTATTTTATATGTATAACCTGCCTGTTCTTATTTAAGTGTATACAAATAGTTATTTAACAATAGTTCCCATTTTTTAGGATCATCAGTAGGTGATTCTTTTTCATCAAGGATTCCTTCTTTTGAGTTATCCATGATGTATGAAATCGGAACTCCATCAATAAAACGATCGCCAAGCTTTTGAATCTCTTCTAACTCAACATCTTTGTCAAAAATAAATACTACTTCAACTCCGAGTCTTGTTAACATATCAATTTGCTGTCTTGAAACTTGCTTGCCGCCAGTTGCTACAACATTTTGATATCCATATGACCATAGCTGCATGACAGCTTTTTCTGCTTCTGCAACATATACTCTTCCAACCCTTTCTATATAAGGTAGAGTTTTATTCAATCCGTATAAGATTCTTTGTCTAGCGCATGGCTCAATATATAAATATTTCAAATCATGTTTATCTAACTCTTTCTTGAACAATCGTCCTTTAACACCTACCAAATCACCAATTTCAGAAAAAATAGGTATTGTAATTCTGTTTGTATCTTCGTCATAGCCAATATTAAATTCTTTCTGTGTTAAATAAGTAATATGATCTTCATAAAACAGATCATTAACATAGTCCTTATAATAAGAAAGAATTCGTTTTGAAATTGGTTTGACTGGTTTATCTTCTTCGGTTTCTATATTTTCTTTCATATCATGAATCAATTGAGTGATCTGCAAACTTTCTGGCAGTTGCTCATTAAAATCATGATAATAATCTATGCCGATCAAATTGGCTAGATATTTTAAACCGTCTGGGAAAGACAGACTTTTTGTAAAGCATACCAAGTCAATTAAATCTGTCTGTCTTTCTTTTACTGTCATTTTTCTTGTATAATTTGTGCAATTTAGGTTTTCGTTGTTATATGTAATAACTGCGGATTCATTATCCCCATCTTTATTTGCACAGCTCCAATATCCAGACGAATGATATTTAATATGATGACAGCCTATATCTTTCAGAATATTTTCTACATAATTATTGTCGTATATATATTCTTTTAGCTGTGCTACATCCATAACCTACGCTCCGTTTTTCTCTCGTTTTATGACATATCCTATTTCGTCCCAAGTATTTAAATCCAAATTGATTTCAAAAATTGGAATAACATTCTTGTTACCGCCTCGGTTTTTATCAACCTTAATACAGAAATATGTCTTGTCCTTTTTTAGATCATGCGCCTGTGGTTCTCCCCAATCACTAATTGATATATACTGATATTTGTAATATTCGTCAGGATGTAATCTTTTACCAAGCATTAAGATGTCAGCAACGTGCTTAATCTGTTTTGCATTGGCAATATTATTACTACTTAGCTGGAATATATCTGTATACACCGTATCATCAGTTAACTGGAATACAGAAAAGCAAAACATATGGATCTCTTTCATAAGTTCTTTAATTTTTGTGGCTGTCTGTTTTACTGTTTGCCAATCATCAATACGATAACCTTTTAACGTGTCATAACCACAATATTTCACATCATATAACATACGATGTTTTCTAAATTCAAACTCTAATGCCGAATCTGAATAATCAGAGCCAACATCCTTGAAATATAATTTCCCTTGACGTTTCTGATCAACCCATTTTGCAACTTGCATAACTTTCTGAAACTCATCTGACGTAGTGGCTACTCTATGTTTGTATTCCTCTTCTGTTTCAATAAAGTCTCCATTTTCATTTGTTTTTCTTTCAATCACATTGCCATTGTTATCTCTGTAAATACCAAGAACTATTTCTTCTTCTGGCTTTTCAATATCAATCCCATGAAGCTCTTTGAAGCATTTGTTGTTGATTACTGTAACGACTAAACAATTTCGTAAATCGTCTTCATCCATCTCATTACTGAGTAATAAAAATTTCTCGTCCATTGCCAATACGATATATGCAATCAACAACATCATATTTCTTGATTTTCCTTCATTACTTAAGAATCCATTAAAAATTACCTTTCCAAGGCGACATCCTCTAAACATCTTATTGAGAATCGCCCAAGGTAACGGAATCCCTAAATCTGGTTTTGATAAAAATGATTCAACCTGTGATTCAACACCACTATTCAATAAGACAGAATCTTCGCCTGCGCTAATAACAGTGTTAATTTTGTCTGCCTGAGATCGAATCACTCTATAAATATCTTTTGCTTCCCATTTTTCAAATAACCTATGGTTTAAAATTCGTTGAACAGGATATCCATTTCTGTCATATTCTCTTACAAGAGAGTATTTCTTAACGAGATTATAATATTTTTTAAAATCATCACAATCTGCAACCTGCATCCATGATGAAATTGTCTTCCACCCTTTGTATCTTTTGTATGTCCTAAGTCTTTCATCTGATTGACTCATGAACATATTTACCTTGTCTTCCTCAATCGTCTGAGTAAATGTTTTGTACATAATCTCAAACATATCATAGAAGAATTTACATGCCTCATCACTGAAATCATACTGGCTTCTCATATATCCACCATAAGAAACATATAAATCTGGTTGTTTATACAAAGCACCGATAAACATCATTTCACTCTGAATGTTAGTTACACTTTTACGTTCTACTGTTTCTTCTGTCAATCAAGTCCCTCACCAAAAATATCACTTAAAATGTCATCCATGTTATCGTCTTGTGTGGCTGTTACTACAGTTTTTTGAGTTGTGATATTATTTGTTTCAACAAAAGATTTTGCAAATTTTTCATTATTCTTTTTGTCTACTTCATTTAATTTCTGTTTCTCTTTCCATCGTAAATAACTATCATACTTTCCTACTAAAACTGCCAAATCATAATTAACCTGGTGCGTTGGATTATCTTCATCCATCGTTCCTTTTTGTATCAAAAATGTTCGATTTTTCTTAAGATATTTCATTTGACGCTTCCACATATCTAAAAGATCACTTGGTGGAATTGGTTTCACCAGACCACGATATGTACCTTTATAAATACTTTTCAATTTTGTAAAAACATATGCTGGTATAGAACCAATGTAGTTATAATTATCAAGAATAAACCGATATACTTTGTCTTCTAACAATCTTGGTTCAAGTAACACTCGTGCTTTCTGATTATATTCATCAATCTTAGACAATGCAGATAACCATTTGTCATGTTTAGTATTTTTGGATAATAATTTTGCTTCACACATTTTGCGGAAACATTCTTTGTGATAATAACTATTGTCATATTTAACAATCTCTTGCACTTTATCTAAATCAAGTTCAATTACTTCTTTACAATAAGCGCATTTTACTGTTAAAACATCTGCCATGCTACAGTTACTCCTCGTCCAATATCAAAGGATTAGGTAGCCAAAATGGCTACCACATAAACCCTTTTGTAATTTCACCTTATCCTTCCTGATCTTCTTTGATTTTTTTCACTAAGATTTCTTCAATCTTCTTTAGCTGATCAAGATCATTAAGACGACTAAAGGCGGTAGGTAATCCTTCTTTGGCGAGCTTATCTTTCATTTCCTGTCGTTTTGGAGGAGCTAATTTTTTGATTCTGTCAGAAATTCGTTTTTTTACATCCTGAACAGAATCTTTTTTACTAGATGATTCACTGGATGACACACCAGATTCTTCTTTTTCTGCTTCCTCTTCGGAAACTGGCTTACCTGCTTCTCCAAGAATTTCTCTCTTATAGATTTTCTGTTCAACATCTACTGCTTTTGTAAGAGCATTACCAAGTGTAAACTCTTTGTTTCCAACAGAATTATCAATAACTTTCTGCCAAGCTAACATCTGTGGATCTTCTACAATCTCGTTCTTTTTATATGTATGTGTTCTATCTTTCACTATCTGAGCACAAACCATGTCAGTTTCACTATCAACGAATGTACGAATTACTGTTTTTGCGTTATAATCCATACCTTTAAATCCGTCAATAATCTTACGACCTGTCGTAACAGTTTCTCTTTTACCATCAATCATCTTAGATTCTGTTTCATCTTTTTCTCTTGCTGTTACAACACAATGTGCTCCAGAAGCTAATAAATCAAGAATTAAATCCTGACCTTTAAAGTTTACAGTCTGGTAATCTTTTAATTCCATACCTGCACCTTCAATCTTGACAAGTCTGGCTTCACCTGTCATATTTGCAGCATCCGCTTTTACACGATTTCTTTTCTTAGAGAACTCAATTAATCCCTGTTTTGTAGTCAGATTTAAGATTGTTGATCCATCTACAACAATTGCGTCAGCTCTAAATGGAAGACCATCTGCGTCTAAAACTACATCATCAGTTTCTTCTCCATCGTCATCAAGCTCGTAGAAGTCACCGTTTGTTTTAACTGTATCAATATAATGTCTTACTTCTCCTAAACTCTGAGTGTAAACAATGTAAATGTTTTCGAGATTTACACCATTTTCCTCTAATTCTGGTAAATAATCATCAATACTTCCTGATTCAGAGTCTAAATATAAGACTCTGAAAGGTTTCCCATCTGGGCGTTTAAAATACGCTAACTGCATTGCCAGTGTACTTTTACCAGTAAAAGGTTCTCCATAAATAATAGTCATCAATTTACTCTGTGTTTTTGCTGCTTTTCTTGCTTTTGCCAAATGTAAAACTCCTTTATGTATATATTGTTTTGTTATTTATTTGTGAAATGATTTAGAATTGTTCTTACCAAACATCGCCTTCAGTATCATCTGAAGAATCATCAAAACCAGATCCCCATTCATCATCTGTAGAAGAGCTACTTGTCTGTTCGTCATCAGACTCACCGAAATCACTTCTTGCTGCTTCTGCCTTTTTAATAGCTTCAATCGCTGCATCAATTGCTTCTCTGGTGTATGTTTCTGCATCAATACTATCTTTGCTTGCGCCAGTGATAATAAGTTCTTTTCTTGCAGAATCTACGACTCTCTTTGTAGGATCTGCTTCTCCCCATCCATCATCTTCTACTTCAACTTCTTCTGTCTGAATTTCTGTCTTAATATGTCCCCAAACTTCAATAGATGAATATGGCTTAACATTCTTCTTAAAAGTTTTTGCTAATTTCTTATTTGTCATATAGAATTCAGCATCATCAACAGATGAATAACCAATAATCTTTCCATAAACGATAAAACGTCCTGTTGGCACATCATCTTCTTTTTCCTGTTCAATATTTGTAAAAACCATTGTCTGTTTAAAATCAGATCTTACTTTATGCTCCTCATCATCAAGATCAATTTCTTTACTTGTTAAACTAATCTGTGTTGGAGACATTCTTGACCACTGGCGTTTAGTTCCGTTTTCCCCAGTAAAACTTCCATATTCAATATCTCCTTTAATGAATACACTCTGGTTATCTGCCATGTGTTCTGAAGCATATTTTGTTAAATCAAATGGATCTAATACCAGTTTTTTGTTAACGACCTGTCCTTTATCATTAGTCTCTTTCTCAAGACCAACCCTTGAACCAATCAATGACCAATCATCTCCAAGCCCAAGCTCCTTAACAGATTTAAAACGGTCAGCCCAAGGAATATCCTTAGTTTTGTATGTAGTTTTTTTACCGTTCTTTTCTCTTTTAAGGAAATAAACTTTTGGTTTTTCAAATGCCTGGATTTTACATTTAACTTTTACGTCAGGTTCTACCTTAACTCCGAAAGATAACGTTCGTTTATCTTTGCCTTTCTGCGTTTTACCTTCCTTGTAAAAGTCGTCTTTTGCACAATCAGTGATTAATCCTTCTAACTGAAATGTACCTTTAGTTTCTGGTAAGTTGAAAAGTCTTTTAGATTTTGTGTTTTCTGCCAAATAAATTTACCTCTTTCTGTTATTAAATTTGTTTAGTTAGTTTTTAGTTTGTAAATAAGTCATCAATTTATATCCACTGTCAACTCTGCCAAAGCCAACAGGAACAAAAAATAATTTTATCTGATCGTCTTATATTGCTATAATCGTTCTAGTACATTTATAACAAATGCGTCAAAAAAATAATAAAAGCAAAAAGCTTTTTTGAAATTATAAGGATGGGATTAATTTATTTTTAATTTTTTTCAATTGATATTGAATTGCTTGATATGTAACACCAATGGTATTTCCTATTTCTTCGTTCGTATACCCTTTTGCCTTTAAATTAATAATTAACCTGTCCTTATTATTTAGTATTCGCATTTGTTCATCAAAACACAAAAAGAAAATTAATTTTTTTTCATTATTTTTTTTATCAGATAGCAAAAAAGAATATTCTTTTTCGTCTTCATCTAAATCATTCATTAACTGATTGTACGATAAGGTAAGTCGTTCATCTCTTTTATCTGCAAATCTCCATCGAGTATATGCTATAATTTCTTTTTGCATACATTTATATGCATATGTAGAGAATGATTTAGCTTTGGATTCATCATAATCAATTGCTGCCTTACACAACCCAATGGCAGCGAATCCATAATAGTCATCAAAATCTTGTCTGCGGATACCGCATTTTGTCATAGCAGAGTAAATCAAATTATGATTTTGTTCTACTAATTTTCTCTGTTCGTCATTTAATTTCAACGACATTTACTCCTTTATTTACTTGTTTTTATGTAATTATCCCTTGCAAAAAGGCACCCATTGTTTGGGCGGAAATTCGTTCAATCTCCAATAACCAGGATGACTATAGGTAATAGAACATATTTGCCTAGTCCCGCCATCTAGTAATTCTAAAAACGGACATGTGATATTACAACCACAACTATCTTTGTTAATAGTACAAATATCTTGAATTGTTTTTAGTGCAACAGCCACTGCTTCTTCCGTATACTCTCCATAATTTTTCTCATCCATATAAATGCCTCCTACTTCTTAAATGCTCGCCACGTAGTATCTGGATCATCATCAATCTCCCAAACATAAGGATCAGAATCTCTAATCGTACAACTTGGCGCCCTCCCTGTCATTGTACATAATGGGCATTTTTTGCAATCTTCATCATTGCCATGAAGATAATACTCACATGTATCCTGAATTACATGCAATGCATTTAGAATCTCTTCAGGTGTATGTAATTTACTTTTCTCCATTATATTTCTCCTTAATTGCATCAATTGCAAACTGCAACGCCTCATCTTGAATTGTTGTATAATCATTTACGGAAATCATATCATTTAATACATGAATGTACTGTTTCGCATTGATTTTAGTAGATAGTGGCTTTTTGAAATCTCGATTCTCTATATCGTCCACGGTCAGTGTACCGCACGCATTAATACACGAATTCACCAATTCATTCCATAGCGAAAAAACAAAATATCTCGCTGCAATCGGTTGACATTTTAGTTCATCAACTAGTGATTTCGTCAGTTGAAACGTATCAAGTAAACTACATATATTATAATATTTTCGAAGTATATGATCTTGCTTATTTGATCCAACCTCATCCATTGGAAGTGCTAAACCATCTCTTAATGCTTCTAACTGCCCGTATGTAAACACTTTATTATCTTCTTTCTTCACTCTATTTATCTCCTTTCTTTTTACTCTCTGCATCGCTATATGCCTGACGCATCCTTTTAAGATTTTCTTCATAATATTCTGGGACACAAATTTCGCATCCACAATTCTCACAAACACCGTATTTTTCAAGATAAGTATATTCTACTCCTAGCGCCTCTTTTGTAACTGGCTTTTCACATGTTTTATACAGAGATGTTTTATGGCAATAATTACACAAAATTTTCCTCTTTAATTTAATTCCTAACAGTTCTTTTGCTTTTTCTATAACTGTTTGATAAACTTCATAATTTTCGTAATACTCATCATATCCCACACCATTATTAAACATAAATATAATAAGATCACCTATGGTATTAATGGTCGATTTATATTTATCAATCATATGGCGGCTTTCTTCATGATAAGCGTTCATTGCTTCATCTCCACTCTCATAAATATCATCAATATTTACTGAAGAACTAGAAACAAACCCATTATCTAATTCAATATACGTTACAAGTTTTCCTTCGTGGTTTCTTATCTTGTTAATAGATATAATCTTACCATCAACAATTGTCCTATCAGTCTCATCACTTCCTCGTTGAATTCCCCAGAAATGATTTCCAATTTTTAATTCTTTCACTAATTTCACTCTCCTAACTCAATCCCACAAATTTCTTTCTTCATTATGTTTCTCCTTTTATTTCATAAAAACTTTTGCCCCACTGAACATTGGAATAACACAAAACTCAGTATCATCAAGCCATTTTAATCCAGATTTATCAGAAAACCATAAGTCGGGCACAAAATATTCTAATTTGCTAGCGGGATAATCTTTATTATTATATCTTCGCAATTCTGTGCTCTGATATATTAGATTCTGAATAATTGGCTTCAGTAGTTCTAAGTCCTCTTTCGATTCTGGATACTCTCCTCTACTTTGAAAATGATAATATAACAAATTACAAACTACATATATATCGTTATAAAAATCGTTATCGCCAACAGTTACTACTAAATATTTTTCACTTTTATAATCTTTACTTTCATTCATATTTCATTACTCTCCTAGCTCAATACCGCAAATTTCTTTCGCCAGTTCTCTCACTGCAACACGCTCTTCCCGAACGCAATGTCCATCATCTTCATCAATTGTAAGATTATTATTGTACATGAATTTCAGCAAGTCTTCTAAGGTGTGAATGTCTTTTTTGACTTCATTTACTTTGACATAAAACTCTCGTTTTAGAACCGCTTTTATTTCTGATTCAGTGCGATATATCTCTTCTAAAAGAACCATATATAAACCATGCGTTATACTGTCTTGTATCATTATATATATTAGATCGCCAAGACATTTAATCTCCGTAATAATTCCAGATTTAACAGTATATGGTTCATCGTACCAAGCAAAATACACTTCGTCTCCAACTTTAAAATCGCCCATCTTTATCACCTCTTTCTAACACCAAGCCCATATAATTACTCCAATTAAGCATACTACATGTAACATAATCCATAAGAAAAATGTCCTATAATATTTAGTCCAATCCCAATAGGATGAATCATCACAACCAGTAATTATGAACCAAACCCAGATAACTACATACAACAATACGCACACTGCAATTGAAAATATTCGGATTGTTAGTTTTACATTATCTATCATTGCATCTTACCGTTCATTGACTTCAACTGCTACCAATTTATCTTTATTTTTCATAAAATCTAATTCGACTTCTTCTTGTATATCTTCATATAATTGATCATAATATGATTTCTGTAATTTGAAAAAAGCAACCTTTAAATCATCTTCATAAAACTTACCTCTTTGCCCATTTTTAATTTGCCGATAAGGATTTTCAGGATGACAATACTCCACAGAAATCATTCCATCTTCTCCATTATATGTAGTCTCCATCAAAATACCGCCATTTTTCAATGCCATGTACTCAACTGGATTATCTTCAATAAACCCATATGGATGCCAATCATAATCATCTGGTACAACAGCTGGTTCAATGACATCAAAATATTTCTCTAATTCATCTCCTGACATCACACCAAGATGCACTCCATCTACACCAAATCTAAAATTGATAACATTTTCATCTGTATCAATCTTAACAATCTCGCATACCTCGCCAAGATTATCGAAACATCCCATTGGCTTCTTTAATTTAATCTTACGATCTGTAGTTAATTCATTAATATTAATCATGCTGCCACCTTACCTTTCTTACTAAAATGTTCATTCCATGCATCGACCGCTTCTTGCTGATCAGCAGTTAGAGGATCGTTGAATCTTTGCAGCGCTTGTACGATTCGTCCATTTTGTATTTCAATCGTCACTAACGATTTGTTTGGTTCTTTTACTCTTCTTAAGAACATAATGTGGCATTCGCCATCAATGACTCGATCTATGTAACTTGCCACACAATTATTCTGCTGTACCGCTTCGTCTTTAATATCTTGAGTACAATTCGGATAAAAGAATCTCAGTCCTTTATATGTAAATTCATATTCTTTATTAATACGGTTCTTAAAGACTTCTTCCGAAAATTCTTTTTGCAATCTTTTGTAATTTCTTGTGACAATATCCATTGTTGTTTTGAAATGTCTTGGATATCTATCAAATTTATGACTGATTGCGTCCATCATACGAGCATAATCACGCAATTCTCCGAGTAACCAATTTATACTATTGGTAGCAGCTTCAAATGTAATTATTCTATCTATATAAACAAACACATCTGCAAGATTATAGCCATAATCCTGATTTAAAGCCTCCAAAATTTTCGTAAAACGATATCTATGATTATCCTCGAAGAAATTTATTAAATATTCTTTAGTTAATGTCATATACTCTGTCTGTAAAATCGTTTGTACATAATCTGGATACATCTTATAAAAATCAACAAAATCATTACTTAACAATCGTCTATTCTTCACACCAAGACAATAATTCCTTAACCATTTTGGTACTTCATTGATTGAATATTTAAAATCTTCTGTGACTTGTTTATGTGTAAATCCTATAGCAAAGAACTGCTCACATACCGAATATTTACTTGCATATTTAAACAATGTTCCTAAATTATAATCAATGAAGCCCCATGTAGTTCTTCCCATTTCACAATTTTTTCGCCAGTTTACATATTTTAAAAACTCTGCATAATGTGGATCGGACACAAATAATTTATCCAATTCATCAGCCGAATGCCCAGACAGAATATTATTTAAAGCTTTCACTTTCTTACCACTTTTGCCATAGCAATCACCATTTGATAAATCATATTTACAAGTTTTACCATCATCCAGATGGAAAATAATAAACTTGCCTTGTTTCTCTGCCGTGATAGTGATTCAACTCCTTTCATTTTGCCTCAAATTCCTATTTTATTGTCACGTTATATTTTGCGCTATAGTGCTTCATCTCCAAGTAAAAATCTACAACGTATAGGCACAGACCAATATATTCACTAAACACCCTATCAGACATCTCAATCCACCAAGAATGAAGTTTTTCGTTCCCATCGTTTAAAATTAATACTGGAATATTATTCTCATGGGCAATAGCAATTTCCATAGATGTGCCAATGCTCTTTGGATCGTTTGCGTACACAATAATCAAATCGCTATTCTTAACAAGCCGAGTATCAAATCTCATAACTTCTTTTTCTGTCTCAGCTTTGTCATTTTCAAAATTGTAATAATCTACTGGATTGATAATGTTAACTGGTTTTACATCAACTAATGATTTCTCGCAGCGACTATTGATACACCTACAAATTTCTTCTCTCCACTCATTCTGTTCTTCAAATGATAAATCCTGCATACCGCCAGCCAAATAAATCTGAAATATATTATTTTGCATTCAATTTCTCCTCGACTTTCTTCGTTAAATAATCCAAAATATCTTTGTCTGTCTTAAATGTCTGAGTGTCTTTCATAATTCTTTCTGCACTGAGGATACATTGATTCATCTTTTTAAAATTATCCACTGTAATATGTGTGAAGAATCTGGAATCTTCTTTAACAGAGGCAGAATCCTCACCTATCTTTGTACAATGAAATTCTTCACAGATCAGTAGCATATCTTTACTACTTGGAAATCCACCCATTCTAAATGAAAAATTAACTACATGTTGAATTACTTTTGGATTACATTTGTTCTGACAAAAATCTCCAATATGTATATCCATTATTTTCTTTCTCCTTTCACAATATAGGACTCAATCAATCCTTTTCTTAAGCGATCATTCATATCCTGAATGGCTTCCTCAATTGTTTTAAATTTACATGAACAAATATGCTCTTTTGTCAAATTAACAAATGAATATGTGCCATCGGATTTGTTCTTAAAAATAACCACCACTGATTCTTCCCCATTTGGCTTCTTAACAATAAATCTGAGCGCACCTTTTTGTGTTTCCTGTTTGTTTTCAAGTAAGATAGTATAATTGATTTTTACCCAGCTACCATCTGCCCATACTTGTTTAATTTTTTCTTCAGCATTTTGAAGTCTACAATGTCTATAATTAATACTCTCGATATTATAGCCAAATGATTCAATGGCTTGTTTATCATTTTTTATTGTAATTTGACCATGCGTTCCATTTCTTCCATCTGCAATCGCATCAATAAATTCTTCTACAGTATATTCTTTATCAAGCACAACATCATATTTAGTATATTGATCGTTATCAGAACGTGGGCGTTTTATTAATTTAAACATCTATGCCACCTACTTTTTTATCAAATGTTTCTTGCAAGTTTAACCAAAACTGTCCATCGTCAGAGAACCCATAATGATCTGCCATTGATTTTGCAAATTCTTTTGTGACACTTTGTGATCCGTCAATCAACCCTTGAACATAATCAACATCCATGCCAATTTTACTCGCAAGCTGATAAGGAGTCATCCTGCAAGATTCAACAAATTCTTCTAAGCATTCGCCAGGATGAAAAGCAATTTCGTCTCCAATCTTTACATACATTTTTACACCATTCCTCTCACAATTCGTTCATTTGTTGTCATCAAGAAGTTATTGATACGATCCCAGTCTGGTTCGTCTGGCAAGGTTGTATGTTTGTACCCATACTCAAATTCAGACAATAGTCTGTTAGTAAACACATTATAAGATTCGTTTGGACGATAATCCGTACATTCAGTGCCATCTGGAAGATGTCTCTTTTCACACAAAGTATTGTACCCCATCTTAATATCTATAAGGTCTTTTCCTATTTCTTCAATTGTTCCACACATAGTTCCACATTGTAGTAATTGAATCACTTGGAGCAACAAACGAACAGCATGCATCATTGATTTATTGGCAAATTTTGTTTTCTTTTGAATGTCGTCTGATTTAGAACATCTCACGTATGCTTGTTCTAGGCAATCACAAATATATCCTTTATATGCATGACAAACTCTCTTAGATAAGAACATATCTCTATTTTTGATCAACTCCATACCAATATCGGATACATACAAATAGCGGTCTGGTGCAAAGTATAGCAACTCTAAAAATGTAGGATTGCCCTTAGCAAGCATATTAACCATCTTAATATGCGAATGTAACACGGTATCAATGTCTTTATGATCATCGGTCTTCTCAAGATTGTTCTGATTATTATTCAACAAAATCTCTCTTTTATCACTAAGGAAAACACCACGTAAATCAATGTCAGAATCCTCTGTATTTGTTCCGTAAGCATAACTTCCACCTAGTGTGAGAAAAGCGATTTTATGAGGATAATCTCGCAAAAAATCATACTCTGTAGACGAGTTTATGTAATCTTTCACTTCTTCAATTGTCATGATCTCACCGCCTTTGCCCTATGCATTATTTTTTTAATATTACCAAGTTGCCAACTTACCCATTGAATACTCTTTCCAAATTCTTTGGCTATGTATTTATGTTCAATATCATCAAGTAACATATATATAATTTTCTTCTGCTTGTCTGACAATTTGTTAAATTCTCCTTGATAATATACTGTTGTTAATGCTTGACTCTCTATGTCATCGTTACTCACAAGCAAACTACCAATTGTTAATTCTTCTGCGTCAACTCTTTCGTCAACAGGTGCATCCAATGATTCCGCATTTCTGTTCATTTTCTCTGTTGGGCTATGCCATTTTATATAATATTTATTAATTTCTGACTGTAATACCCATCTAAAATACGTCCCAAAATTACCTTTAGACTCATCCCATTTTAATGCTGCTTTGCAAATTGCCATACGACCAAGATCCATATATGTATCAAAATCTTTAAATTTTGTAAAATACTTCTCATGCAAATGCCAAATCAAAGAATAATTATCTTCAATCAGCTTTCGCTGTTCATCATTTAGTTTCTTCACATTTCTTAGCCTCCTGTTCTTTAATAAATTGCTCTACTTCATCTGTATAATCTAACCCAAAATAATACTCTGCATGTCTTCCAGGATGAGGCACAATCATATCTATAGCATTTGGGACTTCTTTGTTTATTTCTTTATAAATATCACCACTGCATTTTAATGTACCCATTACTAAATCATGTATAGAATATTTATTTTTAATACATGGAATTGGAGGGTCGTTAAACAAGTGGCTAATAAAAGGATGTATGCTTCGTTCATTTCTTGCTTTTATATACGCTTTGTCCATCATATCTTTCATTATATGTATAGCCTTGCAAACATCTTTACTAGCCAATTCATAAACTAATGCTTTAGTAGATTCATAATATACATCATCTGTATATGTACTATTAGAATATAATTTATAAACTTCATTGCCATTTGATTTATCAATACATATGTTATCAATAGAAATTTTCTCACCGTTTTTTAATACAATTTCATCACAACACAATATTGCAGGAGATGTAATATGCATTGTTTCGATTGGCACATAATCTGTATATTCATACAAATAAGACTTCATAAGTATTTTTAAATTATAATCAAAACGATAATACATTTCATCTAACTCGTCACAATTTTTGTATTCTAAAGACTCAATTTCAGCAAACTCATCTCCCAGACAAATACCACGCACTACTTCGAACTTTCTTCTTCTATAAATTTCCACATCGGCTTCCCAATCTGGATCTCTGTTTTTACTAAAAGCAAGTTCAATTTCTCTTGTATTTTTCCTTGACATACATCACACTCCTAATACATATTTATCACATCTGAACCCAGCTGCATTTGGATGACCGCCACCACCATATTTCACAGCAAGCTCATACACATTTACTTTATCTTGTTCTGCGGATCGTAGCTGATATTCCCACATACTTCCATTGAATGAAAAACCGATAAACATATCGTATTTAGAAGCATCAATAGATTCGAAGAAATCAGAATTGATTAACGCTCTGTTGATTGCATAGACTTTATGTCCCTCAAATATGGTTTCAAAACCATATGCTCTAAGATATTGTTCTGCATTTGCTGCTAAATACTCAATAATTGATAAGCCATCTGCTATCATATCACCAATAATTTTTGCTGCTTCATAAATTCCTTGATCTTTATTTAACGTGTTTAGCAATGGACTTAACGCATCAAAATCATACGATTCAAATGCATAGTGAAATGCTTTTACGAATTGTTTTGACGTTTCACCAAAATAAAATGTATCCCACATGGCTGTATATTCTGCCAGTTTTGGATAATCTGCTTTATATTTATATATATTGAGTAATCTTTTTACATTTTTCTCATCCGTCCTCTCAATTTGCTCCCAATTTTCATCACACATATATTTAAAATATAACCATGTCAAATTCGCTCCTGAAATACCCGCTCCAGTAATTCTGATTCCTTTTACATCACACTTGAAATCTTTATACGCTTCAATCGTAGACTGATGATGGTCGATCCAAAATACATTCTTTGTAATACTGAGCAACTGCCACATCTCTTCTGGCTCAATACTGTAGTCTACAATAAACACAAATTCATCCTGCTCAATGTCATGAAACGGGAATTTCATGCCGTAATTAATTTTTCGGAAGTCCTCTGGTTCAAATGCTAAACCTCGCTGTTCGCAAGCTTTTCTAACGTAAAACCCAGACACAATCCCGTCTTGATCAACGTGATAAAAACATTTCATTCTTCTTTACCCCTTTCGTTTATTCATTAAATTAAGAAAATCTGCAACATCCTGCATAGCATGCACACCAGAATATACTTTAATACGATTTTCTTTCAATAAATTTTCGACTGCTTTTAAACTGTGGCTCATCTGCTTAGATTCTTTATTCTTTTGTTCCTGATAGAGATTAAGAAAGATCACTTTATCTGGTCTCTTATGAGAATCATCAACTACTTCTGCAATACTGTATACTCCTTTAATACCATTCGTAATACCATACAGAACATAATCGGACTCTTCTCTTTCCTTAACTTCTCGCAGTCGGTCTTCTTCACTCCAATTTTTTACGATCGGATTATAATAATCACAATCTAACATCTTTTGTAACTGATCTCTCCATTTCCAGCCAGAGCATGTTCCTCCTAAAAATACTTTCATTTTTCTTTCTCCTCTACAATTTTTACTTTATGACCGAGTTCTTTTTCGATTTCTTCAATCGTCATTTCTTTTGGCGGGGATAAACTCATATTTAAACTATCAATATCAGATTCCATAATCCAAACGCTTCTGTAGATCAATCGTCCCGTCAAAATACAAATTGCTTTCTTAACTTCGTCTGCCGTCGGTGGATAATGATCTAATGATGCAATGATATGTTTGCAATCTCTTACATTTAATACCTCCAGCTGTGGACTACATCCTGTATATTCTGATTGTGTTTCAATATACAAGTTATGTGCCATATTATATCTCTCCTTTCTCAATTTCTTCTTTTATAGTTCTATATGAAATAGCCTCATTAGACTCTTTATCATTAATTCCATTTCTTTCTAATAGCTTGTCCAATTCCTCAGGACTCAGCCGATCAAAGAATCGTTTTATCTCTTGTTTTCGTTGTTGTCTCGATTTCATTTTTTGTTTAAATTCCTTTAGTTCTGTTATTTTTAATAGTTGTCAAACCCCCAAATAACATAAATCCGACAAAATAACATAGATTTTAGTGAGTGCTATAACAAATCTCACTTTTGACGTACTCAAAAACTATTTGAGCAGAATATTTTTATATTCCCAAAAACACACCAAATATTTTAAAATTTTTATTTTGTTTCTTAGCCATATCTACTTCACTACCTTGCCATCTGGCATTATAAATTCCCAATACCCATCACTATTTTCAACTTCTTTTGGTTCTTCTTTATATATTTTCTCCATCAACTTCCGACCTCGCTCAATATCTTCTTTTGTCCAATTTTCTACTTCGTCAATCAAACCTTGCAAAAACTTCAATGATTCTTGTTTACTCATGAGTCTTATTCCTCACATTTTCTACCATATAGTAAGAATCCAATATCTCGTATTCTACCTATCTTACGATCATCCTTGTTTTCAAAAAATTCTAAAGAGTAAATATCACGATTAGAGGTATTTACTGGTTTGTCAAATTTAACGGTCATATATCTATACCCATATCTGCGACCAATCTCATCTGTTCCGATGCGAGTAATTGTACCTTTGTCGTTATTTCTAACCAAACCTCCTTTAGCCGCTGGCTTCATTCTATAAATATAAACTCTATCTCCGACCTTTAGCATTTACTTACCTTCCATTTCTTCATAAAGCTCTCTAAATTTTCTAAAATCATCTGCACTGCCACCATTATCTGGATGACTTTTCTTCATTGCATACTTCACTGCGTCCTTAACATCTGAACGAGTTTCTTCCTTATTACATGTATCATTTTCTTTGTTGTTAGCATCAGCCATAAACGACATCTTAGCTAAGATCAGATTTACATTTGTCTGCCTCAGGCGATCCATCTTTCTTTCATGTCTTAGAAATACGATCGCCCCAACGATACAAAACCCAATGGCATAGCCAATGGCAAACTCAATATTGGCTTCCATGTTAATCACCTCACTTTACATAAAACTCAGATTTTACCCTCAGTCGTATATCTTTTCTCACAGCCACATTTCTTACACCGATAAACCTTTTCACATTTATAAGGCTTAGTTGATTTCTCACTTCAATATATATCTGAATTAAATATCTGTTCCCAATCATGTTTACAGAAACAAGACCTGATATACCAAATTAATCTTCTCATTTAATATCTTACACCTCATATTTCACTCAATAAGTCTTTCACAATTACTCGGTCTGCATCTTTAACCTTTTTTGATTTTGTTGTTGCCATGAACTTTAACCACTCTTTTCTCATTTTCTTTTCATCATCATTTAGGTGTTCGATGACAATTAATTGCTTAGAATTAAGTTTGTCGTGACTAGAAATATAGTTATTCCATCCGTCTTTCCAAAACAACTTGTTTGAGATAACTAATGCATATCCAATCAATGTTTCTCCATTTACCATTCTTGATCTAAAACACAGATTTCCATTTTCAATGGGATTATTTCTCATATCTTTCATTATTCATTATCCTCTTCTGGTCTTAACATAATACCAAGACCCGTACACATTCCTGTAAGTTTCTTATCCATTGCTTTAATTCTTTTGTAATTGTAATAAGTCATATATGGTACTCCAATTCCAATTGCTACGATCACCATAAACGCCAATACCCAAATTATGTAAAACAAAACGTCCATTTTATCTTTCTCCTTTTCTACTACTATCTCCTAAAATCGAACCACCATACTGTGTAAAAATTCTTCTGAAAATATGTATCGTCTCCATCATCAAGTTCAGTGAAATATTTTCTGCCTCGTTCCTTGACATCGTCTTCATTGAAATAACTATATGCCCATGCAGGAATTGTATAAGATTCCTTATCTTCTAAGCAGAGATTCAACAAATCTTTGATCATCATCTGCAATTCTTCTTCATCATATCCCTGCGTCATTACATCAAAATATGGGATATATGCCATATATGGAACTGAGTCATTTTCATCTTTCAGAACTACGACAGGGAATGTTAGATTGTAATTCATATCAGCCTCGCTCCCTTGAATTGTAAATATTATTTTTTCTTCATCATCAACGCAATTCGTAAGTGTAAATAGCGAAACATCTCTAAGTGCGTATCTGTATCTAATACCTTTTGTTTCCTTTCTGTTTATATTTCTTCTTTTTATATGGTATACAATCATCAGTAGATATCCACTGCCAGTATTTTTTTGTAAAAATCAAGAAATATGCATAAATTTCATGATCCCAACCTGTTGAATTATAATTTGTATGCATTCCATATACTTTGTACGGCTTACCTTTATATAAAACTTTCATAATTATTCTTCTTTCTTTAACGGAACTACTTTACCATCTTCATACTGGCAGTATTGCCCGTCTTTACTGATATACGGACACAGAAACCGACCATGAGGATAATAATAAACAACCTTTGTTGCTGAATCATACCATAGCACCTCATTGATTTGATTAAAGTCAGTTATCTGATCATTGTTATTTTCGTCTGCGTAATGTGGGCGAGCATCACACCCTACTAACATACAGCCCATAATTACTGCCATACAACCGATTAAAATTCCTTTTCTCATAATTATTCTCCTCCAAAATAAATCCACCACTTGGTAACATTGCAATCAATTTCTTTTTCTTTTAATTTTGCAATCTTACGATTATTGCTTTGGTATGTATTCATCTGTTCTTTAACAAGTTCATTGCTTCTTAATTCAGGATATGTTGTAATCAATGCCATTCCATCACCAGCTTTAAATTCTTTGTATGTATCCTTTTCATGATTCATGTAACTCTTAACTGCAACATCAATTTTTCTTTCAAGTTGCCGATTTTGTGTTTCGTACATTTTGATTTTCTGATTGACGCCTTGATTTTCATACAAGTTATTCAGTAGTAAACATAAAACTGTAATGACAAGAAAGTTAATCAAAATCAATACGACACCAAGAACATCAAGATCGGAGTTACCTGTCTTTTGTGCATGACAATAGCAAATTATCGAGCAAATTATGGCGATTATAAGTATCAATATCAGCATTATTCATCCACCTCACAATCAACATCAAATAGATATTTTATGATACGTTTTGTACCGATTTTGTTGGCGGCATCCTTTGCAACTTCTTTGGATGTAAAATATATATCTCCTATACGTCTAATTGTTATAGCAGACGTTGTCACTAAATCATCATCAGCTAAATCATATCCAATTCGATAATGTGTGTTGATTCCATCCCATTCCTCTTTAGCAGGATTATTATGTTCTTTACCATATCTTTCTAATTCTACTTCTACTTTTTTCTTCTCTCTTGCAAACTTTGCCTCTTCTTCAGTTCTGAAGCAATTTCCTAATTTGTATCTATCTGCATCTAGTTTAGAACCACACCATGTAATAGTACCAATATTACCATCGCCAGATAGATACCAATAATGTTCACCAATTTTAGGCTTCCAAACTTTACGCTTTACTTCAACCACTTTCGGTTTTACTCTTTCGCAGCATTTATCAAATAATGCTTTTATTAGATCCTGTTCTGCCTCTGGCAGCACTGAAATATCAATTGTTTTTGTTGTACTCATTTATTTCCCCTCACTTTTAAACTCTTCAATCTCTCTCCACGCCAAAACACTTTCGTCGTTATAGTATAAAATGTTACTGTTACGCCTTCTCCATCCATGAGAATCGTGCCATGACCTATGAGTGCATTCACCTTTTATAAAAACCCAAACGTACTTAATATCTTCTGGCAGATCATCAGGATTCTTTCTTAAGTCATGCCATCTATACTTTTCTTTATATTCTTTTAACTCTTTCAATTCTCCCAGCCACTTCGCAAGTTGCTCATGATTTAAGGCACAGTCAATCAATCCATCAAGTTCTTCATCGTCTGGATTCGCATGACACAACATGGCTTCTGTGTATTTCTTTGTTGCCATATCATTTGCGCATTTGATAGTTTCTTCTAAATTCATTTGTTTCTCTCCTCTCTAATCAATATCTGCGATACTCTCTACAAAACAGTTATAATAAATATATCTCTTACCTTTGTAGTCAAACTTGACATATCCACCATCATTTGTATCAATATCAATTTTTCCTTTATATTCAGCAATCTTCTTACCGTCTGCCGTGTATACTGTAATGACTCTATTCATACCACCATTCCAATTGCTTTTCATATCAACAACTCCTCTTTTGAATCCTGCGGTACATCCTGTCATTGATCCTAAGCAAATCGTTGTTCCTAGAACCGTTGCCAAAATTTTCTTTCTCATTTATTTCTCTCCTTCTTCCTTATAGTAATATCCATACAAGCAACAATCTCCAGAATCCCATGTGTCGTAATAACAACCGTCTGAAATTGCAACTACATGATTCGCAACATTTACCAAGTAATTGCCTTGTTTATGATCTTTTGCAAAACTTTCAACTGTTGGTCGTTTAGATCCTTTTCGGTTGCTAATACCTTGATAAGCAAACCCATTATCGAATAAATATTCTTCGTAACATTTTCGCTCTGATGGCATACACTGCATATCCCTTGCGTATGGTAACAAATCATCAAATGTTGTTAACCATTCTTTATCAAGCACTTTTGTTAATGCTCTGATCACGCAATCTGAATGATTGTCTTTTGTATCTTTATCGTTTGGTTGATAATATCTATAAATTTTATTTGACATTTTCTCACTCCTTCATATTTCATTTTCTTGAAGTTTACCTTTCATTTGTTGAATATAATATACCACTTCTTGCACATAGTGTCAATACAAAATCTTCAACTTCTTGAATATTTTATTTTACATCCTGTATATAATATGTTACAATATAGATGTGGAGGTATATCATATGATAAGTTATAAACCGCTTTTCGTAACTTTAGCGAAAAAGGGTATGACAAAATCTGATTTACGAACCGCTTTAAATATGGGGTCTGGTACAATTGCCAAGATGGCAAAGAATCAGTATATCAGTCTCGAAAACATTGACAAAATTTGCTTATATCTTGATTGCAAAGTTGAAGATGTTATCGAGGTCATACCAAACGATTAACCAAAAAGACTTTAACCATTTAGGTTGAGGTCTTTTTTAGTGGAAACAACAGGAATCGAACCTGTGTCGGCAATTTATATGTGATGAAAATTAAATGTAAATAAATAAAAATACTTATATGGAGGTAGAAAAATGAATGTTTATGTATTGCCTGCTCTACCAACTGAGCTATGTTTCCATGACTGGCACTTTATACAACTATATATAGTGGTTCAATAATTGGATAATCACTATATATTGTGTTTTATAGAGTCATAAAATGCCAGTTTTATGTTTGTGAAATTAATTTTTGTAGATGAATTTATCCGTTATTTGCGAGCATTTTTCATCTGATCTAATATGGCTTTAGCTTCTTGCTGTCGCTCTTCTTGCTCCATATGATAATCCAATGTTTCTGCACTAGATTCATACGCAATAGCAACGCCTTTGGCTTGTTCGCTAAGTTTCTTTGCTCCTTCTCGAACCTCTTCCAAACCTTCCTGAGCAGCATTTGAACTATTGTATTGATCTAAATTTTTCTGCAATTCTGCAATCTGCTGATCTGCCTCCATCTGGAGAACTACAGTGTCTTTTTCGCCTTTTAGTTTAATAAGCTGATCATATGCTTGGTTTTTAATTTCTTCTTGCTTATCTTTTGTTGCTTGTAACTCTGGGATCTTCTTTTCGTACACTGATTTCTGTGCCTTTAACGTGGCTAATTTTTGAGCATAATACATTGCTTTTTTATCATCATTATTATCAAGATACTGGTTGATCATTACCTCGGTTTTAGAAATTTCTTCTTTTGTTTCTTTGAGGTCATCTTCCATTGTTGCCAATCGACCAGCTACCATTGTGTATGTACCCATTGTTTTCTGGTAGAAGTCCTGCTTGTCTTTAATTGCAGTATTATATCTGGCTCTTGCTCCCTCTGGAGTCATTGCATTTTCTTTGATTTTCTCTGTGACTGTTCCAGATGCCACATTTTTAATCTGTTTTCCATTTTTAGTAAATTGCAAATATGCGATAATCGCTATAATTACACAAATAATAATAATTGTCATAATAATTTCTCCTATTAGAACTCACGATAATCGTCTGAATATACTTCTGGCTGACCAACATTATCTGTAGATTCTACTTCGTTATCTTCAGAAACAAAATCTTTTAACATCTTTGCAAGATCAACACCTGTAGATCCTTTAACACCATCTGATACCTGATTCACAACATTCATAATATCTTTTGTTAATTTTGTTGTGTTTCCTTCTCCATACATAGTGATACTTCCTACATTTCCTAATGGTGCGGCTGCATTTTTAACTGCTTCTGGGAACATCTGACACATCATTTCTACAATAGATGCTTTGCCCATCTGTTTCATAGCTTCTGCTTTCTTTTCGATTGCTTCTGCTTCAGCAATACCTTTGGCTTTGATTGCTTCGGCTTCTGCTACACCCTTTGCACGAATACCTTCAGCTTCCTGCTCCATAGCATATTTGTTAGCTTCAGATTCTTTCTGTTTCTTGTATAAGTCTGCATCTGCTTTCTGCTGTGAAGCATATCTTTCAGCCTCTGCCTGCTTCTTGATCTGTGCATCTAATGTCTGCTCTGTTACCTCAACGTCTTTGCGTTTCAGTTCAATTTCCTTTTCCTGACGCATAATATTAGCATCCGCAGTTACAACTTCAATTTCTTTACGTGATTTTTCTTCCTGGATCTTGTATGCTGCATCTGCCTCGGCTTTCTTTGCTTTTGAAATCTTTTCAAGCTCAGATTTTTTAATCTCCAGATTGTTATTCTTTTCTGCAATCGCTGTTGCTGACTCTACCTTTGCATCGTTTGCTTCTTTTTCAGCCATTGCTTTTGCTTTTTCAATATCTCTTTCGCTTTCAGCTCTGGAAATCGCAGCCTTCTTCTTGATTTTAACAACATTATCTACACCAAGATTTTCAATAACATCATTATCATCCATAAAATTCTGAACATTAAAACTGATAATATCTAATCCCATTGCAGCAAGATCTGGCTTCGCATTTTCTGTAACAAGCTGTGCAAATTTCTGACGATCAGAAACCATTTCTTCGAGACTCATCTTTCCAACAATCTCTCGCATATTACCTTCAAGGACTTCTCTTGCGACCTGTCCAATATCGCCTACTGGCTTATTTAAGAAGTTTTCTGCTGCAAGTTTTAATCTTTCTGGATTACTGCTAACCTTTACATTGACCGCTGCATCTACATTGATATTGATATAATCTGCTGTAGGCACAGAACTTGATGTCTTAACATCAATTGGAATTAACTCAAGATTAAGATGATCTGCTTTTTCAAAGAATGGGATTTTTAACCCCGCCTTACCAATTAATGTCTTAGGTGTCTTTCTAAGTCCAGAAATAATATAAGCTTTATCTGGACTTGCTTTGACATAACCGCTACCGATAATAGCTCCTACGCCACCTACCGCAATAACCACTGGTACCACTGTTCCAATTACTTCAATCATAAATATCTCCTTTGTTATAAAATTTATTTATCACAACACCATATATAGATGTCATAATCTTGTTATTAAATACATCCGCCACAAGAATTAGTGCGAAAATCCTCTTCATTGATTGCTTTGAAGATCTGGCGCTGAACATCAATATCTGTTGTAATTTCATCTAACCAATACTTATTAGACTCAATCCATTCATCTTGCTTCAGTCCATCATAATATGATTCCCATTCTTCAACCCAACCCTTGAAATACCATCGCTCATATCTTTTATATGTATTCATAGGTTCTGTGCGTAAGTCTTCTGGAATCTTATCGGTAACATCTTTGCCATCAACATAAAGCTTCCATTCTCCAATACAGAGTGCAAAACCACGACCTGTCCATTTTGCTTTAACTTCCATATTTAATCATCCAACTCCATTCCTGCCTCGATCCACATGCCAGATATAAATTTAGGCATTGGAGCAAGTTTAAATACATTCTTCTCATGCATTTCATCAATGATCTGTCTCACTGCTTTATCCTTGCATTCACCTGTTCTGATATATTCATCCAACACTTCGTATGTAAATCCAAGATTATCTTCATCTGTCTTACCACATAACCCATCAGTAGGAATTTTTTCGATTAACTCTGTTGGAAGTCCCAGAACTTTACCAATTGCTTTAACTTCTGTCACAGTCAGATCGGCAAGTGGAGCAAATGATCCAAATCCATCTCCGCCATAAGTCGCATATCCAACCCAATCTTCGGATAAATTGCAATTACAACTTACCCTTCCATTCATACTCTGTGCAAAAGCATATAATGTAGCCATACGGATACGAGCAGGTAAATTTGTGGCACTTTGTTTACTCCATTTACCACCTAATTCATCTCTGATTTCATGTTTAATATCTCTGCAAGCATTAAAAATATTAACTGTGTAATGTTCAATTCCTAGATGATCACATAGCATCTGAGCATACTCAATATCTGACTGCACACCCTGTGGCATCATAACTCCAATTACTCGATTCTTGCCAAGTGCTTCTACGCATAAGGCTGCAACCACTGACGAATCTTTACCGCCTGAAATTCCTACAACGGCATTACATCCTTTACCATTAATTTCAAACCAATCTCTGATCCACTGCACTAATCTGTCTTTGGTTTCTGCTGCATTAAAACTCATGTTTTATATCTCCTCTCTTAAAATTCTCCTTCGTTTAACACTCTTCTAATCTCCTGCAATGACTGTTCTTTTACTAATTTGCCATCTCTGAATACCGTTTCGAGCAAATTATTCATTGGAAGATTTTCTGAAGTATATCCATCTTTAAATGTCAGTTTGCTGTCTGATCCTTTATAGACATGACATAAACCTCTCTGAGATTTCTTAAATCCGCCATCTTTTGGATTCTTAAAAATTGGATATGGTCTGCCATCAATCTCACAATATGTTGCTTTGATACAACTACTAAATGTATCTCTTGTAAATGGTTTCAAAACTCCATCCTCTTCGATACACTGAAATGAGAATGATCCAACACCAAGTGCAACATTGCTGGCTGCGAATCCATTTTTCTCTAAGATGTCATAAATCTGCTCACATCTCTGCACTGTAATTGAATCTCCATAAATTGCTTTTACATGAGGATTTAAAACTTTATAACCTTTACTGTTTGTTGTTCCCCCAAACTCTTCCCATAACTTAAATACCGTTCTGGTTACTACGTCTACACAATCTCCTGAGTCCCCTCTGATAAGAAGACATCCGTTGTGATTCATAATCTCATTTTTAAGCTTTGGAAGAATATTTTCTACGACATTCCAATAATCATATGAGTCCAATACCGCAGAAAAACTTGTATTTGGGTAAATCTCTGTTAGTAATCTTTTGATTAGAGTCTCTTCATCTCCGTCAATCGCATAATTACTACACATAACCGAATGCTCAGTAGACGGACTACCAAAAGCAACTGGTTCTTTTGTGCAATCACAGTTATAATTTCTCTCTAAATACGGAATTGTTGGAACTGTTGCAGTATTTAAGAATGATAAACACCATCCTGCCCCTGCTTTAACCGCAGACTGTAAACATTCTTCGCCACGAAAATCGAAAGCCCCTAATGCTTTAGATTTTGGAATATCGTCATCACAAGTCATATCATAGAACTTATTAACAATCTGTCTGTATGTATGTCCAACAGTTGCGGCGATCATCGGATGCCACATTTCTGCGGAAATTAAGCTTTCTAATGCCTGTGGTAACCATGCAAAATCTTTATGTGTATTCTCAATACTAAACATCGGCACATGCATTGGTACTAAAGTTCCTTCAGGAAGAGCCTTAATCTCAATTGGAAGATAGCCAAGATCATATAAATCTTCGATTTTCTGTAATCCATATGTACCTTCTCCAAGAGCTGCATCCATTACTGTCTTATAAGTACCAATTGCTTTGTTTCTATATTCAAAGAAAAAATACTCATTAAAATAATCGACCAAATACTCTTTAATGAATCCTTGTAATCCAAACATGGCTACTTCATTCCATCGTTTTACTCTGCTCATACGTGGAGTAAAATAAGAAACAGATTTTGTAATACCTTTTGGTAACATTTCAGCATGAACTGCTTTATAAAAATCAATTAATAACATTGGATTTGTCTGTTTCATAAATCTAACACCTCAACTTTCTCATGTTCTTTCGTAAAGATACTACGTGTTGTAAATACTTTTTTAAACAAACTATCTTCCTTTAGTAATTCGCCATCAAGAATTGTGTTTTCACAGTGAGTAACGTACAAATACATATCTTTACAACCGTATTTGTTTAATTCTTTTGATCCGTAGTAGAATGTGCCACCCTTACTACAAATATCATCAATCATTAAAATTGCTGTATTCTCATCTAATTTCTCTGTATCTCCATGAATCTCAATACCAAGAATTTTTCCTGTCTTCCAATCACGATTTTTAATTCCATAGACAATCGGATAATCATCTGATACAAATTCAGAATATCTTTTTAGTGATCCACTGTCTGGGAAATAAATTACGAGATTTCTTGATGGCTCTGCTTTAAGGATTTTGCTACAAGTTTGTGTGATATATGATGCTCCACGGATTACTTCTACATGATTAATCAATGCAGTAGATACATCGGAATGCGGATCAGTTACAATTACTCTTACAAATCCCAGACTATTAATGATTTCTGCAAAATATTTTAAAGTAAAGCATTCGTTTGAATATTTTACCCTATCAAATCTTGCATTTGGTATGTATGGCATCATTAAATCTTGTTGTAATTGTGGAAAATGCTCTCTAATATTTTTAGAAATACAATATAACGAAAACAGCTCTTTGTCTGATTCGTATAGCCACGTAATATATACTGTCTTATTTTCTGTAATCTCTCGATACATCGCCTCTAACTGTAAATCAATTTTCTGTGTTCCATCTGGGAAAACAACTGGAACAACTGGTACATCACCAATGCTAATCATCCTTCATCACTCCTTTACTCATTGATTACTTCAATCTGGCACATCTTCATTGCTTCGAGTGCGTTCTTGTGACTCTCTGGTGTTACACCTGCACAGCAAGATGCATCGACAATAATTCTTGCCTCTGGTAATACCGATTTAATTAACATCGCATTTGAAATAACACAAATATCGGTACATAATCCAACTAATGTAATTTCAAGATTTGAAGCATATTTGTATTCTCTCCTAAAATGATCTGCTAATCTAAATGAACCAAATGTAGGTTTATTAAAATACCTTCTTACACTGTCAAATCCTCTTTCTTCAATAACTTTCAAAATATCTTTATTGATATACCATCCATCTTCAAGAAAAATACAATGTTTTACTGGTAGTTTTATTCCCTCTTGTGTATCTAAATAATCTTCATCATGTGTGTCTTTCGTTACATACAAATCTCCATCTTCATCAAAATTACGAATTTTCTCAACTACTTTAGGTACGATTTCTTGTGCCTCTTTCGTTCCTAAACTCCCATCAATAAAGTCATTCTGCATATCAATAACAACTAAAATTTTGTTATTGTCCATTATTAGTTTCTCCTTCCTTTAAATTACTGTTTTATTAATCAAATAATCCATACCCAAAGTGCTGTCTCAGTTCATCATTCCAACTATTAATCGATTCAACTTTTGGCTCTTGGACAAGCTTATATCGAAAATCTTCAGGCATAGACAGTGCGATAAAATTCATAATAAGTTTTGCACAATCTTTCCTTTCTTCGATATAATACACGCCATCTTCTTTATAGAAATCAACCTCTTTAAAACACCCAGAATTATTTAAAATTTCAAATGCTGTTTCGCTCATTTCTGATTCTTGATACTCTGTCCAAATCAGTCTCTCACTTCTATAACCAAGACCTAGACCCGTATAATCTTCATTGTAATTAAAAGCTACTCCTAGCTTTTTACAACTGTCTTTATACGCTTGTCGAATTTTATGAATATCATAGTTACAATCAAATAAAAAACTTTCTGATATTTTATGCCCATCTTCCGACCAGTCGCCTAATTCTAATTTATAAATCATTCCAGTCTCCTTTCTTTAAACACACACCCGTCAAATTTGACGGGTGGGTGTATTATCTTAATCTTCTAACGAATCAATCATTGCACGTAATTCTGCTTCTGACATCTTCTCAATAGCCTCATCCTGTTTCTTGGAAAGAGCATCAATATATTTTCTCTGTGTCAGTTTCTTATTAATACGTTCCTTCTCAGCAAGTCTCTCATTACGTTTTGTTGTAAAGATATACTTCACAATACCAATCGCAGCCGTTAATTTTGGATCAACATTTGCATCATCCAATAGACTTTCTTCTGAAGATTTAACTTCCTGATCTTTCAGATTTTTATAAACCACGTCTAAATCTTTATCAGATAAATCCCATAAATCTTCTACGGATAATTCTCCCTTTGTTGATGGGAATCTCATTTTACTTCTAGTTGCCATTTCGAATAAGTTTTCTGTTGTCATAATTCAATCTCCTTTTTCTATATTAAAATTTAATTTTAAGAACTCTTTCTGTTGCACCCTTGACTTTAACGATTACATCATCTCGTTTTGTAGAACTGAAACCAATTCCTGATAGCTGGTTTGGATCATCTGCGACATGCATCTTGCTTCCTAAAGCCTCGAATACTCTCTTGTGCTGTACTAATTCCTGTTTCAAAAATTCATTAAAGAATCCATTTGGTGTATCTTCATTTACGCATCCGTTTAACATAAACAGATAATGTTTGTGTCCAATACCTGTCTGTTCATCCCAATAGTTAGGTGAATAACACATTACTGTTACTGGCACAAACTGATTTGTATTGACGCCCCAGATTTCTCTTGAAGATGTTGTTGATGGAAGTTTCTCTTTGATTGTAAACACACCATCTTTTAATGTAACTGTAGCTACTGGAACATCTTCGTTCTGACGTAAAGGCTTATCATATTCAAATTCATAAATCTGTCCATCAAATTCAATCTCTGCTGTAAATCCAGAAACTCCATTTCTATGAGCAAAATTTCTTACGAAAAATTCATATTCTCCGTCAACCATTTTGGATTTATCTGCCCATGTAATATTTTCTACGGCAGGCTCTCCTCTATGTGGATGAGTTACATCAACATCAAGGCTTCCACCAGTTGCATAATCATGCATTGAAGCATAATAGATATGATGACGTGGAGTTCTGCAATGTGCATCAAAATCGTCCTGATTCCAATCTGTATTTGCATTCCACTGAATTGAGAATCTTAAAACTCCATCAACTGCACCACCTGCGTTCTTAACTCTTTCTTTCATTTCACTGTCTGTCATATTTCCTGAATATGCCCAGCTGAAAGGATTACTCCACTTCATCATGTTCTTAGCATCTTTATTTACAGGTGCGATCAGTGAAACCATATTCTTCTTGTGACGATTTTCAAACAGAACTTCTAATTCTTTTGCCGTTGGAAGTACATCTGATACGAATTTCTCTGCACTGATTTCTTCGACTTTAGAGAACTTCTTAGGATTTACAGCAACTTCCTTACTCATCTCATCGAAAATATCTAAACCGCCCTGAATACGTGGGGCTGCATCACGATTACAAAACAGGATATTGTTGACTGTAATATCATCAAGTTCCGCAAATCTACGCTGTAATGAATCCATATATCCTAAATCAGTCACAGTTTTCTTTGCATCCTCAAGCATTTTCTTTGTAAAAATTGCCTTTGGTCGTTTGTAATTCGCAGGAGCTACAACATTTTCATAAGCCTTAACCGCATTATCTAAGTCCATATCCTCACTGATATTTACAAGCAATGTACCAATACTATGGTTTCTAATACGACCAATTACATCTCCGATAGTCATTGCTTTTGCCCATGTGTATGTATCTTTTTCTTCATCAGACAAAGCATTATATTCTCGCTGATATTTTCTAAAGTCTTTTAAGACTCTTTCCCATTCCTGTCCTCTGTAAAGAGTATTTGAAGCGATCAGTTCTAATACGGTATCAACAGCTTCTTCTGTAATCTCATCGAGTGATCTTTTAAACACATTCTTTCGATCTCTAACTTTTGCTTTTGCTGTAGGAATATCGGATTTTCTTTCTAGTAATCTCTCTGGAATCGGTGTATACATATGAGTCCATTTGATAATCTGCTTATCTTCTGTATACTCATTTGTACTTTTTACTCCAACTGTATTTGTAAAATGTCTCCAAATATCTTTGATCGGCTTTGATTCGACATATGTTCTTAAAGCATCAACTACTGGCTGAAATACTACATCATCTGTGTCGATCTCCCAGATTGTATGAATCTTGCCGTCAACAATTGCCACAGCTCCACCGATTGTTTTAATAAAGTTTCGGCAATGACCACAATCGTATTCTCTTCGCTTGCGATACATCTTGTTAGTTCCTTCGGGAAAACTACTCAGATATACTTCCCAAAGTTCATCTTTATCAATATCGGTTTCATACAATGTAGAATTGTTTTTCTCTACATAATCGAGCATTTTATTTAAACGCTCTGACAATTTGTTTAAAAAATTGCTCCAGTTTTCATTCATTGGTGTACACATAATTTATCTCCTTTTCATTTTGTTATTTAATTGCTACGAAAACGTCTTCCTGTTTTCTATCATTAATATAAATTTCCCTACATTTAAGTTCTGGAAAATATTTCTTTGCTAATTTCTTAAATTCATTAGCAAGCTTTTCATCTTCTGGTGCATAATGTAATTTGTCATCTGAAAAGCTAGGTACTAAACGATCCACCGTTCTTCTCAAGAATTTTGCATGAGGTAAACCTTTGCGTTCCTCTTCTCTGTGCTTATCGTTCTCGATGATCTCTTCCAGTTTGCATAAATTTTCTGTCACTTCCACACAGCTGCTTGGGTATTTCACATATTTGTTTGTCCAGAAGTCAACTGCATCATGAGCACCTGCGTTACCACAAAGGTATTTTAATACACAAGTTTTGAAGCCATTTTCTCTGTCATACACATCATTTCCCTCTACATACGCAACAGTTTCTGCTCCACTAACCCATAAGATTTTAACCATTCCATGATAATGTTTTACTTTAAACACTGGCTTACCATCTTTTTCGATCTGCTTACCGTTGTTATCTAACATTGGTTCCTTCACAGTAATTTCTTTGTCAACATAAATCGGTTTCTTGATCATTTCTTTTAAATTCTTTGTATACATTTCTTTCTCCTTAAATTCGATGTGATTTGTTCTTAAATCGCTAATCATGATGTTGTCCATTCTGCCAGCAATCTTTTTTAACGTCTGATCCAGTTCTATTGTTGGTATCTGTGACTTTAATTCACGTTCAGCTCCAAATGTTCCATAATATTCTTTTTTAAAATTCTTTGCTGCTTCTGACGTTGCAGTAATTGGTTTTTGCTGATAGTATGGCAGGAAAGAACCTCTTCTTTCTGAAAGTGGTGGTGGGGCTAATGTGCCAATTTTTATTTCGTCAGCTGAAATCGTACCTGTCTTAATCTCGAGGTCTTCATTCATTGTTCCACGAATAAGCACAACTTGTAGTTCATCTGAAGTTCGAACAACACAATTAATATACCTATATAAATCACCATCAAACAACATCTTATTATTACTATTTATTTTCGTATATATTAAACGATGTAACCCTGTAGCTGTTGGATCAATGGCTTTATCATCTTCCCCAAATACACTACATACAGGCAAAAGTTTTTGAAAGTTCGATCCTCTACTTCTGTTATATTCGACACTTACTACCTTGAAAAGTACATTATCAACATCGGAAAATACTTGTATATAATCTCCAATGCTCAAACGAATTTCATCATCACTATCAAGTCTCTTCCTGTGTCTGCCTTTAGTCTGCACCCAAACGCCCGTTTTATTTTCTTCCATACGATTCTCCTTTTTTAATTTCTTAATTCACAAGGTACTTTTACATTAAATGTATCTTCACGCTTATATTTTCCTATCAAAATGGTAATAATGACATCTGAATCTAACGTATCGACAAACGAATATATTCCATTTCGTTTTCTTTCAATACCAAACGAATCATATATACGCAATATCCACCTTTCTTTATCAAGCAAAGCTGAAACACTGAACATATAAATATTATCCAAATGTTTTTCATCGCAGATTGTATAATGAACTCTTGGCATTAACTCTCTTGTATGTAATCGTAGATCACCTACATCTTCATTAATCACTACATATGTTTTTTCTTTTCCATTTTGCTTATTTAATACTTTAATGCAGTCTCCTGAGTGTGGACTATATTCTATTTCATCTGGTTTAAAATATCTTTGTCCTAATTTCCCAAACTTTTGTATGTAAATGCCCATATTTCTCCTTTTTAACATAATATTTACATTTTAATTTTGCACAAATGCCTGTGCGAGTCATCATATATAATAAGGAAGAAACTCTACCCGATTATATTCTGGATCAGCTCATAATACTTTGTCCTGCCGACATACGACTTATGTTCTGCATCTTTTAATTCTTTCTTCAAAGTACATATATCTTTCTGATTATCCATGCAATTCTGCATCACTTCTATGTATCGAATACAATTCTTGATCTTTCTGTGTAATTCTTGTAAGGTTTTAAGATACCCAACAATCACTGCACGTTTCGCAGCATCAATCTTTTTAAACTCAATCGCATGAAGAATATCACTTCTGGCAGAATCGGCATATGATAATGCCTGCTCTAATTCAAACTTCTTTTCTCCTAATTGATCTGAGTCATATGCTAGAAGTCCTACTATAGCTCTTTCCTCAGTCTCTATGTTATCGATCAATGTATTATCACATTCCCAATCCATAAAGCAATTTCCATTACCCTTACGCATTATTTCACTAGATTCCATAGGTTTTCCAACTTTACCTAGCTCAATTTCTCTGGCATAAAATCCGTCTTTCATCCACGTATATTTATGCTTCAAACCTAAAATGTGCTTTGCTTGCTTGGAGGTAAATTGAGTAGCTTCAGACTTACGATTATCACGAACGTATTTATTTCTTGCATGATCTCTTTTCACATAGAACTCTTCATTCGTAATTATATATTTCATACATCACTCCTGTATTTAATTGTAGTTTTTTGGAAAAATTTTCATGTTGACGAACATGTTTAGAATTGTTATAATGATTTTAAGGATAATAATATCCTTATCTATTAAACAATTCTAAATACTTAATTCGATTTTCTATCGTGCTGCCAACACGGTAGATTCAAAAAATCTTTTTTTGTTATTTATTATTTGTTTAGTTAGAATTATTAGTTTGTGTGAAAGTAGAAGTTTTGCCAAAGACTTCTGCTTTCTTTTTTATTGTCTGTATTTTAATTCCAATATTGTATCTCTCTTTGTATGTAAATTGCAGGCATTTGATTATGTCAAATATGTCGTCCTGCTTAATATGAGAGAACAAATTGTCATCTTGAATAAACTCGATCCAATGATATGAAAGATCTTTATCTTTGCCATAGATCTTCATCTTTCCGTCATCTGCTCGAATCTTATATTCACTCAGAAACCAAGATGACATTTCTGACGAGTGCAAATCAAGTACATCAACACGCATTTGATTTGATTGATTCGCTACCAATGTTTTTAATATTTGATTGTCCATATATAAAATTCCCTTCCTTTATTCTGTCATAATTTGATTTACACGATACTGCTTATAGTCTTCATCGTTATATAAATAACCGATAGTTTTACCAATTACAGTTTGACGATCACTAAATTGCTTCTTTTTTACTCGATATGATATATAATAATTATAATAAAAATCAATTGCAATATCACTAAATTGACGTGCGATTACAGATCGTGCAATTCCTTCTTTTGATTTAACATAATATAAATCTGCAATTGCTTTGATATCCATTTTAGATTTCAAATATTGTATAAAACCAGAATTAATAACATCAATGGTTGTCAATTTCTCATAAGATAAAGTGTTACCAGTTAATTCTAATTGAGACTGCACATTATTATATATCCTCTTTTGCTCTGCTTGATATTCTTCTATATTATTACATTTTTTTCGTGGTATTAATACAAAATCATGATATATATTCGTATCTCCCATTTTCAATTTATATTCATTCAATGTCTCAATAAAATCTTTGGAGACTGGTTTCCCAAAAATTGTTAAATCATTTTGATTAATATCTGAGAATTTTAGATTTCTTAGCTCCTTTCCATTTATCCCATTATATAAACTCACAATGTGAAATCTAGTATTCAATTTGGTATCAGTTGATGCATTACACGACATTAAATTAGAAATAAACGCATTTATTTTATCTGGTGTAACATAATTAACACTCACTCTATTTGAGAAATATATATCAACTGCTAATTGCAAGTTTATAAATTTATCATTAACAAATGGATTATATTTAATGTAATTTTGTTCATATGCATAAGTATATAGTTTAACGAGCTGGTCATATCTTTTTTTAATAGAATTCATACTTTTGGTTTTTTTACCTCTAGTATCTGATAATATAGCCTCTTGGATTGTACCTGGTGCATACGTTAACCCAGATTCATTGTCGTCCGCAATATCAGAATCTAACAACCAATTCCATGTTGGGCGACGTGATTCTGATACGTGAGAATCTATATAATTTTGTATCAATTCTTTATTATTCATAATATTCTCCATTTCTAGGATGCCATTGCATTCATGTACGATAACATGCCGTTTTGTATTAAAATGCCATGTCCTATTTTTAACATTAAAGATAGATCAGATATTCTTCCCCAATACTCTAAAAGATTATTCTTTGGAATTGTTCTTCCTTGCTCTAAATACACCTGTGATACCATTTTTAATCCATTACTGGTATTTGGATAAATGGTCACATGTGTCGGTATCCAGTTCCTTAATTTTTTTGTAATTGGATACACGTTAATCTCGGTGCTCGTATTATTACAAATATTATTAGAATATACGATGACTGGTCTTTTCCCATGCAAGATGTGACTACCTTCAATTTTCGGCAAATCTGCAAAATATATTCCCCAAACTTGAGGATTTTGATATTTGCCATATACATATTCTTTTCTTTTTCTGTTATCGTTTCCTTTTCTTTCTTTGTTAGTATATCCGTTCATTTTACGTCCCTCAACTTTCCCCAGTTGCATTTTTTATTTTCATGAATTAAATATACCATACTTTTTGCACCCTGTCAATAGGTGCAAGAAAGAAAGTTAATTTTTATTGTGAACAAAGAATCTCTACATTTCTTATTATAATGCTACTATAGAACAAAATCAAGATATTTTTCGAACAAATGTTCTCTTTTTGTTCGAACACTTTACTTTGTGCTTACTTGGAAGTGGGAAATACTGTCTAACTTTATGAGGCTTATCCAGTTTCCACTTCTTTTCCTCAAAGTCATAGTCGCAAAAATCAAGCACTTCATCCACGCATCCGTCATTATATTCGTAATCTACAATCACAGGATATGTTTTATATCTCATATAACGTGATGCGTTATCTGGTTTTAGCGGTGGAATCTCTGCTGAAATCCACATAAGATTCTGGTTTACTTTCTTTTCTTCTTTATTTTGTCTAATTGTATTTATCTTCATACAAAATTCTCCTTATGAAATTCTAATTATCTGTTCGTAAATTGCAATCGCATTATCCCACAGAAAATTTTTATTAACGTGCATATGCCCAAAGAACCATTTTTGATAAATCACTTTGTCCTTTATTTGCTGTAAATAATCCGTTAACTTATCAGATTGGTACAACCCTGCTCCGCCATCCATTTGTCTTAAAACAGATGTGTATGGGCTATGTGTAATAACGTAATCTACTTGAAAGTCATTTTTCTCCAAATTCATCACACCCTCTGCCATCTCTTTATCAGAAGGCAACTCCTCTTTCCACCATGACGTATGATTGATCCTAAACATTTTGTCATAATCTCTGTACCACTTACTAATTCTTGGATCGTCTGGCTCTAAAATCCCATCCTGAACATCGTGAGAACTAGCTCCACCAAATGTGAAGAATCTCTTTCCCTGGATATCAAATACCTGTCCTCGCATGAGATGAAAAACAGAATCACGAATCTTATGAATCTTTCCTCCATTCCATTCTTCTACAGGATATTCGTACAGCCGATCATAATTTTCATGGTTCCCACATACAAACAAAGTAGTAAATGGTTTGTTGTCCAACCATTCCAGATTATGTCGTTCTTCTTTTGTGTCATGCCACAATCCAAAATCTCCGCAAATGATCACGTAATCATCATTAGTCAGCCCTACGCCTTCAGGGAAAGAATGACTGTTTAATCGAGTCATCCAATCCCCATGTGTGTCTCCTGTTACAAATATCATACAATAACTCCTTCCAGTAATTCTTTTAATGCTTGCATATTATCCTCATGCACTCCATCATCTTTATCTGCATCATCTTTCCCTGCATCATAAGCACACTTGATAATCTCCATTACTCTATCATAGCTCACGTTAATAACATTTTCCCTCAGTCCATTAAATGCTCCGCTGATAATATCCTTGTATGTCTGAGCAATATCATCGAACAATACATGTGTTTCCTCTTCTGTAATTGTAGCATATAAAAACGTCATTGCAGGGCTACTATGATTCAACAATCTCATAAGTGTATACAATACGTTCTGATCATCTTTATGATCAACAAGTGTCCAATACACAAAGTTCTTTCGTAGTGTATGTGTACCAATATTGTCCTCAATTCCAACTGCTTTAGCACCTTTTTTAACAAAATCCAAAGCATTTGCTTCAGTCATGTGTCCTGATCCAGACTTACATGTTCCAAAAACATAATCATCCATTGACACTTCGCCATCAATCTTGACATCATATTTAGTTCCTGCAACAGCTTCAAAGAAAATATCCACTGCTTCAGTTACCAAATCGTTAAAGTATACCGTTCTGAATTTCTTTGTTTTCTTTTCCTGTTTACGAGTCTTGTCTCCCAATAAGTCGCTCCATTTAAGTCTAACAATATCAGAGATACGATATGCGGTATTGTTCCCAACTGCAACCAAAAGATTATTTCTGGCAGCTACATATCGTTTGTACTCTGTATAGGATTTATCAATCTGATCTCTAAAATATGCATTAAAGGCTGCAAATTTTTCTTTATTCTTAATTGGATACACTAAAGATGATACGCCTTTTTGTTTATTAGATCGAGTCCATTTAGGATTTCCGTCCTTACGTCTTTTGATCTTTGCTTCAGGTTCTTCTGCGTTATTATTGTTTGCTGTTTCAATAACTTCAAACTGTGTTGCAGCCATGATAATCTCTCCTCTCTTAATTATTCTTACACTCTCTTAATTACTTTTTCTATTTCCTGTGCCAACAGAAAATCATTTATTGCATTTTCATCGTCAGTAATCAATGTATATTTCCATACTGGGGAACCATGATATGATATATCTTCAACCTTAAATAATGCTCTTTTACCAGTGTTATTTTCTCTATGATCTGACTCCAATAACTCTGTATGAATTCCCCAACTATCATATAGGTGTCCATCGTATAGTATTTGAGCCGCAGCTATTAATATATTATATTTACTCACATCAACCTCTGTATTCACTGTTCCGTATAATTTCATTATTCCAATCTCCTCTCTAATTATTGCACTGTTCACGTACTTCTGGTCTAATTTCTACTTCGATTAATTCCATAATTCTTACTCCTATTCTCTAAATTTAGGCAAAATAAAAAGAAGCCCTAAGCTTCTCAATCTCATTCTGTTATTTAATTTCTACAATGGTCTAATAATATCAGGATTCATGATCAGAATACTATCACAATCCCAACCGTAAAGCTCATAATATAACTCATAATCACCTTTGGATAAATTAAGCTTAATTGCATCAACTCCATCTTCGACCATCTTCTCAAAATCTGGCACAACGCCCATTGTATCAAATAAATATTCTGGGAGATATCCCGATAGATCTTGCGTTGGAACCTGCCTTAAATCGGCTTTCGCTGTCCATTCAACAATATTTGCCGAATCATCCAATGTAAATTTAAAGTTTTTGTCTAGTTTATCAATTCTAAAATCATTATCAATACACCATTTCTCCCACGGCTGATCCGCCTTTATATCCGATGCCCATAAACCTCCAAATGGTTTGTTAATCATGTTTCTGTTCACAATTGACATAAACAACTCTTTCTCAAACTTATCACTTCCGTAGTGAATATAAATATTTTCTGACATTTTTCCATCCTTTCGTCAAACTTATCCTGTCATCTGCTTCTCAAACAACTGTCTTTCCAACGCATCAAAATCATAATCACGATCACATTCCAAGTGTGCAAGGTTCGTTACCTTTGGCTTTTGTTTAGCGTTCTTCTTAGCCTGATTCCGTTCCCAGTTTCGTACTGCTGCCTTCCAGTCTGTCATCTTGCTATTGCCTATCATCCAATCTTTGGCTGTGTAATAATCCACAAACTCTTCTGGATTAATTCCATTTCGTCTTTGTTGGCAATATCTGGAGACTTGCTCGCAATCAGGCGGTGTGAATCGCTTTATATTATTATTATATTTATTATTATTCTTTACTTTCTTTTTATGTGTCGCTTCTGCGTCGTTTTGGTGTCGTTTCTGTGTAGTTTTTTCGTCTACAAAGCCTTGATAAACACCGTAATTTACTATGGTTATGACTGTCTTTTTAGTGTCGCTTTTTACATGTATGATACTGTCGTGTTCCAGTGTCTTTAAAAATTTGACAACCTTTGAATTACTCCACCCCCATCGATCACACAATCTTCTGATCGAAGTAACCATCGATCCTCGCTCGACTGTTTCTAAGTTTCCATCAATGTATTTTGATTGATCATTATAACCTGCGAGAATCAGTAAGTCAATCATTGCTTGTCCTCTGGCAAATGGTTTATCTTCCCATAGCCAATGATCTGTGATTTTCCGATGGAGTTTAATCCATCCTGTGTTATTCATGGCATCACTCCCCTCTGTATATGGAGATAAAATTCTCCTTTCACTGTTTTAAATGCTTACCTGTTAATTCATTGATTGCATAATGTGTCATAAATTCATCATAACTCATTATACGTTTACCACAGTCACAGCATGTCATACATTTATTATATGTACAGTATTCAATAATTTCTTCATCTTGAAAATGTCCATCAAAACTATATATATCGGTTCCAGTAGCTTTAAACCTAACAGCCATTCCACGATCACTTCCGCAGTGCGGACATTTTGTTATTGGTTTTCTCATTTAGCACCTCTTTCAATTTCATTCTGTTTTATCCAACGATCAGAAATTTCAGATAGTAATGTAACATACATTCTTTGTTCGTGTACAGTTAATTTACCATTTTTCATTTTATTTTCAAATTGTTTGTATTCCACAATCAAGTCACTATCTGCCCTTCTTTTATAAATACTTTCCATTCTTATCATCTCCTATAATATACATTATTTTTCAGACATAGATTCTACCCAGCAATTAGAAATTTCCACTAGCAACCTAGTCAAATGTGCAGGGAACGCTCCTTTATACATTTATGTTGATCCCAATCCACCATTCGTACCACCACCTATCAAATTTTCGTTTTATTCTTCATCAAGTTCCATATGATTTACATCAACAGGATTCTCTAATTTTAAAATATCTTCTTTCTGTTCTACAAGAGCCTGTTGAGCTATTGCATTAATTTTATTCTGTGCAAAAGCCTCGATTTCTCCTTTAGCTTCTGTAATTGTTTTGTCTATCTGATTTTGGAATTGATCAAAGATAAATTTTGAACTAGATTCCATACCTTGAGTCACGTTGGCAAGTCTTCTCAGAATCATTTCTCGATCACCTTTTCCAATAGATTTCTTCGTAGTAAAAAGCTCCTTGACTTCATCATAAAATTCTTTTGCATCGCTCATACGCTCGTTCATACACTCTTTAAATTCATTTGTTATCTGCTGTCTTTTATTGATAAAATCCGCTTCGTTAATACGTCCTTTACCACGTAAATATTTAATAGTACATGGAGTACCTGTTCCAACATTCATAGAAGTAATTAATTCCGCAAATTGTGATTGCGACATTTCTACTTCCAGAATCTCATCTTCTCCAACATACCAATCATCATTGAGTCCCCTTGTAACCACACCTTCCCTTAATACCATATGGATTGTATCGTTATGCTGAATGCTACTGCCAAATAAATTGCTATGCCCGCCATGAGTACGATTGAATGATAACATTCCAAATGATGGGTGTTTATATGATGTTCCAAGAGCATCTTCTGATATTATATAATCTCCTTCTTTCCTAGCATTTTCTCTCATTTATCCAACTTCCTTTCCATTTGCTTATTTATTTGCCCAGTTAACTTGAATATTATATTCATCACATAATTCTCTGAATATTTCCGTTGTTACTAAGAATTTTCCTTGACAAAAATTGTTAGCTACAAGTCCTAAGTTACTTTTGTATCCATCGACGAAAATATCCGATAGAGAACCATCATAATCTATAATACAATCTTCTTCAACCATTTGTAGAAACTCTTTTCCACTGAATAGATCATAAATATTATAGGTACAATGCATATCTTTTATCATATCATCTGTTAAAACACCATGATATAACCTTCTTAAATCTTCAAGCTGCCATACCCTATGCATCATTCCATCTTTACCATAAGCAAAATCTATATCTCCTTTTGATATAAATTTCTTTTCTTTATCTTCCACCTACTCTCATTCCTGTCTATATTTTTAAAGCATACCATTACAAAAAATGATATGCTTTAACTTGTTCTATCTTATTAAGTTGCTCTAAAATTCATCCCATTCTTCGTCAATTACTAACCCAAATGCAGGATGATATTCTGCGTCACAAACTACATGATCTTTATACATTCTATATCCTTTTTCAAGAACATATTTTACAGGGAACGGACATTCAAACATATCCAAATCTCCATCTTTAATTGCTTCGTCTAACTTACATTCTGGAATTGCAAGGATAGAATGTCCACAATCAGCAAAATAATAATTGAATTCTTTTAATTCCTCTGGAAGTCCTTTATAATTATCTTTCTTTACTCCGTGAAGATCTTCTACACTTCTACGAATTGTATTTGTTTCTACTTTTTCTTCTGTCGGCTGATCATCTTTGTCATCAAAAACCGACCATGCCAATGTTCTGCAAAAATCCCCTGACCAGTTTGAGATTATGGTACAAAATGGCGTTGGAATATCTACAATGAATGGCAGTTCTGGGTGATATTCACCCAAGGATTTTCCAAACAAATCTTTGTACGCACACTCTATTGATCTCATTGCAAGGGATAATCCGCTTCTATCTTTGCATCCTACTGTTGTCAGCAATACAATATTTTCGCCTTCAGCTTCTAATATAACTTCTGCACAATAGAAAGCTCCATCCGCAGTAATATGCAATTTAGTTCCATCCATAAACGGTACTGTGTAATTAGATGATACATTCCTATCAAATTTAATAAGCTCTCTCATTCTAGTTCTTATTTCACTACTGATTTCCTCTGAATAAGATTTTCTCATATGCCCTGTCAACAGAGTATAATGATTAATATATTCCATTACTTGTCCACCTTAACCCTTCTCATTTCTCTGACTTCTTTTTTATACTGTTCGATAGCATCAAGTGCATTTTCAGTATAACAAAAATCATACTTTTTCGCAAAGTTATTTACAGACCTGTAATTGGCTATAGGTACTTCCACACACCCTTTATCCCGACTATACCGATTATTCATAATTTTCCTTGCAGCATTGTAAATTTCATTACTCCTTGCGCTCCAACGCAATGTTAGAACTTTATCTTCTGAATCGTAATTAATCCAACGAGTGTTTTCTTTTTTATAATTTCCACTGATTGCCATTTCTGTAATTTCACTATCATGAATACAAATTGCAAACCCATTCTGCAATAAGCCATGTCCAATTTCTGCTACTCTATCAGCATAATTTCCGCTTTTCTCGGTCAGACAACGACACCAACAACAATCATCTTCATTCCATCTATAATCTTTTGATTTAACCAAATTGATGAAGTCCTGATCTTTCAGATAAAACAGGCATATTTTATCAAGTTTTTTAACAATTTCCACAACACCTTCATGTTCTAATCTTTCTGGTGCCACAGCATCAATACTAACGATTCTTTCTCGACGTTCTTTCTCCCTCTTAGTTCGTTTATATTTTCGCAGAAAATCTTGTTTACTAATAAATCGGTCTAAGTCTAACCAAAAAGAAGCTGTCGTTTCATTCTCAATAATAGATTGTGCCGTTCTGTCGTTTTCAAACTCATTGTAAAAACCCAATCGAATGGTATTACCCCATGCTACTTGTTTTTCCGTTCCTGTTAGGTTTGGAAATCCGTATTCTTCTGATAGTTCTTTAGACTTTTTGTTTTCTTCTGCAATTTTTCTTTCTTTTTCTTCTTTTGCACATTTCGGACATAAATGAGAAAAAGCATAGTCAGCTTTTCTCTGTCTTTCACTCATTTTTCCGATCACATTTACTACGCCATCATGCCCACAAGCGTAAGTACCTTCATATTTAGCCATACTTACCCCTTTCCTTTCTATCAAAGTTTCATTTTATTCTTTACAAGCTACAATGCAAGTTGGAGAATTATACTTTCTAATATCCATATAAAATTTATTTAATACAGATTCTAGTTTCGTATATACTCCATCTCTTCTCATTTCATTTTCTGTCTTTACGTTAGAGTATATCACAATATAATCAATAGGTTCATACACAACTGTCTCCATGTGTTTGATATACTGCTCAACATTGCTTTCCATAAATTTAATATCATCTGTTTCTGCACAAATACAGCCATATGGAATCCAACTTTTAGAAACATTCTGTCCTTTATAGATAATCATTAAAGCTCGTTTTGATTCACACTGATTCATTAACTGCATTAGCAGTTTAGATTTTCCATTGCCCTTCAATGTTAATATTTCCATTTTACATCATTCCTTTTCAAAATATCTTTTCGCTATTTCTTCAAAAAATTGTTGTTCCACTGCGATTACAAGCCCGGAGAATTGCAAAGTGTCTTCTGAATAAAGTTCATTTTTCCACTTTCTCGCATATTCTCTAAAACTTTCACAGGTTTTTCCAACTTCTTTAGCCCTAACATATTTTTCCCAAATAGATTTTAAGTCGCTATCACTCATATCTTTAAAAATCTTAATCATTTCACATCACTCCTTCTGATCAAATATTTGTTTCATTACTGCATCAGTTTTAGCCATTGATTCATCAATATCTGTGTCGCACATAAGTTGGAACAAATCTTCATAACATTTTGAGCACAAATAAACTGTATGCGTTACAACATTAAACCCTAACTCATGTTCAAATAAAATTCTTTTCATACATCTATCGTCCTCAAAATGCTTTCCACATTCAACACACGAACAAAATTTATCACTTTCTCTAAGTTCTGCTACATTGTCAATTTTCATAATTATACCACACCTCTCTATTCTTCTGAAATAATTTCCACCGCAGCTTCATAAAATCTGTTGTATAAAGTTGCATTAGTTTTAATAAGCTGAGATTTAGGAATGCCATGAGCATACTCATCCCAGTTAACACCATTCTCTGTCATCTTAGTGTAGATTTTCCGATAAACAGACGTTCCGCCTTTAGATTTATTTCCAATATGATTAGCATAATTAGTAATCTTGATTTTCATTTCTTCCCAATCAGGCTGTGCGTTCTCTTTACGGAACTGTCGCAGAAGTTTTTCCAGTGAATTGACTAGCAGATCAGGATATTTGTCATAACAAAGATCAATCGTTGGTACATTGCCTCTTTCTCTGATGTTATATTTCTCTTTATATTCTTTCCGATCCTGTTCCCACACAATACCATATGTGTTAGTCAAATAATTATAAACTTCTCTTAAAATATCTCTAGTGGTAGTTCCTAGTTCATCTGATTCTTTCAAAATATCTGCGATAATTCCATAGACGTTAGATTTCCATTCATTCATCTTATATTCTGCGATTACAGCTTCTTTATCCATCACTGGAATATCTTTCGTAGGTTTAGCGATCTGCTTATAAAATTCCTTACGTTCAGCTTTCATTTCTTTAACGATATCTGCCAACTGATTAAATCCTTCTATAGTAATCTTATACAGGCGTTCATTGTTTCTTTCCATCTGCTTCATAAGCTCTGTCTGCTCTGTAAGAAACTGCTCTACTGTTGTTACAGGAGTTCCTGTTCTTAATTTTCCATGACGATAAGCCTGTACAATATCCCATACCCAGTCCATAAAGGTGTTTGCCTTTGGCTGTTTACTCCATCTACAAATTTCCATCACGCCACGTTCATTATAAAGTATAGTGTCATATTTTTTGTCGTCAGTAGTCGACAATTTGTCGACCACTGAATGTTTATCCAACCTATCTTTATGTCTTTCGTGTATCCTATAAATTGCATCCTTCGGATTATCGTACTCCAGTGCCTCTCCAATCTGCTTTCTTGTCATCCAAATATCATCCTCAGCACTATAAAAATCACACGCTATATCGTTAAATTTTTCCGTTTTAACTAACTGTAGGTTCATTCTTTACCTTCCTTTCTAAATTTCCTTATTTTTCTCTACACTCATTATTTTTGTATAGTTATATTCCGTAAACCAATAGGAATAAAATCAACATTTAATTCCAACTATTAGTGTGCCAATCCTAATAGAAACCTATTCTATTCCTATTAGTTCTCTATGTAATCAACACCCTTTCCATTAACAATTATATGCTTAGTGAATCATTAGTTTGTGTATAATAAATTTGACAAAGAACCGACCTGCCAAATCGGTTCTCGTCAAATATTTCCGTAAAATAAAAAGAACCTTCCACTCGGTTCTTTGCCAAAATTATTATATGGAATTAAATCAGCTGATAAATAAGCATTCCGAAAGCTACGATAACCCATAATGTCGTAATTACTTTCATAGGCTTCATAATAGCTTCTAATATTTCCTCTAATACGTCTATATATTTGCTTAAATATACCTTATTATGTTCACGATTAATTTTTCTTAGCGATAACCAAGCTAGGAAAACAATCACATATAACACAAAAGATATTCCGCAGAACTGTTCAAAGAAATGAACAACCTGTTCTAATTCCATACTTCATCATCCTCATCTTCATTATCATATAAATTTTCCACTGGTGCTGTCTGTTGGAACATATCTGTTGGAGATAGGTTTCTAGCTTCACACATTGCACAAAAGACTTTCAGTACCTTATCCCATTCATGTTCTTGAATCCACTGTAGAAATGGTTTCTTTCCACGTTTCTTAACATCAATCTGATATTTATACTGTAAGTTCTTATACAGCTCATTCCACATAACAGAGAATTGTGTCCCTGTAACCGCAGCCAACTTCCTAATCCCAGCGTTCATCTTATTGCGATCATCCCATGTTAAAATTTCCGCTGCTAATAGCTTATTATCATTCTGTAACTTCTGATTCTCTTCTTTGAGTTCTTTGTTTTGTGTTCGCAGATCGGTTACCATGGCAAGCTTGACATCCTCAGAGAATGACGGGAAGTAGTGTTCAATGAATTGTGACTCTTTCCCAAAGTCAACTGCACCGCCTGTCTTACGAATGTTCCTAAGATATTCTTTAATCTGTTTCTTCATCTGCTTTGCAATCGGCTTGCGTGACTGCATACACACTTCATAGAGTCCATCTTCTGTGAGGAACCAAAACGGAACTTTAGTTTTTCCATCAGTATCTAATTGACCTAAATTCTGAGTGCCAAGATTGTTGGCAGTCAAAATTTTAGTCTTAAATTTTTCATCTGAATCAACAGATTGTAACATCATGTCTGTCTTATATTTTCCATTATCTCTCTTGCTGTAATCAATCCATTCTGCAACATCTCTCGCTAAGAATAACGGATTTTCAATACTTCTATATAAGTCAATTCGTCTGCCTAAAATTTCCGTTGTATCAACAAGCTGCACGCCTGCCTCTATCTGTTCTTGTTCTCTCTGCTCTTCTATCGTGATATAATCATTAATGAAAACATAATATCTTACGCTCTCAGCAAGCTTTGAAGTTTCCATCAGCAAAGACAATCTGATCAAGCATTTAAGAGTAAATACCTTAGTACCCTTGTAACCGAATGAGATATTCAATCCGTTCGGATACGTTACCATGATTCTTCCCTTCTGTTTTTCCGTTGCTGCGTCCTGACCGTCAATGATCTCCTGCACTGTCTTAACTTCCATTCCATCTTCCAAAAATTCTTTACGATACTTCGTACACAATCGTTTGACTTCCTCAACATCTCCATCAAAGAATCGTGCTACCTGTTCCGTAGTAATATAATCTCGTCCAGGAAGCCACGGGATCGGCTTGATTGTAACCTGTTTTAAAAGTTCTGTGTTCTGCACCAACTCATCTCTCTTTGTTTTGTCCAAAATTGGATCGCAAGGAATTTCCATTTCGTTTAGATTCATAATTAATTCCACCTTTCTTATGTAAAAATTTGTATTAAAAAAGACACTCTGGAATTTTCCATAAGTGTCTTAGTTACCTATATTCATTTGTATTTTATCAATATAATATTTTCATACTATCTTCCGTTCCAAAGATCGGAAAAGAACTTATAAACCCCATACAGAATAGCAACAAATGCTATGATCATTAAAATGCCATACCCACATCCTAAAACAGCTCCTAGCATACTTTCCAAAGTTTCCTCAGGAATCATAAAAATAATTATTAATAATAAAACCAACGGCATAATTTTACTCTCCTTTGCTAAAAAATAGGCACTATTAAAAGTGCCTATTGACAATAAATTAATCGTTTATATATATACTATTTATTATAATTTGGTCTATCAGTAACATTCAATACTTGAATAAGTGCATCTTGTAACACTTTAGAAACATTAATTCCAGAATGTTCTGCTTCATAATTTAACCAACTAGGTAATGCAACATTTCTTCTTACAGATTTTGTATCAATTTTTCTTCGATATTCTGTTGAATCAATATCAACCAATGAAATAATAGTTTCTCCTTCATCAAAAAATGTGCTTTTCGCAATATCGATATCTGTAATATTTGTTGGTTTAGGAATTTCCACCTCTCTATCTTCCATAGAAACACAAGTTAATTCCATTGCGTCTCGTGCCATTTTAATAGCATCCGACATATCTTTTCCTTCCGTTAATACATTTAAATCTGGTGCCTCAATTAAATATTTTCCGTCATCGGTTTTTGTAAATAGTACAGGATATACTGCTTTCATATTTTCACCTCTATTCTTATATATGATTGCAAACAAGATTTTCCAAGGGCAGGCTGTATTATAACAGCCCATTCCTTCTTAGAATACCTCTAGCAAGTCGTTCATCAACTTCTCTATGTCTAGGAACTGATTCTGATATATCTCCTTTAGTGTAGATATCATGGTTACTACCATGTCTATCGAAGATAAATCCGCCTGCTTTAAGCTTCTTGATTAAATCTTTCTGCTTCATTGTATTGTCTCCTTTACTTACTTATATTATACACAATATCTACACAATGTCAATAGTTCATTACACATTTTTTACACAATTTCCTGTGATCAAATTGACATTTAATTAGTTAATAGATCCATCTGCATTGACAAGTTTATTTTCCAGTTCTGCGTTATCATCTGCAATATTCTGTAATACATAGAACAGCGGATCATCTTCTTTGGCTAATTTTCCAATGCTTTCGGTTAACATTTCCATATCTTCTTTATAATCATCCACAGAACTATCATAGTCCATGTCTAAAGACATATTGAATAAGATATTTGCGATTCTTTCTTCCTTCATAAAAACCAACTCCTTACGAGTATTGCATAAATCAATAATTGTATTGGCAATACTTGATACATCATTAATTCCAACCCCACTAAGTACAGCAAATGAACTATCATCAGAACTATTTATCAAATCACAATAATGTTTCCATACTTTTTCTTCATCGTTATAATCACATGTAATTTCAAGACTAATATTCTCTGTCAAAGGATACTGCCATGGACAAGAATCAAATGTATCTGGGATATTACCCTGCCCATTCCAAAACGTAGGATTCATTTCCTCTAAATACTTCTTTACTATTGGTATTGCAAATAAATTTTTATTCATAATCTCTCACTCCTATTCATGTGATAAAACTTTTCTTTTATGCTACTACTTCAATCAATCGAATCATTGATTCTTTGTAGATAGTTGTTCCATCCACGTCCAATCGTTCAATACATTTAACTATTGACATAGGCTTATTCTTTGGTAACTGCCATGCATACATACCAAGCCAATCTTGTAATAAATTTAACATCGAATAATTTCCAAACGGACATCCTTTTGGCTTGAATTCAGTTAAGATTTCTTTTACCCTACTTGTTAATGTCATACGTATTGTTCCACCTGATGTAACTACAATATAATTTTCTTTCATAATTTCCACTCCTATCTGTAATAAAGTTTTCTATAAAGCTTTCAATTCTTCTTTTGTATACTTACTCCATTTTCCAGTCTGAACACCATTCATTCTTTCTTCAAAAGTTCTTTTTCTCATGCCATACTGTTCCGTTGCAACTCTATAAAAGTCATAAACAAGATCTTTTTTGGTATCAATAATCATAAAATCATGTGGATTATTCGTATTATCAAGAATGTATTGCATAAAATCTCTGAATGTGACAAGATCATTTGTCGTACACCAACATATTGCTTTATCATTTTCCTTTGTTACAAATTTTACTGTCTGCATATTCATTTCTCCTAATCTTTAAAACATTAATCCACCTAAGTCTGCTTTTGCTTTATGATATTTTGCTAACCAAAAATTTCTGTCAAGTTGCACAAGGTCATATTTCCGTTTCATTCTTTCCAGCTCTTTGTTGGTTTTACAAACATATGGATTAGACCCATCTTCAAATTTAATATGATTCCATGTCATAATTTCCACCTCATATCTTTCCGTTAAATCTGCATTTTATTATCCAACTAATTCTAAGTATCCAGCCTTTACAAGATCTTCTTTCTGTGACAGTGGTTGCGGTACATACTGCATACCCTTTTCTCTATCGTAGTCGTAATACCATACACCGTACTCCTCAATCGGTTCCAATATATGGATTGCAAGGCTAACTTCCATCACGTTAACTGCATCAACGCAAGCATTTTTCATATCTTCTAAGCTACATAATGTGTCATATTGTGGTTTTAATTTTTCCACAAAGTCCTCAAAATCTAATCTTTCGTACTCTTCTTTACTAACTTTCATTCGTTCTTACCTCGTTTCTTTCCATCAAAAAAGGAAGATACATTTCTGCATCTTCCTAGATTACTTTGTTTTTATTTAATTTTCCGTTAGTCTATAAACAATAATTAATCAAATATTCTTTTCCATTATATTCTACAAAACTATATCCACTCATCGGTTTTTTAGTTTCAAGCATCTTCTTATATGCTTCAATTCCTTCCTTGTCTTCTTGCCAATCTTCCATAAACTGACCAAAATGTTCTGTAAAATCTTTCAATTCATATACTACTGTGCTATTTTTTAACAATCGTTCCGCTTCTTTTCGTGTACAACGATCTTCCATTAAAATTTCCACATTCTTTTCAAATTCTTTTCTTTCATAATCAAACATAATTTACCACCTACATTCCCTTCTTGATCATATTTTCCGCTACTATTCTAACCAACCATGAATATTTCCAGTGCATATTAAGGTAGTCATTATAAGCATTTCTGATAATCTCATCTGCCCTATCTTTATCATAATTTTCTTGAGTCCATTCAACGTCCCACTTTTCTGCATCGGTTGATAATAGCCAATCTTCAAAATCCATTGCATGATCACGATTATCTTTAATATCTGCGACAGCTTTTTCCATATCATCATCCATGATTTTTACTATAAGATTTCCGTTGTCGTCAACAATATTCCACCATTCTTCTTCAAATTTTCCGTAATAATCACGTTGTACTAGTATCTTGATCTTGTCGTATTTTTTCCAATCGTACTTAGTGCTTGTCACACATAAACTTCCGTCAGAACTCTTCCCGTAGTACCAATCACAGCTATATTGATTTAATTTGATTGTATAACCATGATAAGTGATTTTTGTAAATCCATCAGGCATTTCAGGAATCTTATGGATCTCAAAGCACTCAGGATATTTAATATATTCAAATAAAAGTGTTTCGATTGTGTTTCCATATTCCATAACATCAAAGTGATCAATTCCACTCATAATATCATCATTAAGGTTTTCATAATCATTCTCGCTATACCCATACTTCATCATAAGATTACTTAGATAATCAAAGTTCTTGAACTCTTCATTCTCATAAAGCACCGTTTTCTTTCCAGTAGATTGTTCTGTCATAATAAGTTCTTTGTACTTCATAATTTCCACCATCCTTTTTAGGAACTGACTGCCTTGCGGTCAGATTTTAAGTTAACTGTTCTCTTATATTATACACGATAATTTCCATCGTGTGAAGTGGCGGAGTGGAAATTGAACCCACCGATAAAAGCACTCTTTTATCTACCATACGCCACCGTTTTCCCGTTCCAATACGTCACTACCATCAATCAGTAGTACAGTCATTCCGTTCATTTAAAGTAACTATTAGCTTCAATAGTCGAGTCTTTCCGTTAGGGTGTAGTCTGCTTCATTACAGACAGTAAAAGCCTTTAATTGGCTATGTAATAAACTATGTACGGCATACAGAGAAGTTGAATAGATTAGCTGGATCTTCTTTTAAAATTTCCGTCATGCCGTTAATTGCTTCTTCTTGCGTTCTGTATTTCCGAAAAATTCCGAACGTATTCTTGAATAGCAAGAAATATCTATATCCATGCAAGCTATCGTTAATTCCAGCGTTCGGCGGATTTTCCGTAAAGTATAACGTGTTATACTTTCGTTCTACGTGACACGCTAATGATTCCATAGTTGTTCTGCGACTCATTCTTTTCACCTACTTTCTAATATACATCACTTGTTATAATAACTTGCCGTATTGCTTTCAACCTTGAATAATTTTTATATGTACTAATGTTGTTTATTTCTTGTTCTGTATTAAAAGAAGGAATTATGTAATTTCTATCTGCTCTAAAGTAAACTGTTTTTTTACTTCCTTCTATTAACTTATCATTCTTATCGAATTCTTCTACTGTGACTCCCTGATATGGCACTTGTTTATCGTATGCATCAAAGAAGGTGACATTATATTTTCCAACAATCTTTACTCTATTCTTTAATTTTTGCATCATTTCCATCTACTTTCTACTGTTCTGTACATTTAAAATAAACATCTACGTTGTTCTTATCATCGTGTGACCAACTAGATCCAACATATTTTCCACTGTTACCGCAATCTTCAAGATCGTACTCACAGCATAAGTCGTTATACTCATCAGGCGTGTTACAGAAAATTTCCGTTCTACCGTCAGGATATTCATTTCTTACTATCATAATTTCCACCTTCCTTCTATAATCTTTCCATCAGTTCTACAGCAAGGATATATGCTACATATTTCCACACGTTCACATATCCGTTCAGATCTTCTAACTTACATTGTAAAGCTGTATGAATCATTCCATCGCAGAAGCCTTTGCTTTTAAGTTCTGCGATAAGATCTTTCTTTGCAATCGGTGGCAATGTTGCGACTCTGATTTTCCCAATATCAAAAGTGTTTCGTTCTTCCTTTTCTACTGTTCTAATCACTACCATGTTTGTTCTTGTCATCTTTAAAATTTCCATTTTGTGTACCTTCCTTTTTATAAATCATTTCTTAATGTTGTTAAATTCCATTCAATAAATGACGAATCATCGTTTACTTGTTCAATACGTGCAAAACTTCCATCATCGGATATATCGACAAATAATCCATAATCACTATAATCCTTTTCAGAAACACTCATATCAATTTCCAATTCTCTACATTCTATGTTCAATTCATCCTGATATTGTTTTCTAATAAATGCAACCGCTTCTTCTTCTGTACTAAAAACATAAAGCGGTGAATCACAATCAAAACTGTAATAAACAGATACAAAGTATAAATCTTTTAAGTTCTTTTCCATTCTATCGTTCCTCCTGGTTATTTCCACCAATTTTTATATACTTCTATAATGTCATCAGAATTATTTTCAAAATCTTTTCCATGCTTATAGATTGATATATCAGTTGCTTTAATCTCATCACTATGTAACCACTTCATAGCTTCTCTAAGTTGTTCATACCCGTAAACTTCATAGCTATCCCTATACCCATTCTTATCTTCATAATAGATAAGATACGTTGCACGATGATTCATTTCTTCCACCTTCTTCCTATGCCGTTTCTTCTTTTTCGTATTCTTCACGTTCCTTATAGTACATATCGAACAGTTCTCTATACTTCTTTTCGCTGTCTGTCATGTACAATTCGTTGACACTTGACCATTCATTCAATCCCTTTTCTAAGATCATCACGTACTTTCTTAGCTTAACTCTGCCCCATCTCATATTGTTATTTCCAACATCAAAGAAATAGTTATCTAACAGACAGCCTTCAAAACTATCTTCTAAGTAATCATCTAAAGTCGTGCAAAACATTTCTACTGTATCATTATCAATAATCGTTCTATAATCTTTCATAGTTTCCATACCTTCTTTCTATGCCGTAATCAGTTCATAATCTTCCAATAGTGCTACAAGGTTTGCTTTTTTCCATCTATGTAAGACTCGATCACCCATTTCATTTCTGATAGGTTTTTCAAGCTGATTTCCATTGTGATCTTTCTTCCATTGCATAAACTGTTTAACGGAATTATGATAGTATCCATCGTTATGGACTTCTATGTATTTGTTCTCGTTACGTTTGTTTCTGTATATAGTAATCGTTGTCATACCGTTCTACCTTCTTTCTATCTGATTTTTCCATTATCTGCCACGGCTTCTACATCATCACAGTAACTATTGCAAGGATTCCATACACAATAGCTTGTTACGTGCTTTCCTTTGCGTACACGCTTGTTATAGACAATGTAGTAGTTTTTTCCATACGTTCCATGTTTACCACCAGCAGAAATACTTTTAATAATTTCCACATAAATCGTATGCTTTACAGCACGTTCACGGATCATTTTATCGGTTAATTTTCCAGTGCTGATATACTTTACTCTATAGGCTTTTAAGTCGTACTCGTGGCGTATATAATCGTTTACAAGCTGGATATTCTTATTCTTTGCTGTGATCTTTACAATAGAATCATCGAGCTTATCTTTTGTTCTATGAGTATTGAATTTTACAGTTACAACGGTAGTCCCTGGATAGGCATATGATCCCTTGCGAACTTTCCAACAATAGCCATCTGCCGTATCAATTGTGCCGTCATTGTTGCAAATGCCGTTTATAGTTCTGTACGTGCTTCTTTTTGTCTTTGCATACACTGTATTTTCCAGCATTAAAAAAGCCGTAAACATAAGTGCTACGGCTAATAGGATCTTGATTGTTTTGTTCTGTTTTGTTCTCATTGTGTTTTACCTTCTTTCTTAATATTCAAAATTCGGAAATAGTTCGTATAAATCTTCTTCATCTATGTATTTTCCATTAATTGTGATACTAACGGCATAGGATACAAAATATTTTCCATTATCATCTTCTAAACCATCATCATCTTCTTGTTTCCAAAAAGAAAAGCAACTACCACAAATACAAATATCTTTTGCTTCTAAATTGTTAATAAAATGCTGATTGATTTCATTAAGAACGAATTGTTCAAAATTGAAATTTTCCGCTTTTGCCAATGTGGATTTTCCCGTTAACCAGTCTGCATCTTTTCCACGTAAAGGATCAATAAGTTCTCCGTGTTCATTCTCGTGAAATATGTTGGCAGAAATCCCATGCAATTTAATTGTGTCAAATTCTCTATATTTTTCAAAATTCATAATCATTTACCTTCTTTCTTATTCTGTATCTGTATCATCATCAAAAAATCCAACGCAAGCAAGCATATAGACAGCGGTAATCATTACCAACAACGCTTCTAATATAAAGGCTTGCGGGATCTTGATAAACGTAATAATAGCCGTTACAATCCATACAATCGCAACGACTATTTCTGTTAGTTTTGGTTTATGTAGTTGTGTTTTATTTTCCATTGTGGTTCCTTCCTTCTTTCTTTACTCGTCAACTCTTTCTATCATGAAATTTCCACCATGATATAAGTTGAGTCCGTGATTTCCACCAGTAATGTACATATCATCAGTGATCCCATCACGTTCTATATCTTCATCTGAAACAAATACACCCATGCATCCATCAGATTCTAGTTGGTCGATCGCAAGATCTAAGATTGCACCATAATCCGTTGTAGGTTCTTCAACTTCTACAAGTTCGCTAAAGTAACCGAAAATCACTCTATATTTTGTCATAATATTCTTCTTTCTGCCCTTTACGGGACTTTCTTTTTTATAGGTTCAACAAAATAGACAAGTCTAGAAAACGACTTGTCTATAATATTCGACTTATAAATACGCCACAAACTCTGAAAAATCAACCGTATCATATAAGTTCTTGATTTTCTCATGATACACATTGTCCAGTTCTTCTTCAGTGTTAACCCATGAAATACCGTCAAAAACCTTTTTTGCTTCTTGCAAGATATACTGTTTTGCTAATGGCTGTAAATCACAAACAACCGTTTCTGCTTCTTTATGTGGGCAAAACGGTTCAATAAGATCCATTTTGATATTGTCTTGAATATAACTTTCCAAACTTGAACCGTTCTTTTTGTCATCTGATTTATTAAAAAATTCCAACAGTTGTCCAACCGTTAGAATTTTAATTTCGTTGTCATCATATTCATCAGCATATAAATATTGTTCCATTCTAAAACACTCCTTTTATTTCTAAATAATCACGTTGCTTTCTTTCTTAAGTAGTTTTCTAAACTCTCTAAAGCAAAGATAATCCATTAGATTTGCCGTTTTTTCTACGTCAACAACTTCTCTACCAGTCCAGTCTTTCATAATAATACTAGATACTCTTTCATCATCTTTATAAAGACAATAAATATCAGCACCAAAGCCACGCAAACCCATGTGGAAATGTTTCCATTTTTCAAAATCTGTGTATTTATTATAAATACCTCCATTAATTTCTGATTTAATGACGTTCCAATATGTTAAAAAAGGACTGTTTTTACAGTCCTTTTCATCATATTCATGTACTTCTAACCAATCTACAATTGATTCTGTTAAGTAATTTTTGATTTTCTCATTGATTTCTTTATTATATGTGCAACTCATGATAACACCTTCTTTCTAAATCTAATTATAGAAAATAGCATGAACTAATTCTTGTATGCTTCCATTTACTGTATCCTTTGTACCAATTAATGGATACCATGATACATAAAAAAGATCTAGTCCATAAATATCTTTGAAAGTTTTTTGTAAACGTTTAAACCACTTATTTTCTCGTTCTTCACTCTCATGAGTGCTTACACGATTACAAGTATTTTCATTGTTTGTAAGCATCAAATTCCTATTAGCTAATCCACACAAACGATAATAAGAATTCATTACCTTACGTGCTTCTTTATAATCTGTCGGTGTTGGGTTGCTAGTTTTGTAACTAATCAATGTATCTAGTTCCTTTTCTCTTCTTTCTGCGATTGTTAGTTTTTTCATAATAATATACCTTCTTTCTTTAGTTACCCGGCTTACATTTCTATAAAAGCGGGATTTTAAATAGTTACAATAAAAAAAGATACAATCTTTTTTAGATCGTACCTTTATAGGTTTACGCTATTCCTTCACTAAAAAACCAATCAAGAAAATCACTCGTATATGGTTTTCTCGTCAAGTGAATGTCTTTTTCATTCTGTCGAATGAACGCCCAACATTCAATTTTTGTTTCAAACATGGTTGAATATTCAATGTCTGTTTTTTTATCGACATAGTCAATATAGTATTTCATTCTTTTCATAGTTGTTTACCTCCTAACACTACGACCAGCTTTTCAAGGCTGGATTTTTTATAAGTTCATGAATGACTATAAATAGCGGTGTCTTAGACAGTGGCATGGCGTAAAGCGAGCATACTAAGCAAAGTGTTATTTATAGCCCATCATCGACCTATAAAAGAATTATGATATCTTAACCAGTGGATCACTGGTTGAATCATTGTTAATCTTTTGGTTTTGATGTTTTATTCAAAAAAAGATTTTTCAGAGTGTTTATAAAACACCCTTAAGTTATACCGTTCAATGTAATGTATAGTGTTTTGCGTTGCTGGTGTCTCCCGACATTAGCCATACATACTAACTAATGGGTTATTAGCTAAATAACCTTAATGTCACTTATTGCATCGGGCGACACTCTACCCTATCATCTTTTTTACATGGGTTATGGCGTTACCATGAGTTTTTATAGAAGTATTCTTTTCTTCTTTTATTCGGTTGTGTTTAACCGTTTTAAATAGGGATTTAAAAAGTCTGAATTGACTTTTTAGAAAAGATATGGTATCCTAGAATTGTCTAGGTTCAGGGATACCGAAATCCCAAAGATGATATGGGCAGAAAGCCTTTTTTGATTAAGGCTGAACGCCTTTATCATCTTTTTTTATTTAATTTTTGTAACCAGCATCTTAACTGGTGTCAAGTTAAGTGAGATTTTAAAACTCAACCGATCAATCAAGATGGTTTGTTTTGCTTCTCTTTTAACTTGTCTTTATTATATCATGACTAGTATTGTTATGTCAATACTTTTTTCAATTTTTTTGATTTACTTTTTTGAGTAAATCGTGATATAATAATACCAATCGGATTGGACTTGTATGTCTTATCCTTTTGACAGTTATAATTATACAATACTAGTATTGATATGTCAATACTTTTTTCAATAAATTTAGGAGTAATTTTATATGTATAATATTGTAAAAAATCAAGATGATCTTATCTTACAAATAAAGCACTATATGTTAGATAATAAGTTAAAGCAAAAAGACATAGTTGCCCGTACTGGACTATCTAAACAAACTATAAGCAATCTGTTAAACGGTAGGAGTAAAAACATGACACTAGACACTCTTTTTATGCTTTTAAATGCTTTAGATTGTAATCTATCTGTATCTTTAAATAAGAATGATAATACAGATAACACCAGCAAAGATCAATAATGCTGTTTACTCTGCCGTATGCACATATAAGCACTTATACAGTCGTTTAAATGCTTTAGAATGTAAGTATGCAAAGATCATTTGTATTATATAGAAGGAACACGTATATAATAGTATTGTAAATACAATATATCAGTATGTCTACTATAGTACAACGTATAACACTTGCCTATACCGTAGGTGTACTATTATATAGTATTATGTATATGTACTGTATCTATATATTATATCATGGGTGTATGTTGTATATGTAATTATATAGTTATAGTAGTTTGGATCTAGTTTTGCGGAGTCGTATGAGATATACTATCGTGTTATGCTTTTATATGTATTTATATATGTATGATAGCTTGATCTTGTATGATTGCTATATATTTATTTGTTTAGTTTGTATTTTAATTTGTGTATTTGTTGCAAGTGCTGGAAGTCTGCCAAACATCGAACACTTGTTTGCTTAGTAGTGTAGCATGGTTTTATGGTACTGTCAAGTGGTATAGGTAAAAGTTATGGGTTGGTGGTTTTGTATAGAGTGAAGTTATAGGTGGGTTGATTGTTAACTTATATAGAGTTTGGTGGTTAACAATGATATAATATGATCTTTTTTGATTGTTTGTGATTGTCAACGTGTATTTTTAGGTGGTTTACAATAATGGAAACTTGTTTTTTCGTGTTTTGTATTGTTTGTTATTGGTTTATATCAGATTAATAATTGTAAACTTTTGTGCTGTAGTTAGTTAACAATAGTCGTTTGCTAGTAGTCCGATATCGGATTAAAGCGACACGTACAATATATTGTACAGTTTGCACACTATATCAAACAACCCTATAACGTAGTATCCTATACTATGTGGGAATAGTTGGAAATTATCTGTACTCCTGATCCTGATCTGCCTATAAATTATTTACAATAATTGTCAAAAATTCATTTGATAAAATTATAGTATTTCAAATAGATTTATCCAGTATTTACTGTAGTTTTTATATATTTATAACTATAGTATGTAAGGGGGTATATTTACATATTTAACAATATAGTTTTTATACTTTTTGCCTTGACGTCTTCAACACGCCAAATATCTCCCTTTCATTTTTAATCCATTATTTTCCAATTTTTTAATCACTTCCTACCAATTTCTTCCTTTTTCCTTAAATCCATCAAAATCCCCATTATTCCTACACTTTCACTACTTTTCTCCTATCTCATTAAAAAAAACATTACGTCGTAAGTGACGTCGTTCAACTTCCCTATTTAAGCAACTTTTAGCAATTGCACCTTACCAAAATAACCCGATTTTTTACTTTTTTACATCTAATACACCACTTAATCCCTCATAAATACTGGCTTCGGACGACGTCACTCGAATTTTATTACCATTTTGACCAAAATCAGACCTTTTACACACCTCTTTTTTGCAAGTTTCCATTTTCAAAATACTGCCACAAACTTCTCTTATCTCCTTTATTTTTATACCACATCTTAAAAACCCAAAATTTCATTTTTGTACCCATGCCTGACGACCTCACTTTTTTGATCGCAAAAACATGGTGTCACCAATTTCGTACCTATTTTGCATAAAAATCCTTATAAATACTGAAGAAAACGACGATTACTCTTCTACTACCTCTTCTCTCTTATCCCAAGCAAACAAGCAATTTATTGCGCAGTTTAGGAGAGACAGGATAAGCGTTAGCGTTCCTTCTCGACATTTCTACCGCAGGTAAATACCTTACAATCAAAACATACCACTTCCATTTCTCAGACAATCATGTTATACTTCCATTGAGGGATTAGACAACCCTCGGCATCTATGCCAAAACAGACATAAAAAATGATATTAAGGTATTCAAGTTAGTACCCCAAATAATGTATCTGCAAATGCATTATCAGAAATTATGCTCAGGGAAATTTCTCTGGGCATAATTTTTACAATTAACAATCTCTCATTGCAACAAAGTATCTTATATGATATAATCATGTATATGGCATTGAACAAGACATTCAATGTATTCCATGTATCAATAAAAACAATCCCTCGCAAGGCAAAACATTTTATAAGATGGAATCCCTTGAACTATCAACCAGATTTGTGACAGATAGTGAACACAAGCAATCTATCAATCAGACACTCAGCCTTGCAAGCAGGGATTATTTTTATGCAAAAATTTATCTTTCATTCAGTCCTATAAAAAATCGTACTCTACAGATCATAAATCCATTTTACCTGTCTACACTAACAACTCTCCATGACATACCACAAAATCCATATTTGACGGATATACTCTTCTAAACATTGAGAATCACATATAAGTAGCAGCCACTGTTATGACAAATAATCAGCACACATCATCATGTAGCAGATTTCCAAATCAAACATCTGTCATAACACATCTTAGATTCATGGCAAAAATATCTCTTCATTATACCCTTAAAAAATGTACTCTGAGAGAGCAAATTTCAATTCTACTATCTTACCTTAACAAGTTATCGCCAGAACATATAAAATGGAAATTAGCATCCGATTTCTCGTTTAAACATTGCAAAAGTACCCTAAGTAATTTCACACATAACCTGGCTCTCGCACTAATATCACATAAGGGGTACACTTTACATTGAAAAGATCATTGTCGGCACCAGTATATATTGTACATGAAAAAGTACAAGGATATTTCCTATGAAAAAATGCACTTGAGAGATCATAAATCAATTTTACACCTCTCCCCTACCAACAATACCAATTTACCTATAGAATTGAAATTCACCACAAAAAGCTCTTCTAAATGTACAGAATCCAGTATAAAGAAAATTACATTCTACCCAGATAAAAATATAACTAACTTCCCTCATTGCACCCGTTGACAAGGTGCAAAAAGTATGTTAAAATACCAATATGCTTAAAAAGAAAATGAAGAAAGAAAGGATATATACCGTGAAGAATACAAATGATTTTATACATAATTGCAATGAAGAGACAAAACTCTCTTTCAATTTGCCACCAGGTATCACGCTAGATATGATATTTCAGATAATCAATCATGGTAATCCGTGTAAAGATTCTTTTAAAGAATATATGCTGGCAAATACCAGAAAAGAAATTACAATGAAGATTCATAGTTATTGGAAAGATCATTCTGAGATATTATATCCAAGATCTTTAAGACCATATATGTGGTTGTACTACAATGAGATAGCAAGAAAAAGATTACGGACATTGCAGGAAGAAAATATAAAACAATTATCATATATGATCTACATGATGAACAAAACAAAGAAAGGAGAAATGGAAAGATGATCAATACAATTATCAAGACAGATAACACAGACAAAAAGAAAAGACAGATGAAAGATCAAAAGAGAAAAGAGATGAGCGTCAGTGAACAAAGGCAATGGTGAAACCATTGGCTAGAATTTGTAATACCGATTTTTGTTTTTATGAATAGTGAACGTAGTGAACTATGAATAAAAATGAAAATCGGTATTACAAATGTTTAATATGCTTAAGAAGTATTATCTCCCCTAATAAGGTTTAATCTTCTTTAGCACCCCACTTTCCACACAATTTTGTGCGGAAATTTTACACCATTAACACACATTTTTGTGTGAAAATTTTTTCTTGTCCCACATATAGTGTGGGTTTACCAATTATTTACAGTTAAACTTTTACACATTTAGGAAAGGAGCGTAATATGACGATATCGCCACCAAAACAACGACCATTTTTTAAAAGGATTCCTTACGATATAATCTACGACCATGCAAGGTTTAATGATTATAGAGTCTTGTTCTTTCTACTACTTCAAAAACATACGTTGACTAATTCATGGGAAGAACAAACAATGATATATTTAAATTATAGCTCAGCATTTAAATTAATCGGAATAACACCAGATAGACATAAAAACGCAAACATTGATCAATTCCGTGAATTAATTAATCAATTGATTTTATTCGGAGACGTAACAACTTCTAACATCAGCACATCCAAAGATGCAATGTTGATTATTAATCCAGATTCTCAAATGTTTTATCCAAAGGAACACTTTGCGATTTTATATGACTTTGAAATTGATTTTATTTTAAAATCATGGAATAGCCCTTCGTATTCTGGAATTAAGCCATGGAAACTATTACTTGTCCTGTCGTATTTAAGATTAAATATTAATACAAGATATGGTTCGGCTTATAATACGAAGAAAAATCGAGAAAGATATCCAGAAACATATCATCAATATTACACTAATATTAGCGATGACTTGGGTTTAAACCAAAGCACAATTGCAAAATGTGTGGATGATCTAGTAGAAATGGGAATTATTGCATGTAAACATACGTCTGGATTTAAAGGCTCTGCAAATTTATTAACTGGAAGAACTATTTTTGCAAATCAATATAAATACGATTTACAACAAAGAGGACGCTTAGATAGTATTTATGACTACAAAAAAGAAATTCAAGAATGTGAAGGACGTCTTACTTCTAAGAGAAAACAATTAAAAGCAGATAAAATTTACGAACATATTGAAGATGATATGGAACTTCCATTTGATTAATCACTTTGTTGGCAGAATTGTGAGTAATCAAACAAACACAAATTAAAAATCAGCTAAACAAATACATAAATAAGGAGACTTTTAATGAAATCCAGAAAATTTAATAAAGAAAAGTATGCGGAACAGAAGGAAATGAAGAAAAAGAATCGTCCACAGCGCAGTTATAAAAGCCTTGGGACAACCATTGAAATTCCGATCAATCACAGAAAGCATAAAATTTTGGCTACTGCCCGACATAATGACGAAAATGGTAAAGAGGACGAAACTTTTACTGTAACGCTTTCAATTGCCAAAGAGACAGGAGATTTCCCAATCTGGCATCAGTTTGAAGATGATTTACAGATTAAAGCAAAGAGATATTCTCTTAGATCAGCTCTGATGGCTAAGGTAATTGAGCTTGAAACCGCTGGTGATCTTGATATACATATTGAATCTGCTGATGCTATCTATAAGCTTCTTGAATGTGCTGGCGATTACCTAAGCGGTAAGTCAAATGTTGTGGAGGTGCAGTAGAATGATAGTTTTATCTACGATTCTGATTGGCGGTGCCGTACTGTTTTGCGCAGGAATGTATCGTTCTGCTGCTACCAGAGAAATGATTACGGAAGATATTTATTGCCAGATCAAAGCAGAAAGTTTACATAAAAACGCTTTCAGGAAACCAAGAACTGAAATGGAACAGATGACAGACATGATTTTTAAAGAAAGCGAGGATGATGAGTAAATGGCATTAGATAAACAAATTCATGTACATTCTGTGGATACAGGGCATTTTTACACAGAAAAAGAAAAGGCTTTACATAAGCAAAATATGTACATTCGACAGGAACGCGCAGCAATACATAATCAATTAAAGGATTTAGAAAAACAAGCAAAAAAGCAAGGGGTTTCTGATCAGCAGATTAAAAATATCGAAGCAATTCATATGCGTAGACAAGATATTATTGACACCATATATGATAAAAACTTTAAAGAGCTAAGACAGTCTGATGATATACTTGATCAGATCCAATATTGGTCAACGCTTAAAAGTTATAAAACTTTCCCTGCGAAAGATGTCAAAGAAAAACTACTGCTAAGGCTCAAGCGGGCGGTTGATACAAATGTAAATCTTGCAAAGCATGAGCATGAAGATCGAGTAAAAATTCGATGTTTTTATGAAAAAGATTTGAATGATACAAATACTGTATCTCTGTTTGAGTCATTCTTAAGCAGGACAATTCAAGCAGAAACCGATATGTTATGCGAAGATTTAGTTATTGTCCAAGTATATTACTTCGATATTTTCAAAGATCTTTGTTTTCATGGTATGAACTACTGCGATAAAGATGGCGTAATTACAAAATATAGATACTTCACCTCTTCTGCTGGTCAGATTCGTACAAAAAAAGCTGTATTCATCAAGGAAGAAACATGGCAGAAATATGAGAAAACATTAATGTGTGGACTCACAATCGACAAAATTAATGATGAAAAACATCAAGGGAACAATGTTAACAAACACTTAGCCTACCTTGCATTGACTAATTCAGCGACTGATTTATGGGCAGATTTTGACATTGACAAATCAATCGTTGTAGATGATATGGAGACTATGGTTTCAGGACTTTTTGATTCTATTGATGATAAGACGTATGAAATTAAGAGGGTTTCTTCTTCTGTTCCAATTCCTCACATGGACGGATGCGGAATCGCAGACCCAAGTGTATTAAATGCAAATGCAATGGTGCGTATCCCTTGGATCAAAGGACTTCTTGGGAAATTTGCATTTATTGAGCTGATCAAAGAAAAAGGTTGGTCACCAATTATTACAGATATTTACGGCAAAGAACATAATGTTATTGAAGAAGATATTAAAATCATTTTCACAAAAAGTCAGTTTAAGATGTGGAAATATTATGATTCATGGGAAGAATATAAACAATATTATCACGAATTTGGATGTACCGCAGGTTTGTGTAATGTTGAGGAAGAATACATAAAAAATGCTTCTATAAATTATCAGATGTTGCAGACGCTCACTGATATTACAGATACAGAAATTGAAACATTGAGTAAAAAATCAGTCGAGAAAATCTCTACACTTTGTGATTCCGTACAGCACATGCAGAGAACCTTGGGTATTAATCCATACAACACTCACATGACACCCTTTCAGGAAGCTGTTAAAATCTATCCAAATTTGTTGAATGATACATATGCAAAAGACACTATCAGAGAAATTAAGAATAGTATGTTGAAGAAATATCGCAGTGGAAAACTAGATGTTTACGGAAAATATACTTTCTTGATTCCAGATTTATATGCAGTTTGTGAATACTACTTTGGACATATTGAAAATCCTAAAGGATTGCTTGATGACCATGAAGTGTACTGTAGGATGTTCCCTAAAAATGATAAGCTTGATTGCTTGCGAAGTCCTCATTTATATAAGGAACATGCAGTAAGATTTAATATTGCCTACGATGCATATGGAGAAAGAAAAGCTGAAATTTCAAAATGGTTTACTACAAATGCGTTGTATACAAGCGTACACGATTTAATCTCACGAATTCTACAATTTGACAACGATGGAGATAAGGCATTGGTGGTCGCAGATAAAAATTTCGTTGATATTGCAGAAAGAAACATGAATAATGTTGTACCTTTGTATTATGAAATGAAAAAAGCAAAATCTGTTTTGATTACCCCAGAAAATATCTATAATGGATTGATCCATGCTTTTACTGGGAGTAATATCGGACCTTATAGCAATAAAATTGCAACGATTTGGAACAGTGATATTTTTGTTAATGGGTCTGAGGAAGATAAACAAGAAGCCATTGACACCGTAAAACTTTTGTGTATGGAAAACAATTTTGTCATTGATTATGCAAAAACTTTATACAAACCTGTTCGTCCTGAAAAGGTTGCTAAACAAATTGCAAAATTTACAAAGAAGAAACTTCCTCACTTTTTTGTGTATGCAAAAGATAAGATGGAATCTCAGGTAGAAGAACGAAATCAGAGTTTTGTTAATAAATTATATGATATTATTCCGAATGTGCAGATTAATACACGGAAGCTTAAGATTGATGAAATTGAATACGATAAAATGATGTTCGATGTTAATACAAAAGTTGATAAAAATGTCATAGAAATTTATGATCGACTGAACAAACAGTACAGATATAAATTCAATATTGTTGATGAACGTGTAGCGAATGATTCATTTGTAAAGCAGACGATTTTAAAAGAATTTGAAAAGACTGGATATTCTGAAATTGAAATCACGGACATGCTTGTTAAGTATCTGTATTCTAAAAACAAACGATATAAACAATTATTATGGTTTGTTTATGGAGAGTACATTGTTGAGAATTTGAAGCATCATGTCGTAATCAAACCAATGAAAAAAGTACAATGTGTCGATTGCGGAGAATTGTTTGAGGTGTACGTGCGTAATGCTAAAAAGGTGCGATGTGATTCTTGTCAGAAAGTTTTTAAAAGAAACTATCAGAGAGAATTGATGCAGAAAAGAAAGCAAAATGGCATAATTTAGCTTTTGATATTGGGTTAAAATGTTCCGAAAAAATCGGTACAAAATTTTTGAAAAAAATGAAATGTACCGATTTTTTCGGAACATGAAATGTGTGTATATGGAGAAGCATTATAATATGCTTGTAAAAAGGAGTTAGGAATGACAATAAACAAATTAGATTTGTATAAAGAAATTGCAAAAAACAAAAATATTCGTATTGATATTGTCAAAAAAGTGTTTGGTGAAGCAGAAAATATTATTTTTCAAAATTTATCAGATGCACAAAATCAACCTTGCAAAATCACTATTATGAATGGATTAAATATACAATCTTCAATCAGAGATAAATGTCAGCGCACTATGCCAAATGGTGAAATTGTTAGTGAAGGCAAGATTATTAAAATTACATCTCATATCTCCAAAAGATATAAAGATAAGATTAATCAGAACAGATAAACTCTCAAAATACCAATTTGTACTTTGTACAAATGCTCACGCTGTTTGCAGCTAAAGAAATTTCACACCGTGAGTTCCGAGGTCTATGTCATCAAAAACAAAAAATCAGAGATGGTATCCGAGACTTGCAACTGTTCTATTAATATATAGTAGACCTCCAGAGGAAACTGAAAAGCAACCAAAGGAGAAATCATGAAAAAGAAAATTTCAATTATCACATTAGCTATGGCAATGCTACTGGCAGTTGGAGGATTCACTACTTCTACTGCTGTCTCTGCGAAAAATAAAAAAGTCAAATGTTTGGGAACATACAAGATTACTGCATACTGCGGTTGTCGGTCATGTTCTGGAGGTTGGGGAAATCGAACTGCTTCAGGTCGCAGAGCAAAACAAGGCAGAACCATTTCTGTTGATAGGAGAAAAATTAAGTTAGGTACTAAGGTCAGAATCAATGGACACCTGTATACAGCCGAAGACGTTGGCGGGGGCGTAAGAGGAAAGCATATCGACATGTACTTCTCTTCTCACTCACATGTTAAAAGATTTGGTAAGAAGTACCGTAAAGTATATGTGGTAAAGTAACAAAAAGCTAATTTTATCACACGTAAGAAATATCGCCTATAGGGCATTAATGAAGATATTTTGGTGAGCATGGGACGCCATGCAAAACACAGAGGTATAAAGCTCGTATGTTTGGAGCTTGCGTATAGACATTTACCATAGAATTTACATGAGTAATATAACTCTGATTTCAAATGTGTTGGACGCCTTTTTAGTGCATACGCAAATTATTTGTCGGTAGCTCATGTACACATCAAGTAGTGTACACCGACTAATGGATATTTTCTCGGATAAATACCGAGCCTCCATTTATTATTCTGGCAGGTGGCGAAATGTCATCTGCACATTATATTAAAGGAGAAAATAATTATGAATACAACAGCAATTACAACATTCAATAACGAAGAATTTGGTAATGTGAGAACTCTTACAATTGATGGAGATCCTTGGTTTGTTGGCAAGGATATTGCAGAGTGTCTTGGATATTCTAACACAAAAGATGCTCTAAGAAAACATGTAGATTCCGAGGATAAAATTATGGGGTCGCAAAATGCTACCCCATCTATTACAGATAATCTTGGACGAAAACAATTTCCTACTTTTATTAATGAATCAGGTGTTTATTCTCTGATTTTAGGTAGTAAGTTAGAATCTGCCAAGAAATTCAAGAGATGGGTTACATCTGAAGTTTTACCATCTCTTCGCAAGACTGGTACATATACTGTAGTAACAGCTCAACCGAGTGTAACTTCTTCTATTATTGTTCAGTCAACAAGTGATATCGAATTGCCAAAAGCAACGAATACTTGGTATCTTAAAAACAGAAAGCGTATAAGAGAATTATGTGATCTTATGGATATCGAACGCAGAACACTATATCATCTGATTCTTACGGAAATTGGAAAGGCAATTGATATCGAGCAATCAAAATCAATTTACACAAGAGATCACGGATTCCCACCAGAATTCATCATGGATGTTGTTGGATATTTTACAAAAATGCAAGAAATTGCTGATGAATATCTTGATAGATTATTAGAAAAATACGAGTCTTTGGATTCAGATAATGATGAAGAAGATGAAAGTGTATGGTAATTTGCCATATTATAAAACATTGCCCCTTGCGGGCCCAACAAAAAGACTTTGCCCCTTTGCGGGCCGTATAAGAAATGAAGTGATCCGACACTAAGATCGGTGGATTTAGGCATTATGCCCAATAAAATAAAACACAAATCGTTAGAAGAGTGGTGCCAAAGTACACGGTGGAACTCATGTAGAAACTTGCGATACTCTAATCCAAGGTGTTTTGATCGCACAAAGAATGTGTGTCTTTTTATAGAGTGGTCTACAAAAATTATGTGCATGTGGCAGAGCTGGTTTAATGCACCTGATTGCTAATCAGGCTTACGTGGGAATGCACGTAACAGAGGGTCGTAGCCTCTCATGCACGTTTCAGCTGCGATAAGCCTAATTTTGGTAAGGCAGTAGTCTTGAAAACTACTAGTAGCCGTAGTGATACGGTGTCTCAGTTCAAGTCTGAGTCGCAGCGTTAGTTTGTCCTGTGATGTCTTTCGAGCTCACGGGCTTATATCCCTGTTTATCCCGCTAAGGAGGCGGATCTGACTGTAAATCAGATGGCTTCGGTCACGAGTGGGTTCGATTCCCTCAACAGGGACGATTAGATCTGAGACGCATACGATGCGCAGATTAACAAATATGCGAATGCCCTGATGGCTAGTGAATATCAGAAATGTATACCTCTTTTGATGTTCTGATGAAGTTCATCACTTCAGTTCGCCTTGAGAGTACCTCAAATTCCTACGAGGATTAAGGTCGTTTTTAAAGGTATCTTTACACACAATATCTTTAACATTTAACATTATACCGTGTCGCCAGTGTGTACGTATGAGATGCGGTAAATGTTGTATTGACATGTAGCTCAACTGGACAGAGCACAACGCTACGGACGTTGGTGTTGCAGGTTCGATTCCTGCCATGTCAGTTTTCCTATATACCTCAGTTGGTAGAGGATCATCACAGCAAGCATAACATTAGATGAAAGTCGCTGGTTCGAATCCAGCTATAGGAATTTTGTATTTTATGCAAAAATACCCAAAGGGATATGGTGTAATTGGCAACACAACAGGTTTTGATCCTGTCATTTCAAGTTCGAATCTTGATATCTCTGTTTGCAGAATGGAGAAGCTTGGTCTATCTCGTCAGGTTCATGCCCTGAAGATCGGTGGTTCAAATCCACCTTCTGCTATTTTTTCTAGGTTTCATTTTATTTTTTTATATAGTATTTTTCATTGGTAGGGACGTAAATGTCCTTACCAACATTGCGCAGTGGCGTAGTTTGGCTATCGCACCTGATTTGGGTTCAGGGGATCGTAGGTTCAAATCCTACCTGTGCAATCAAAGAGCTGTTTGGTGGTCAGTTCTTTTTTCAACAAAGATTTTTCTCATTGTTAGTATCTAGTGGATGAATTAATATCCATCCACTACTCCTTTCTGCTATCTTAGCTCAATTGGTAGAGCAGCTGATTTGTAATCAGCAGGTTATGTGTTCGAGTCACATAGGTAGCTTTTTCAAATCCAGTAAATATGTACGACGACTGCTATATGCAGCGTCAAGCATAACTGGAAATATTTTATGAAATGGAGGGATCTTCTATAATTAAGATCACCAAAAATGAAGCTTTCTATCTTCGCTCAAAAGGATTCAAAGACAAATCTGATATTCATCAGACGTATTCTGGACATCCTACTTACTATGCAAGTGAGAAAAGAAGCGTAATGAAAGCTCTAAAGAAGTATAGAGAAAGATAGGTGTTCTCTATGAAGAAAAAACAAAATAATATCAGAGTATCATTTGTAGATGAACCTGCTGCCATGGATGTTACTGGTTCTATGGTTTATGTAAAAACAGATACTCACAACATTTTGATTGATGCTGGCTTACATCAGTCCAATAGCAAATACGATGATTTTCTTGTAAATAAGAGAAGATTCAAAGAATTTAAGCCAAAAGATATTGATTATATCTTTATTTCTCATCAGCACTCTGACCATTTTTGCATATTACCTAGACTTTTTAAGGAAAATTGTAATGCAAAAATAATTATAGCAGATCATAATTCTGGAATTATGCATAGAATGCTTGAAGATTCTGCTTATATTATTTACAGAGATACAGAATTAATTAACAATCAACATGGGAAGAATTATGACCCATTGTATACTATTGAAGATGTAGAACATACAATGAATTATGTTTCTGAACATCCTGTGATGGAAAAGATTGTTATTGATGATACTTTGTCATTTATGCTTATTCCAAACGGACACTTGCTTGGTAGTGTGCAAATTTTATTGTATCTCAAACAGAACAATGTTGAAAAGACTTTGTTGTTTACAGGAGATATTGGAAATTCTAAAGTACATAATTATTACGTCAATAAGTTTACTCCTGTTGATCATGCAGATTTAGTCATTGGAGAATCAACTTATGGAGATCGCCCAGATTTAAAAACTGGGCAAAAAGAAAGAAATAATGATATCGAAAAATTATTTTCTATTATCACACAACAGGTATGCGAAATGCATGGGCAGGTAATCATACCAACTTTCGCAAATCATAGACTTCAATTTCTCACAACAATGATTTATCAAGTCATGAAAGATTATGATTTTCCTTATAAAGTATATATTGATACACCGTTAGGAATTGATATTTTCAACGAATATCGCAAAATCTTATCTGGTGATGAATTAAAATTGTTTGATGAAGTCCTAAATTGGGACAACTTGGTATTTGTGCGTGACGCAGAATCCAGTAAAGCATTGGTACATAGCAATGAACCATGCGTAATATTATCTACATCTGGGATGTGTAATAATGGTAGAATTAGACACCATTTGAAAAAAGCAGTTCCAAATCCTAACGCTACTGTTCTATTTGTAGGATTCAGTACACCAGGAAGTTTAGCCGCATTACTTAAAGACAAAAATGTTAAATCTATCTCTATAGATAATAAGCAATATACTTGCAGATGTGCAAGTTTCTCACTCAAATCTCTTAGTGGACACGCTCCATTCTGCCAACTTCTTGATTACTACTCTTCTATTAACGCAAATCGAATTGTACTACATCATGGATCAGAAAAAGCAAAGTTAACATTAAAAGAGAAATTAGCTTCTGAGCTTGAAAAGAAATGCAAAAGTACACGAGTTATTATTGCAAATTCAAGTTTGAAAATTTCATTATAGAGATAAAATGCTTCGTCTTGGAATCGTAGACGAAATCATTTAATTTTTATTTATAAAAATGCTTAAAATATCTCTATATACACTATATCACATTTTATGTCAAGTGTGTAGGGGTTTTTTAAAATAATTGTAAACCATAAATTAATTTAACAGAGCAAAGGAGAATAAATATGGCAAAAAAATCAGTGTCATATACAAAAACTACAAAAACAACAGTTAAAGCTGTTGGATTTATTGATTTAGAAAAAGGAGTTATTGAAACAGAAGATGGAAATGTATCTTTTAAGGACTTATTAAAAGACGTTGATGGTGAAAACGGAGAATTCCAATTCTCTACAAAAATCAATGAAGAGTTAGATCTAGGTTTACCTTCTGATGAAGAATAGATTGGAGTGAAGATTTATCAGTATTAATTTTGAACAAGAATTAGCAAAAATCGGATTAACTCCAGAAACATATGAGGCTGTCTGTGCAGATATTGATTCAAAACTTGACGGTGTAGTTGATATCGACTGGCAGGAAATTAAAGAAAAATATCATATACAATGTGCAAGCGATACAATTCGTAAGTCCTCTTCTACTCCATTTGGTGGTAGATTTAGAGATGCCTATTTTCGCAGTAAGCAGAAATCTGGTAATGATGAAAAGTCTGAAGATCAGTTATTATATGAAAGAATTCGTAAGGAACGACAGAAATTACAGACAGTTAATTTAGAGAGAAATCGTATTTCTCGCCAAGAAAGTCGTTTTGAGTTGTTCAATGAATATGTGGCTGAAGCAATTCAGATGCTACCAAACCCAGACTTCAAACCTCTGAGAGTTGAAGATAAATCTAAAGGATATGTGCTTTCTATCGCAGATATCCATTACAATGCAGTATTTGAAAGTATTAATAATAAATATTCTCCAGAGATTTGCATTGAAAGATTTCAGAAATTATTATCTCAAACTATCGCACTGATACATAGACTTGGCATTTCTAAACTCAAAGTCGTCACATTAGGTGATGATATTCAAGGTATCTTACGTCTTACTGACGTTAAGCTCAATGACTCTGCCGTTGTTAAGGCAGTTGTTGATATCTCAAAAATCATTTCACATTTCTTAAATGAATTATCCAAATATGTTGAAATTGAATATTATTGCGTAGGTCGAAGCAACCATAGCCAAACACGACCTATAGGAACAAGAGCTTCTGAATTATGTGCGGAAGACTTTGAATATATTATTGGAAATTATATCAATGAATGTTTGGCAAACAATAATCGTGTTGAAGTACATCTTGATCTGGAATCTGATTGTATTCACATTCCTGTCGCTTGCTTTAATATGGTTGCAATGCATGGACATACTTTAAGAGGAATTGATAGCGCCATTCAAAATATGGAGTCTATCTATAACGAAGATATTGATTTCTTATTGGTTGGTCATTACCACGGAATGCTTGAAAAATCTCTAAGTGAAGGTATTACATGCGATAAAGAAATTTTAGTGTGTCCAAGCTTTGTAGGTAGTGATCCTTATGCAGACAGTATTTTTAAAGGGTCAAAGAGTGCTTGCAAGTTATTTGAGTTTACAGAACGTGAAGGACATACAGCATCATTCAAGATACAGTTAAATTAGCAATTCGGCAGTCATTTTTTAGGATCAATCTCTCAAAACAGGTCGGACAGACTGCCTATTATGAGCAGAGGATATTACTTCTTCTGCTCCATTTCTATAAATATTTACGGGTACCCAAAAGTGGGTAACCGTAAAACCATAAGAAATTATTAACAATTTCGACTTCTCGGCTTAGAGAAATCGTACTAAAAACTATAAAATTACAAAGAATAAAGGAGAAAATTATTATGTTAAAAGGAACAGAATTAGTAGAAATTATCGCAGAAGCAAACGGAATCACAAAGAAAGAAGCAAAAATCGAATTAGATCGTGTTGTTGAAGGAATTGCCACAGCAATCGAAAAAGGTGGAGTTCGTGTTTCTGGATTAGGAACATTTGAAGTTGTTGAACGTGCAGCAAGAACATGTAGAAACCCACAGACAGGTGAAATGATGGAAGTACCTGCTAAGAAAGCTCCAAAATTTAAAGCGGCTAAATCTTTAAAAGATGCTGTAGCGGCACAGTAAGGAAGTGAGTTCTTGTATAAAGAAAAATATAACAAATATGAAGATCTACAAATCATTGATTTCGAAGACGAAATCGATCTTTTATTTACAGTCGACGATCAGTTGGAAGACGGTGATATGTGCGTAGATATTGTGGCGGATGATATGACTATCCGCCATTTATTATCACTGGCAATGACGGAGTTAGATTTTGCTCCAAGAAAAATTAGCATGGAAAAAGATCATGCATTATATTGCTTAGAAATGTTTGATGATGGAAGTCTAAGAGTATTTTTATATGATCAGTTTCATAATGACTCTTTACAAGGAACTTCTATTTATCTATATCAGAATGATATTACACAGAATGTTGTTGGATTTATGTTAAATTTCTATGATGATTCAAATATTATTCTGTATGGATATAATGATGAAGATGATGATTTTACTACTGGTGATGTCAGTGATTTAGATTCAAAACAAATTAAAACAGATTCAGTTATTGATACGCTTGTCGGGTTAGGTGTATTGATAGAATTACTGGACTTGTAAAATGACGAGGGTAGCCACAGTGCTACTCTCTATTACTTAACAAGGTGGTGAGAACAATAGGTAAATGTGAAAAGAAAAAATGTTTAGCTTGCGATAAAGATATTTCTGTACGACAGTTTTATTCAAGTAATTCACCGTTACACGCAGACCACCTAGTACCTTGGTGTAAAAAATGTATATTCAAAAACGTATTAGATTCTGATGGCAGATTAGATAAAAACAAATGCAAATCTGTTTTACGCCAAATCGATAAACCATTTCATATCAAATATATCAATGCTGCAAGAGACGAATTATCAAGAAAAAATCAATCTTTAAATGGGGACGTTGATGATTACGGACAAAAGATTTTTCAGTTGTATATGAAAAATATTCAAAGTTTGCCACAGTTAAGAAAAGAAACATATGCTGATAGCGATACAGAAGATCGGACATACGCTGAAAAATTAGAAGAATCTAATACAAAATCAATTCAAAAAAAGAAAGAGAAACAAACTTCTAATACTTCTCAAAAAACCTTTTCTAAAATCTATAGCCAGAAATGGCGTGGGGAATACACGCAGGAAGATATAGATTATCTTGACAATTATTATCTTGGACTTGAAAGAGATTATAAAATCGTTACAGAAAATCATAGAGATTACGCAAAGAAAATTGCAAAAGCGTCGCTTCAGATGGACAAGACTTTTGATGATATGATGAACAACGTCGCAGGGGCAGACGCTAAGTATAAGGCTGCCAGAGAGGCATTTGACACACTGTCGAAGTCTGCCAAATTCAGCGAAAGTACCAGAAGTGTAAATGATGTTGGTGCAAGTAGCTTCTCAAAAGTTTGTGCTATGGTAGAAAGTCATAACTGGATTCCTGAATATCATCCGATGGAAAAAGATACTGTCGATGAATTAATTGACTATTTGAGTACAATTACAAAATCACTGTAAGAGGTAAATATCATGGATATTTTAGATATAGACTTCGATGAAGTGAACAAACGTATGGCTCAAAGAGCCAGTGAATTGGGAGTTCAAGATATAGATCCTTCAGAAGATACCATAGATTACGAAGCATGGACAAAATTCTTTTCTTATTATCGGTATTACATCGATGATTTTGCAACAGATATTTTAGGGATTGAACTCTTTCCTTTTCAAAGAGTTATATTGAGAGCAATGGCAAGAGGGCAAATGTCAGTATTGATTGCATGTCGTGGACTCGGTAAGTCATGGATCGTAGCCGTCTTCTATATTTGCATCTCGATATTATATCCAAATGTCAAATGTGGAATTGCTTCAGGAAGTAACCAACAGGCTAGAAACGTAATTATTCAGAAAATTAAGGGTGAGTTAATCAAGAATGGAACTATCGCAAAAGAGATAGTTATGCCAATTCATACTTCTCCTGATGATTGTTATGTTGAATTTAATGGTGGCGGTGAAATTCGTGCCATTACTGTTGCACAAGATCGTGGTGGAGAATCTGCTCGTTCCTGGCGTTTTAATTATTTATTGATTGATGAAGCTCGTCTGGTTAAAGATGATATCATTGAAACAATTTTGATTCCTATGACAAAAACCAAACGTCAAAATGCTTTAAAATGGCACAAAAATGAAAAGGGTAAAGTTATTTTTATCTCTTCTGCCTATCTGAAAACAAGCGGATTATACAAGAGATTTAAATATCATTTTGAGCAAATGTGCTCTGGGAACAAGAGGTATGTTGCAATTTGTTTCCCTTATCAAGTTGGTGTACAAGCTGGTCTTTTTGATATGGAAGACATTGAGCAAGAGTTATCTAAACCTTCTATGACAAAAGACAAATTCGCTTATGAATATGAGGGAATTTTCGTTGGTTCCAGCGGAGAAAGTTATTACCCATATGAACTTACAATGCCTTGTAGAAAACTTGAATATGGCGAATCAGATCAACCTCGAAAATCTCAATCTATCTATGTCATCACCCATGACGTAGCTGTATCTAATGAAAAGAATTCGGATAACGCATGTACTCATGTTATCAAACTGAAAATGAGACCAAATGGTACTTATACAAAATCTGTCGTGTATACAAAAGTCATGAATGGTATACCTTTGAATAAACAAAGAGATTTCTTAAGAGAACTCATTCATATACATTTCCCTAACACAAAGAAACTGGTTATAGATGATAACGGAGTTGGTGCAGGTTTACCAACAATGTTTTATGAAAGTTGGGAATATACAGATCCTAAAACGAAAAACACAGTAGAATATCCGCCATTGATAAAAGACGATGATGAAGATGGATTTCTACTTGATAACGCAGTTCCATTAATTCGTGGTGTTCATGCGTCAAATGAATTTCATAAAACATTCTATCCTTATATGAAATCATGTTTTGAAGATAGATCTCTTGAATTATTGTCGACTTCTGAAGAAGTTGACTCTCTGTATAAAAACGGAGAGATTACTGCGGAACAATACGCACAGCATGTAGAGCATGACATCTTGCAGAGTGAATTAAGCAATATTAAGATGGATTATTCTGAACATGGAAATGTTCAATATGTTCGTATTGTCAAGGGGCAAAAGAGAGATAGAGCTACTTCTCTTTGTTATGGATTATCTGTTATTTATGAATGGGAAGAAGAAAATAGATACACATTATTTAACAATAATAAAAGTCATGGTTATGACTTACTTAATGAATATACATATGTTTAAAAATTACAGGAAGGAGGTGCTATGTGGCAACAAAAAATAAAACAGATGCACAAACACAATCATATGTTACAGAATTTATTCGGGCATATAATAGTCAAAGTGCAGCTGGACAATCATTCTTCTTGTCTCCTCAATTGCTGAATAGTACATTGAAGAATGTCAATATGAAAGGCGCAATTTTTCCAAGAGAAAAGATTGAAAGAATGGTTTTAGCACCTCATCAATTCGAACAAGAATTGCGACAGCTTTCATATTCATATTACAATTCGATTTCTATATACAGACATCTTATAGACTTTACGTCTTCTATATTAGATTTTGATTGGGAACCAATTCCTTACACATTGGACGGAAAACCAATCACGGCATCTGATTATCATTCAAAAAGATTTCAAAAAGATTATAAAGTTGTAACTAATTTTTTTAATCGCTTTAATGTTAAAAGAGAATTTAATAAAGTTATGTTCAATATTTCTAATTATGATACATACTATACATCACTTCGTGAATTCGATGATCATGCATATTTACAGGAACTGCCTGCTGAATATTGTATGATTGACGCAGATTCATATCTTGGATACCTCTTTTCTTTTAACTTATCTTATTTTGTTCAAAGCGGTGTCGATATTGATGGATATGCCCCATGCTTTAAAGCTATGTTTAATAATGCTTTACAATCATCTGAAAATACTTATGGGTCAAATTTAGCGAAACATAATGGACGATGGGTATATTATCAGCAAATGCATCCTGATGATGCTTGGGTATTTAAATACAATAACAATTTTGCAGGATCAGTTCCACCAGTATTAGACATGTTTTTAGATTATTCCAAATTAAGTAAGTTCAAAGATCTTGAGGAAGCCAAAAAAGAACTTGAGGCGTATAAGGTCATCTTTGCTTCTGTCCCACGCCTACAAAATGGAAAAATGGGAAACAAAGTGGATGATTTTGCGATCAGCGCTGAAGAACTCGGTAAGTTTATTGCAACTGTAAAAGAAAGTCTTGGTTCTAATCTTGGATCAAAATCTGCCGTAGATTTTAAAGCTGCACCATTGGAGAATTTTAAAATGTTCGACTTCTCCCCTTCTGCTTCAGAGAAAAACTTATTAGAAACAGAGATGAATAACATGGTTCGTGAATCTGGTATGGCAGATGCAATTCTACAAGGCGGTAACAACGTATCGTCTATCAATTTATATAAACAGACAATCTCTGCAAAAATGGAAAAATTATATCCTCAATTTGCATCATTCTGTGAATATCATATCAATAAAAACACAGATAAATATAAATTCAAAATTAAATTTGTTGGAACAATGTTTGACCGAGAAGATCGTAGAAAGGCAGCTAATGAAGATATGGAAAGAGGAATTATCACCCCTGCTATATTCTCTTCAAGAGGTATTCAAATTACCGATGCAGCTAATACGATGAATTTTATGCATGGACTTGGATTTCCTCAAAGCTTTACGCCTATTCAAACAGCATCTACGATGTCAAGCGAAGATAAGAAATCTTCTGGTCGAACAAAATTATCAGATGATCAAATCACCGATTCTGGAGAACAGACAAGAAATATCGGTGCAAATGAAGATAAAAAGGAGGCGTAACATGTTCATTCGTAATCCTTTATCAATAAAACAGAAAACAATTAAAGTTAAAGATAATGATGTTTATGAATTTTTATCAAGACATGGTATTACACCTCTTGGAAAAGATGAAACTACCTGGTTCTATTCTGATAATGATCGTACTGCATCATTATTAAAACAATATAGAAAAGGTGGTGATATAGAAAATGAGTGATAAAAAACTTTTAAAGTTCGCAGTTGAAATGAAAGAAGACCCAGTAAAGGTAGAGAAATCTCAGTTCACAAAATTGCATTTACGCATTTATAGTGCCGACAAAATTAATGATCATAATTTCATCATGAGTATGGATGTGTTGAAAAAATATGCTGATACAATTGCTGGTAAGCCTATTTTGGCTTATTACAACAAGAACGGTGATTATGGTAAAGGTGATTTTGGGGGACATGAACACAGTCCACTAGCACAGGAAATCGCAGTTGGGTTTATTCCTTTTAATCCAGAAATTTCTTATGAGACAGAAAATGCTACCACATATTTATGTGTCGATGGATACATTTGGAATACATATTACGAGCATATTGTCGATGTGTTCTATAAAGATGGTGGTATTAAAGGTGTTTCGGTTGAGATGTATGTCTTAGATTCTAAATTACAAAAGAATAATGTTGAGGAAATATTGCAATATTCTTTTACTGGAGTAACATTAATCGGCAAAACTGATGCTTGTAATACAAAAATTAAGCCTGCTGTTGATGGGTGTCAAGCAAAAATTATACAATTCACTGCTATTACATTAGATGATGTGATGCAGCCAGAATTTAATAAAGCAAAACAACTATTTGAAAAACAATTAGTTAAAAATGCAATTGAGGAGCCAGAATCTGATGGCTCTATTTTATTGCAAAAAAATAAATCAGAGAAGGAGGAAGAAATGGCAGAAACTTCAAAAGATCTCGAAAAAGAAATTAAAGATACAGAAGAAAAAGAAATTATTGAAAATTCTACAGAAGTTGTTGAAAGCAATATTGTTATTGAGAATTCCACAGAGGAAGTTCCTGAGACTGTTGAAAATGCAGAAAGTGATGGTCAAGCAGTTGAAGAAAATAGTAATGAAGTTGTTGAAAACTCTGACGATGTGGACAAGAACAGTGATCCAGATATTCAGGAAAATGACACAGAAGAAACTGAAAGCTCTTGTGATTACGATGAATTAAGCCAGAAATGTGCTGAATTTGCAACCGCTTTAAAAGAAAAAGAATCTGAAAATGAAGCATTGAGAATTGAAAACGCTTCTCTTCGTGAATTCAAACATAACAAAGAGATGGAAGATGTTACAAAAACAGTAAATCTTGTTCTTAACAGTGTATCTAGCACATTATCCGCAAAGCAATTAACTGAGTGGAAAGAAAAAGGATTACAGTGCAACGCTTCTACTGTTGATGGGTATGTAAATAGCTTAAAAGCATTTGCTTATGATATCCAGCAAGAAAAAGGCGGACAAGAAAAAGAATTATTAAGAAACTCAATCCCTACTCAGGCAGTTGAAACAGAGCCTGAGTCTGAAGACATTTGGGAAAGAATGAAAAACTATTAAACCTAAAAGGAGGACAAAAATGGCAACTAATATTCTTATTTTAAGATCAGCTGCATCTGGGGACAACGATGTAAAAACTGGTGTGGCTACAACTGAAGTTGAAAATGGATATGCTGTTGCACTTGGCGAAGTTTCAACAGATAGAGAAACACGTAACGCATTCAAGGTAGCAGCTCCTACAGAAGGAAAAGATTTAATCGGATTAGTATACAACGCTGACGTACCATCTCTGACAGACGGAATGGGAAACGTATTTAAAGGAATTACATCTGATCCTAGAACAATTAAATTTGAGGCAGGGACGCCTTTCAATATTTATATGCCTTCAATCGGAGACGAAATTGCAATGACAGAAATCTCTGGAGAAGCAACTGGCGCTAAATATGTTATTTACAAAGCTGGCGACAGCAAGCCTACATATTCAACAGATGGTACTGATGGATTATTAACATTCAAGATCACAGGAAAGAAATACGTTTCTGTTGGTGCTGAAAGAGTCCCAACTGTAGAACTGATTGCAGTACCAAACGTAGCTTAATAATAAAAGGAGGGATTTAAGAAATGGCTTATAGAAAAATTGAATTTGCCACATCTGCTGGCAGAGATCTGATTCCAGCATTCAAAGAATATGTGAATCATTATAGAAAAGAAAACTTTGCAACATCTAAAATCTTTAGCAGAAATACATCACTGGCTGACAAGAGAAAATTAGTAGATAAAGTTGCTCATGCTGAAATTGCAAAATTCGCTAATGTGGACGAGTCCTTAGTTGGATCTACACAGTTAGTAACACATCCTGTATATAACTGGGCTTTCTTCGCAGTTGTAAACAAACTGGTTGATGCAGTTATTCCTGATGTTGTAGCAGAAGATTTTGCAGCTGTCGCAAATGTAACAACTGTTGGTAGAGGAAACTCTGCAACATTCAAATTAAAATCTAACGATTTATTTGAAGTATCTGTGAACGGAAACAGCCGTAGACATGTAAATGCTCAGAAACAGTTCACAGGTGAGAAAACTTTAACTCCTGTTAACCATACAATTACAACACAGGTTGATCTGTATAGAGTTATGACTGGAGAAGACTCTTTAGCTGAATATGCTATGAAAGTAATCTTATCTATCGAAGCTGAAATTTCTGTAGATATTGCTTACACAATGCAGAAATCTTTTGATACAAGAACAGCTAACTTCAAAGCAACAGGATTCTCTGGTGCAACATTCCAGAAATTAGCTGCAAGAGTATCTGCTGCTAACGGTGGTGCTCGTGCAATCGCTTTTGGTACATCTATTGGATTAGGTGAAATCTTACCAGAAGATCAGTATTTAAAGATGGGTCTCGGTGAAACATATAATACAATCGGATACTTACCAGTATTCAAAGGTATTCCATTAATGGCAATTAATCAGACTATCGATTACACATCTGCTGATTATGATTTTGCAATTGATGACAAATACATCTATGTTGTATCTCCTGGACTCCAGAAATTAGTACAGGTTGTATTTGACGATGAAGGATTATATATTTCTGATAGCGAATTTGCTAATGGAAATTTAACACAGAATGCTTCATTACATAAAGGATGGGCTACAGGACTTATCACAAATGCAAAACATGGAGTTGTTAAATTAAGTTAATATAACAAAATGGTTGAGAGGGTCAAAACAGATCCTCTCTTTTGAATAAAGGAGCGATTAAAAATGGCAGAGACTAAATCTACCAAAACAACAGCTAAAACATCTACGACTAGAAAATCAACTTCTAATTGTACTAAAGATGATTTGGTTAAAATGAATCAAGACTTGCAGGAATCAAACGCACAGTTGCAGAAACAGATGCAAGAAATGATGGAAAATATGAAAATTTTAATGGCTGAAAAAACTGAGATTGAAAAGAAAAATGAAGAAATGCAAGAATCTCTTGATTCTGTTTCTGAATCAGAATATACAGACATCAATCCATTAAAGCCAATTAAAATTGTTTCGTTAACTGATGGTACAGTTGTACTCAAAACACAGCCAAGCGGTGGCAAAGAATTTACAATCGACAAGTTTGGAAGTGCTATTACTGTTACATATCAGGACTTACAGAATATTATTATCAACGACCGATCATTTATTGAGGACGGTGCTGTTTTCATTTGTGATAAAGATGTTGTTAATAATAACTATTTAGATGAATATTACAATAACTTCTTAACATTAGATACAATCAAAAATATTTTATCATTTGATATTGATCATGTTACAGACATGGTGGCTAATACTACAGAATCTATTCAGGAATCTATTATCTCTTTACTTGTTAAGAAAATTAATAACAATGAATATGTAGACATGAATAAAGTAAGTGCTATCGGTCGTGTTTGTAAGAAACCATGTGATATTTTAAGATTAGCAATGGATATAAGAAGTGTTGATGAATCTGCGAAGTAATTCGGAGGTGTAATATGGACAAAACACCTTATACAGATATTATTGAGTTGGTTTTGGCACTGATGAAGTCATATGAATTAGATTCAATTTATGATGACGCAATACAGAACTCAGACGATAAGGACGATTCTTCTGGTGATAAAGCAATGATTTTATTTTTCTTACCTTATTTCAAATATGCGTCTGGAGAACTGCAAATTGCAGGATCATCAATTGACACAACAAGAGATGATGAAAATATGTCTTTCTCTACTCTTCTAACAGATGGAGAACAGTTAATGTTTGCAAAATATATTCTGATAGGGTATTTACAGAAAGAGACATTTGATATTCTACAAATGAAACTTCATTTACAAGACGGAGACTTCAAGACATTCGCAGAAAAAAATAATCTGGAAGCCAAACTCAATGCATTAAATACGTTGAAAGACGAAATTAGTTGGAACGTCACAAGAAGCGGATATCACGCTAATGAAAAAGTCTGGGGGTAATTATGGAATATATAAAAACCCTTTCAGTACAAAAAATTGATGAATACATAGATGTTCTAACAAGCAAAATTTATTCAGTTCTGCCATTGTACGAAGAACATTGTAGTAATATTGAGCTGAATAAAAAGATTGGAAATCTTATAGCTTTAACAAATGGATTTCTAATTATGTTAAACAAAGATAGTAAAATTTCTATTGAAATTCTTTCATATCTTTATCATTTACAAACCGTTTCTACGCACAAAGAAGTTCGTTCTTGTGTTCTAACATCTTGTGCTCTTTTGCAAAAAATGAAGGATGGTGATTGATATGCCATTGGCTTCATACAAATTATCAAGAAAATTTCAAAAGTCCAATCCAAGAGAAGAAATGAAACGTACAAAACGATTACAGATAGAGTCGTTATATAATCTAGCAGTAGATAGGGAAGATAACGCCTTACTAAACGGTGAGCCATTTGTGAAATCTCCTCGTGTGTTCGATGTAAGAACAACTGATGAGTCACATACGAAACTTACAATCGAAACTATTGAAAATGATGATCGTTTTGAAATTGGAGATTATGTTACGTTATCCGATGGAATTTATTTGTGCATACACTCTTTTATTTTTCATGATCTATATTGTCGTGGAATATTTCAGAAATGTAACATGAATATATATTGGCTAAACGAAGGTGGTAAATTATGTTCTCAGTGGTGTATTGATTTAAATACAACACAGTACAACAGTGGAGAACAATCTGGACAATATATGAGAGTTGGATCAACTCAACATATGCTCAAAATGCAGTGTAATGAAGAAACAGTCAAACTCGATTCTCCAAAGAGAATTTTCTTAGACAAAAATATGGATAACCCAACATGCTATAAAGTTAGCCAAAATGATAATACTCCATATAATTATGGATCAAAAGGATTGTGTTATATCACATTAGCACAGGCTGGTAGAAACACAGAAGCCGATAAGTACATCACATTAGATAATGGTACAAAAGTATGGGTTGCTGATTATTTTGAACCAGATACAAAACCTGAAGAAAAACCTATTGATCCAACACCTACGGAACCAGATGTCCCAGACACTCCTGTTATTGAGCAGACTTGTACTGCTACTATTAAATATCGTTACAAGAAAGTTTATATAGGTAAAAAATCTACATTTACTGCTTCTTTTAAAGATAACGATGGTAATACAGTAGACAAGGAACCTCAATGGAATATTGAATGTGATTTCAAAGACTCTATGAATATAGAAGAAATTGGTTCAAATTTGATTATTTTGATTTCTGATTCCGGGTTAATTGGACGAACTTTTACTTTGAAATTATCTGCAAAAGATAATACTTCTTCTACCGCTTCTACCGAAGTATCTGTAGAGAGTTTGATTTAGGAGGGATGGAATGAGGAAAACTGATGAGATGATGGATAATCCTCTTGTTCTATCTGGGCTTATTAAAGACGTTGTAGGCAATATTTTTCTGACAAATGAAGATTTAACAAATTTAGTAATGCCTGTCTTAGACGATGACGATTATTCATATGAAGATAATTGGTTTGGATGTCGAATCAAAAAAAACTTGAATGGACAGTTAAAAGACGTATCGCTCGTTGGTCATTGCAAGGATACACCTTATATGGAAGAAACAATTACAGATGCAAGATCAATGATTTTAATGGAAACATATGTAAATACCAGTTCATCTATTCTTGATTACACATTGGTAATCAATGTTGTTGCCCGAAAAGATGTAATTGATTTAGATGATGATGAAAAGTCAGAATGGCGCAAAAAGGGATACGCTGGCAATCGTTTAGATATGATCTGCCAAGCAATCAATCTTGCCTTAACTGACGAATCAATAAAAGACTCATTTGGTATCGGGGCTATGAGATTAGATACTCGTACAAGCCAATTACAATCTTTTAAACCGAACACTAACTTTTATGGCAGGACAATGGTGTATCGGATTGATGATATAAATATGGAGTTGCTTCGTAAGTGAGTGACGTAAAACTTACTTATTCACAGCTACTGTCAAGCGAACCAATACCTGTTGGAATTGGGCATATTCAGCCACCTAAAATCAGTGATCGTAGGAGAATTGGTGAAGGGTTATGGATGCAATATGCTAGTTATATGACATTGACAGTAGATAGCTACTACTCTGCTCTCCTGCCAGATAAATATGATGCTTTTTTGGCGTTACCTTATGAAGAACGAACAGATGTTAAATTATTTGATTTGGTATCAGAAAACACAGATGTTATACGAATTTATGTGAGAGCATTTTGTTTTTATTTTGTCGAAGATGTTGTGTATAAATTAAGAGAAAAAAGATTTGAGATCTTAAAAACACATAAGGACAAAGAAACTGGAGAAATCGAATCACAGGTTGTCGGGGTTATTGATCGAGAAATCTTTGATGATGTATTACATATCCTGATGCAAATTTCAAATATCAACAATGAACGCACAGTATCCGAAGAATTATCAAAACAAAAAGATCCTGTTGTTATCCAAATGCAGCGTAGACGTGATAAGGCAAAAGCTAAACGTACTCGTGGAAAAAACTTAGATAAACAAGATCCTAAATATGATATCGGAAATATTATCTCTGTCGTATGTGCGTACCACCCAAGTATTAATTTTACTAACGTAGGGCAATTAACAATTCCTCAACTATATGATAATTTTCAAAGAATCTTAATTGATAGAAATTATAAAATCATGGCTCTCAATGCCAGTGTCTGGGGAACTGAAGGTAGTGACTTTAAAGAAGATTCATATTTAAAAAACCTCAAAGATGAAAAATAAGACCTGTTTTTATGGGTCTTTTTTTAATACTAAAATTTAAAAATTCTAATGAAAGGATGTGACAAAATGGCAGCTAGTAAGAAATATGCAAGCCGTGACTGCGGTGTATTTGAGTTAACTAACTTAGCTACAAGCAAAAAGGCTTTAAGAGTTGATTATGCAAATACAGTAACATTAAATATTACAGCAGATTCTGTAAAAGCTAAAAAGAGAGGTAGAGATGCTGTAACATTTGCTAACCCAATGGAAGGAACACTTGAATCAGAAATTCAGGTATATCCATTTGAGTTATTCTCTATCTTTGGTAATGGTACAATCACAGAAGGTGGAGATCGTGCAGAAATGAAGACGATCACTGCTACAGAAGCAGGAAAGCTTACATTACCAGAAGATCCAAAAGCAGGAACTTTATTCGTTTATGAAAAAGGTGATGTTGGTGGAACAAAGATCGAAGGAGAGGTAGCCACAAAAGTATTTACAGCTACAACAGATAGCAATATCGTTGCTGGTAAGAAATACGATGTATCTTATATCGTAACTGACGATACACTTCAGTTAGTTAAGATTAATGACAATCAGGAATTAGCTGATTTCAGAGTTGATGCAGAAATCAACCAGAAATCTGAGCAGGGAGTTGTAACACCATTACATATCACTTGCTATAAAGCTACTCCTCAGAGAAATATCGAATTAGCTTTCGCAGCCGAGGGTGATCCTATTACGCTGAAGATCACATTTGACCTGATGACAGATGCAGATGATGAATTTGTAGATATCTACCAGATCAAGTCTGTGACTCCCTAGTGAAAGCCTAACGATATATTATCTGTTAGACGAAAATGGTATTCAACTGGTTGACGAAAACGGAGATGCATTATACGGAGATTTTTCGTAATATACATCTCCGTATCTTTATGAAAGACAACAATTAATTAATGGATGGAAAAAATATATTAGAAGTTAATGAGACATCTCAATTAGCACAAGATGATGTCATTATAATTGGATGTGGTGAAAGTTTACAGAAAATTAAATGTAAAAATTTCAAGGCAAAATCGCCAGGCATTTTAAAAATCAACGGGCAAGAATATGATGGATCATCGGATATGAGCGTAAACATTTCTAATGATGTTGTGGTAATTTCAGGTAGTAATCCAAACATTACGCTTGATCCAAACACAATGTATTCACTATCAGAAATTACATCTTTATCATATACGTTAGGTGGGAATGATGTACTTAATTCGATTTATACATTTACATTCGTTAGTGGTGATACGCCTACTGTACTAACACATCCAAAAGGAATTACTGCAAATTTGACAGTAAAAGCAAATGCAACTTATGTTATTACAATTAAAAATAACGTGTTGTCATATACAGAGATGGAATTTTAGCATATAAATTTCATTTATTTTTGATGATCATATTATAGTTTTATTTAAATTTAAATTTTACGGGGAAGAAAATAAGCTTAATATGATTATTTGGTTTTATTTTCTTCCCTATTTTTTTACGAATTGTGAAAGAAGGTAGATTGTTGGAAACAAATAATAAAAATTTAGATTCATTGATAGCAAAATATGGTCGAGAAGAATTGATTCCAATTACAAGTTTATCTCAAGTTAAATATTATATTGAACATGGCATTCAGCCATGTTTTGTATATCCGTCAAACAGATGCGATATTTTAGCATTCTGGTATTTAAAAAAAGATACTCACAAATTGTTTGTGGATTATAGAAAATATATTAATGACAAATATCAGGTAGGTGAATAGGTTGGCAAAGAATGTTGGTAAGAGATTTGAAGAAAATTGGAAAGCCAGTATTCCTTCAGATGTATTCTACTATCGTTTAAAAGATCAAGCACAATCTTTTGGTGGTTGTAGTAATTTAAGATTTTCAAGTAAAAATCCTTGTGATTGTTTCTTATTCTCCTCTCCTTTTATGTATGCATTAGAATTGAAAAGCGTTGGCACTTCTTCTATTTCTTTTGAACGTACCAAAGAAGAAAATGGCGTGATTCATTATCATCAGATTAAAGGTTTAAGAGAATTTGTTGGTTACAGAAATATGATCGCAGGGTTTTTATTTAATTTTAGAAAGAAAGATAACATGGAAACTACATATTTTCAACACATCAATGATTTTGACAGGATGATTGCTTCTATAGATAAAAAATCATTCAACGAAAAGGATTTAAAAAAATTCAATCCAATCATTGTTAATAGTCGAAAATTAAAAGTCAATTACAGATATCATGTATCTGAATTGATTGAGAAGTTAAATAGAGAAATGGAGAGATAATTTTATGGGTAAAATCGCTTTTGAAACAAGACATTATGAAGATGGGTCTTTAAATAGATTTGAGGCAAATGATTTCGTTGAGGCTGTTGTCGCTTCTGCTTTCCCAGTAACTCAGGATGAGAATGGGGTATCTAGCATGGACTATGATCCGTTAAGTAAACTTATGGGAATCAAGATGAATATTATCAAATTCTATGGAAACGTGGATTTAGAAAACATTGGTATTGAGGAACTATACGCACTTGCCTCAGATATTGATGTTGACGCATTTGTTGACGAACATGATATTAACAAAGTGCAGCTTAAAGATATGTTAGCTGCAATTGACGAGAAATGCGATTATATTAAACAGCAGTTAGTTGCAAGTGCAGTCGATATTAAACTTGACAGTAAAGATGTGAATTTTAAGGTTGAAGGTGTTGACGATTTAGTAGAATCTGTCGTGGCTTTAGCACCTGCTCTTGAATATATCAATGAAGTGTTTGCAAAGGCTGATCCAGAGGTAACTCAGAAGATGATGCAGTATTTTGCAGAGCATGGTTTTGACTTTACTGCCGAAGATATTACAAAAGCTGTCGTTGAATCTGATGATTTCCAGAAAAATAGAATTGATACACTGGAAGCAATTAAACAGGGTGCTGCTGATGCAGTCAATAATAATGTAGTTTCTATTGACAGAAAGTAAGGTGATCTCATGGGGAACATGGGTGCAATGGCTGGATTATGGAGACAAATCCAGAATGCAATGCGTGATGCCGTAAGTGAAGCTGAAAGTAAAACATTCTTAACTGCCAATCAAGAGCTTACTGCTTCTTATGCAGGTGGAGAACCAATACCGCCAGAGCAAGGTGGATATGTAAGAACGTACCAGATGAAAAACTCTACAAGAACAACTGGTGTCGTTGGTGGCGGAGATTCTGTTAGTGCTACGGTATATCTTGATCAGGGATACAATTACGATACTGGAACTTATTCTACTCCTCACGTCTTCTCAGAAGCGGAATCTGGGGGATCTGGTATTGTATTAACTTCTGGATTCTGGCAACGTACAGAGCAAAAGGCTCAACAATATGCTGAACAGGCATTTGCAAAAAGATTTAAATAAATTTATCAGATCAATATGATCTGTATTGTAACAATCAAATTTTACTTTTATTTACTAGACGAGGTGTTAAATGGTAACTACTTCACATATTGGTGATCGACCAAATTTAATTAAAGTACAATTAGAAGGTTTGTCAACTGATAAAAAACCAATTAAGGAAACATCAGATGGCTTATCTATAAAAAACGGAAGCACGTTCACATGTATTGATACATTGGATGTGTTTTTTTATGATGAAGAAAATCACAAATGGGTAGGAGGTGAATTATGATAGATACAACTACTATTGCCGTGATTAGAAAAATGATTTCTAAATATGGTGGAGCATCTAGTTCAGATGTAAATGCCATCATTAAAAAATACTTACAGGATAATCCAGTTACAGCATCATCTATTGGTGCAGAAACTACAAGTGATGCAACGACTAAATATAATTCATTAAAAAAGTTAATTAATGATCTTCAAACAAAATTAAATAATATTGCTGACAGTGACGATGAGACTTTAGATCAATTTAGCGAATTGGTTACTTATATAAAAAACAATAAATCATTAATTGATCAACTTCAAACGATTTTAGAAAAATCTGAACAAAATAAAGTAGACAAATCCGTATTATATGATGTGTTACATAATACCCCCACACGCAAAACTGTTGGGGATTTCTTTGACTTGCGTAGAACTGGAAAGATTTATAGAACCAGATTTTATACATTTGCCAAGAATCCTACTTGTGAAGGTACAAAATTATTAGATAACACAGGATTACAATACGAACCAAGCACAGATACAATTGAAGGAAAAGATGATTATTTAAACGGAGAGCACTCTCTTTTTGAATGGTACAACTGCAATTATAAAAGAAATGCAGACGGTACTGCTTATCCTACTGCTATCGAGGGAGAGGACGGGTATACAACAACAGGTAATGTCGATGTTGGCGTTATTCAGCCAAGTTTCTATTATAATTTTGAGACAAATACAGAAGAGGGGTATATTGATGTAACAATTTCAGACATGCCCCATCCACTGAGAACAGATATTGTGTTACACCCTTGGAGCGAATGTGTCCAAGCTGACGGCACGGTACTTCCTTGGTGTATTGGAAGTAAATATGTTTCAAGCTTAGGTGACGATGGTTTACTACATTCATTACCAGACGGAAAACCAGAAAACTTCCAAAGTTATCAAAATATGATTACTAATTATCAGAAAAAAGGTACTGGGTATTGGGGTTCTGGAGTAGAAAGAAATACTTTTCAGATGATTTTTATTATGATTAAAGGAGCAACTAAAAATTCACAAAAATTATTTACTGGGTGTACGAACTACTCTTTTCAATATAGTGCTTCTGTTGAAAGATCTGAAAAGGCAACTTATTTCCCTGTTACAAATGCACAAGCGAATAATTTGATCATTGGATCAACAGTATCTATTGGATATGCAGGGTTAAATAATGGAGCCGCCAATGCAGATCGTGGACAATCTAATATACACAAATATGTCAATAAGGCAAAAATTACAAGAATTGACTCGCTGGATGATAGCAATAAAGCTGTATATTTAGATATTTCTGAAGACCAAGGATTTACAACTACTCAAGTTACATTATCAGATACTGTAACTTCCCCTGTATATTTATCAACAATGGGATGGTACTCAGGTACTACAGATAAAGTCATTGGGAAGCACGATGGTTCTATGGTATCGAATACAAACGCAAAATACCCATATCGTATTCAAGGTAGGGAATACTCTAACGGATGTTATATGGTCGCTTCTAATGCAGTAATGGTATTAAAAGCCGATTACAGTAAAGATGTATATGTTGCTCCTCATGGAGTAAAACATACTACAACCGAAGCAGATATTAAGAAAAATTATACATTAATTGGAAATGTTCCTGCTAGTTCTGACGGAAAAGGAAATGACTATTGGATTGGAGATATCAATGTTAACGTAGACACTGGCGCTTGGTATCCTTGTTCTCAAGGGACGAGTGACCAACAAGGTTTTGCCGATCGAATGTATTCAGGAGGAACCTCAACCTCTGGTACAAGAGCATATTGCCAAGGCGGTAATCTCGGTGGTAGTTCCTCTGCGGGCTTTGCTTACTTGGCTTGCTGGAACGGGCTTGCCTGGGCGAGCTGGGGTTTCTGCGCTGCCGATTAAAATAGGTCGTCTAGGGGTGAATTCCCTCTTTAGAGGGAAGAGGGGCGCACCCTTTATGACGACCGTTAATAGTTTTGGAATTATTCGTAAATATAAGGTAGCTAAAGTAATGAATATAAGTAAGAAAGTGGTGAAGATATATGATAAAAGCACGATTTTCGGATCAGCAACCTACTGTCAAGGTTTCTGAATCTGAGGACAAATATTATATTTTTATCTGTTTAAACGAAGAAAAGAAAACAGATCAGAGTTATGAACAAGGAGAGCCTGAAGAATATTTTGAATATGATTATACAGAGATCGTAGAATCTGCGACAGACATTAACATTGAAGATGTAAAATCGAACCCATCGAAGTATTTAAATTATCTAAACCCTGATGTTTTAGAAAATATAAAATCTTTAAAGCTAAAAGAGATTTCCGATAAATGTGAAGAGACGATTTATGCTGGTGTAGATGTAAAAATGTCTGATGGAACTTATCATTTTAGCTTAACAGAAAAAGATCAACTTAATATCTTTGGATTGCAAACAAAAATTTCAGCAGGTCAAACCGCATTAGAATATCATGCGGACGGACAGCCATGCAAATATTATTCTGTAGAAGATATTCAGAAATTGATTACTGCTGCCATGACACTTGTTTCGTATAATACTACATATTGTAATTCTTTAAATATGTGGATTAAAGCAGAAACAGATTCCTCAGTAATTGAAAATATTTCTTATGGAATTGATATTCCAGAGACATATCAGAGTGATGTTCTTAAACAATATTTGTCTCAAAAGGATAAATAACATATCTAAAAAATTTGTCTTAAGCAAATCTGATTAAAAATCACAACATGAAACTATGATTTTATATTTTTTAACCACAATATATGGCTTGTTGTTTATGCGCGAGTGCTATATATTGTGGTGTTTTTATTCTGCAAAAATAGGAGGTTTTACCGTTGGCTAGATTTACGGTATATAACAAGATTACATCTCCAGAAAAACTAGCATTGGTCAATCAAGATAACAAAGATTTAGGCAAGGAGTGGTTAGATTACCTTGCTTCTGTTGATCGTGCGCAGAGTACAATCAAAGGTTATCGCAATGACTTAGATATTTTCTGGTGTTGGAATCTGGAACATAATAAAAATAAGGATTTCGCAAAATTAACCAAACGTGATATTGCTAAATTTCAAAATCATGCAATTAACGTATGGGGATGGAGTCCTAAACGAACAAGACGTGTTAAATCATGTCTTTCTTCTTTATCTGATTATATCGAAAATATGTTAGATGAGGAAGAGGAATTTGAAGGATTCAGAAAAATTGTAAATAAGATTGAGAATCCTGCAAATGAGGCAGTACGTGAAAAAACTATTCTGCCAGATGAAAAAGTTGATGACTTATTAAAAACTCTTGTCGAACAAGAGAAGTATGAAAAAGCGTGTGCTATCGCTATTGCTGCTTATTCTGGAATGAGAAAATCTGAAATTATTCAGATGAAAATGTCTTATTTTACTGATGATGCTCTTGAATTTGACGGTGCTTTATATAAAACGCCAAAGATTCGTACTAAGGGTCGTGGTAAATTAGGTAAGCAGTTAAACAAATTTATCCTTGTTGATGTTAAAAAGTACATTGATTTATGGGATAAACAACGCAAAGAACTTGGAGTTAACATTGATGATGTCTTTGTAACGAAAGATAAAAATGGCTGGCATCGTAGATCCAATCTTGACAAATGGACAGCTGAATTTTCAGAGATGTTAGACGTAGACTTCTACTACCATTGTATGAGACATTATACTTGTACTGCTTTTGCAAAGAAAAATATTCCGATTGACGTTATAAAAGAATTTTTTGGATGGTCTTCTACAGAATTGGTCGGTATTTACAATGATTCATCTGCGGAAGATGACTTCGGAAAATACTTTACAAAAGACGGTATTAAAGAAGGAAAACAAGGTTCTTTGTCTGATTTATAGAACTGGAAGAATATACCAGTATACATATAATATATTTCTATGATATACTAAAACTCGCAATGATCAATTACACGACAAAATCTATGATGTAACACCACTTATATAGTAGGAGATGATGTTATGATGATAGAGAATAGAAAAAATTACTATACACTTATTTGTGCCGAATGGAGTATGTATGGCGGAGGAATAGTTATACATACAGAGGTAAATGTTGGTTCAGTCATCGAAGCACATGAATATGTTTTATCACATCTTTATGACTTCCCTACTGGTACATGGATGCTGAAACCATGTTTGACAGCGATTAATTAAACAATAAGTAACAAGTAATTGATCATTGCTATCACGGATGGTTGGTATAACGGTATTATACTGGTCTCCAAAACCAGAGATCGAGGTTCGATTCCTTGACCATCTGTTAATCATATATCGTAACTTGAAGAGTCTATAAATTTATAGGCTCTTTTTATTATGCGTAAATTCATGAAAGGAGTGAATGAATGGATTTTCAAGCCGTCATTAACGCAATACTTGATAAAGGTGAAGTTGAGTCTCAGTTGGCTGATCTTATAAAAGACAGAGATGTGCATATCAATCCGACTATTGGTACAAGCGGATCAACAAATGCAACACTTAAGAATCAAATTAAAAGACAGGCAAATACTCAGGCAAAATCATATGTACAATATAGTAAATCTGCAATACAAAAACAGATGAAACATGCTTCTGGGACATTCTATTCTAACGGAGAAACATCTATTGATAAAGGTCTTATTAAACGTGCAAAAGCTCAAGCTAAAGAGATGGCTAATGTTACAAAACAGATTGCAAAGGAAGAAGATGTTTCAACATCAACTGCATATCAATATGCAGACAAAGCTCTTAAAGAACAAGAGAAAGCAAAAAATAAAGCATTAAAAGATCAAGAGAAAGCTGATAAAAAATATCAAGCAGAACAGAAAAAACTAAATGAGAAAGCTGCTAAAATTGAATCTGATATTCAAGCCAAGAGATTTGCTTCTAAATCTGGAAGATATCAAAAACAATTTTCTGGGTATGTCGATAATAATAGTAAAGAATACAATGCCTTTGGTAGTGATGTTCTTGACTATGAAAAACAACGTAAAGAAGTCAATAGAATGTATGGGAATTTTAAAAAGAATCGAACTACAGAAAATCGAGATCTTTTAATTGACGCATATGCAAAACTTGAACAATATGATAAAAATGCTACAAATAGTTTATCTTTATTAAACTCTTCACCTAATAAATTATTAAAGAGTGATATAGAGAAACAAGTACAAAAACAACATAAAGAGCAAGAAAAACAATATGACAATTGGTTTAACCAAGCTCTTAAAGAACAAGAACAAAAAGATTCTTATGTGCAAAATGTTTCTAGGAATCTTGGAAATAAATCATATGATGCTAATTTGGCAGCACAACAAAAGAAACTTAGTAAGTATTACAGTGGTAGTGAAGAATACAAAAATGCGAATAAGTCTTTTGAAGAATATAAACAAAATGTAAAAGGTTTGCAGGAATTACATACTCAATACCAAGCAAATCCTTCAACTGCTAATCAGGGTGCGATCATTAAGCAGAATGAGAAAGTAATCCAATCATATAAAAAATTAAACAACGAGATGAAAATTCTCGACGCAACTCAGAGCAAGGCACTTAATCCTGGTGAAGGTAGTATTCAAGCAAATAAGATTAGAACTTATATGACGAATAATACTAAAGCTGCTAAGGAATATGGAGCTGCATTAGAGAATCTTGCGAAACAATCCGAGAATGCCACAACTAAAGGCGAAGCCCAAAGTATTAACCAACAGTTCAAGCAAATGCAGGCTGAAATTTCTGCGAAAGGACTTACTGGAAATTCAATGTTTTCAGAAGTTAAGCGTGGATTTAGTCAGATTTCTCAGTTCGTAGGAACATATGGTATCTTGCAATCTGGTATGAACAAAGCACAGGAAATGGTGCAAAATACATATGATGTAGATAGTGCCATGACTCAGCTTCAGATGGCTACTGGTGTATCCAATGATAAAGCCAAAGATTTGATGAAAACATATTCAGATATGGGGCATCAATTAAAGGCTACTGGTACAGATGTTGCTGCTTCTTCTACTGAGTGGATGAAACAGGGGCAAAGTGTTGAAAAGTCTAATAAGCTTGCCGAAAGTTCTATTAAACTGAGCAAGGTTGGCGGACTATCATCTGAAGATGCTACAAAGTATTTAACTTCTGCGAGAAAAGGTTATGGTGTTACAAGTGCCGAAGATACCCTGAAAATCGTAGATAAATTAAGTTCTGTAGATATGGCTTCTGCTACTGATGTTGGTGGTTTGGCAGAAGGTATGTCAGAAGTTGCAAATACAGCAAAAATTGCTGGAATCTCAATGGATAAATTGCTTGGGTATTTAGCCACAATCGGTGAAGTAACTCAGGAAGGTATGGGTTCCGTTGGTACTGGATTAAATGCTGTTTTTGCACGTATGGGTAATATTAAATTATCAAGATTAAAAGATTACCAGAATAACGGAGAAGATCTTAGTAACGTGGAAACTGTTTTGCGTGGAGAAGGTATTAATCTGCGAGACAAAACAGATCAATTCCGTAATTTTGGTGATGTTCTTGATGAAGTTGCTGGCAATTGGAATAATTATAGTGACGTGTCTCAACGTGCAATCGCACAGTCTTTCGCTGGCACACATCATATGAATGAATTCATTACACTTATGACCAATTACGGTAAAGCTCAAGAATACGAGAAAGTATCCGAAAATTCTACTGGATCTACAGACAAAAAGTACAAGGTTTATGAGAATAGCCTAGAAGGACGAACAGAAGATCTTAAAAACTCATTCCAATCTCTCTCAACAACATTTGTTGATAAAAACCTTTTTGGTGGAGGAATTACTTTATTATCAAATGTTCTTAATGTAGTTAATAAATTAGTAAGTAGTTTTGGATTATTGAAAACTGCTGTCGCTGGCTTTGCTGGCATTAAACTTTTTAAAAACCTAGGTTGACCCTATCTCAAAATCATTAGGGTGACAGTGAGCCTACTATATATAAGGAAGAAACAGAAATGGTGTTTTGGACAAATATATAGGATACGGGGTTTTAAAATATACGTATCAGGAGTAATTGCTGGAACGAAAAAGGATATCAAAACTGAAACGGAATTGGTGACAATAGACGGAATAGTTTAAGAATTTGGTATTCATATCGTATTATATGATTGTATCTAATCAGCCGCACACATTCTTACCGTATAGGAAAGTATCGGTAAACTACCGCATAAGAAACGTGCTTCGGGATAAGGCACAGTAGCTAAGATATTTTAATAAGAATGGATGTTCAGAGACTACCGATCCTGACAGATAATGACGACCTTATGATCATTGTCTGGTAATGTATAGCCCAAAAGTGTAAATTAATGTCGATGTTTTACCTGCTATCATCGTTTGCGTACAGAGATATTGTATCTCTAAGCAGGGAACTTAAAATTCAAATTTTATGTAAAAAACGACCATCAAAAAGTCCTTATTTTATAAGGTTTTTTGACGATTGGTATTTTGGCAAATTGTGTCTTTATAAGTACACTGTTGTCAAATGCTAATTTAATGCATATATTAACCAATGTAATGAACTTATTTTGGTAATGAGAACGACTCATGACCGTTCTTTATTATATTGAGCAGTGGACAGGCAGAGTAATTAACTGCCGAGCGGAACTTCATTTTCTCCTCAACTTTCATACGCATCCACTGCTCTACTCTATTTAAACTGTTAATGTGAGAAAGTTGAGAGAACTGGAGAAAAAATATTATGATCAACACTAAAGATAATTTAGAAATTATGGAATTCGTAAATGAAAATAATGGAATGTCAATTCGAACAATTTTAAACAAAGATGGTAGCGTATCCATGAATGCCGAAGATACAGCTATTGGTTTTGGATGGAATAGAGAAAAGAGTGGTAAAAACTATGTTATGTGGGACAGGTTTAACAACTTTTGTGAAGGTTTTGGTTTTCCACACAAGTGTGGAAAGGATGATTTTATACCTGAGACTCTATTTTATTTACTTGGGATGAAAGCGTCCAATGACACTGCTAAAGAATTTCAGATGTGGCTTGCAAAAGATGTTATTCCTTCTATTAGAAAACATGGAGCATTTATTGCCGACTCTCCAAATATTGATGAGGAATATATTACCAATGAATTAAAATTTAGCCCAAAACGTACAATTAAAACATTCAGAACAGCAGACGTTGGAGAAATCAAAAAATTATATGCAGAGTTCAAAGAATATGTTGATTCCGAATATAAATATGAATCTGTAAAACGCATTTCAAGATATAAATCTGTTGAAAAAGGATTACAACAGCTTCATGATCGCTTAGCATCCGAAGATATTTCTAATGTTGGAGATTGTTATAACATTAGAAAATTAAAAGAGCAGGTTATTCTTGATCGCACAACGCTCGAAAAAAGAGTTAGTGGTGGACAGAAAGCATATATGTCAAAACGAATTGAAGAACTTGAAGAGAAGATTAGTTAAATTAACCGAGTGAACTTTTGCACTCGGCTAATATCCATAATAAAAAACAGTCTATTAGGAACCACTTACGGTAACTAATAGACTGTAGATCCTTTGGAAATGCAATGACGAACTTGGAAGATAACTCGTTGCATTTCTTGTAAACTTAACCGTATAACTTGACGATAAATAAGTTATATGGGATATTTTTATATTAATACAGAGATATTATTTTGTCAATAATTTGTTGTGATAAGCTGATTTATTGCGTAAATAGAATCTAATATGTATAGAAAAGTGTATATGAAATACAAGAAATTAGATAAAGAAATTTTATCAAGAAAGAATCGTAGAATCATTTCATCAGATGAAGCGTTAAATAATGTTATTCCAATACAATGGTCTAATAAAGTAATTAACGGATTACAGAAAGTCATAATTCATAAAGTAAGCTAAAGGTAGAATAATTCTTTACTTGATGTATTTGGTAAGATATAAAACGTAATGAAACCAAATTAAACTATCGGATTCCTCTTGACAAATTAATATAATTTTATTATAATGATTTTAAAGAAATCGGAAGATTTCATATATAATGCTGGTGTCTCACTACCGTAAATGTGAATTTTAATGCTGGTGTCTCACTACCGTAAATGTGAATTTTAATGCTGGTGTCTCACTACCGTAAATGTGAATTTTAATGCATTGAGCGGAGTTCCAAGGACTTCGCTCTTTTATATTATCATTATATTTGAGAGGTTATTATGCTAGGGTTTTACGACGTAGATAAAGACTATATAGATTACTTAAAGAAAATTGATCACCAAATACCAAATGTGTCTTATGAAAGCAATAACAAATTTGTATGTGGTGTAGTATTCAATGTTAACGACATTCAATACTATGCTCCAATTTCACATATGAATCGCAAACAAAGAACTAATATGCCTATATATAGTAAGGGTAAAATTATTTCAACTATCAGATTTTCATTTATGTTTCCTGCTTTTGATTCTGTATTGGTTCGAAAGGATTTTGGAGAAATTGCAAAAGCTAATGAACAATATGCTAGATTATTAAGAACAGAGTATCGCTTCTGCGTCTCTCACCAAGATCAAATTAGGCAACGCGCAAAACAGGTTTATGATATTGGATGTAATAAAGATCATGCATTGAACTATACCTGTTGCGACTTTACAAAGTTAGAAAAATATTATTTAGATTTTAATAAGTAAATAAATAAGAGAGGATCGAATGTCCTCTCTTTTATTATATACTTCTACCCTACCATTTATATCCACAATTATTGCATTTATAGGTATTTCTTGCACTACGGGTGGCAGTGCGAGCAAGCTGTGTATCCACGTTGTTCTGCTTCAGATTTAGAGATTGATATCGAACTCTTTTTAAGATATCTACAACCAGCCGCATGATACTTTTGCCCATAATCTGTTATGTAAACTGTATAACTTGCGGATGAAGAATTATCGGAGTCTGAAGAAGACGAATTATTTGATGATGAACTGGTATTGTTTGAGCTAGATGATTTCTTTGATGTAGATTTTTTCGGTTTTGCTACCTTTTTATATTTTGCTTTTAACTTATCGTATTTGTCAATTAGTGACGTATATTTATACCATAGATCATTATATTCTCCACTAGAACGACTCAAATCTTCTTGTATTTTATCATTCTCTTTGGAAAGATCATAATAACGTGAATAAATATCATCATAAGAACCTTTTACATCTTCGTATTTTGACCTTATTTTTTTATGTTCTTCGCTAGTTTTGATATTAGTTCCAACACTAAATGATAAACAAATTGATAGAACAGCAATCAAGGCATGTCCTTTGTTTAAATTCATTTGCGTACTCCTACCATTTATATTTGCATTTATTACATTGATATGTTTTACCAATATTAGAACTTAGAATACCAAATGTTAAACCGCTTAACATACGGGAGCCAGTGGTAATTCTTTTGATATTGGTACTGTTGCAGTTTGGGCAATGAGGAAGATTTTCTCTCTGCTTGGCAATTTGTTCATTTCTACGATTGATTTTCTCTTGGTATTTTGGATTTGTAAGACTGCCATATTTATTTGTGTCCCAAGGTAAAAAATTGCCTTCTTTTATTTCAAGATATATATATGCCACTTCACCACAGGTAAAGCCAGTCATATTTGACAATAACTCAACAGAAACTTGATCACTAATATTATTGTTAATATTGGACACAATTTCTGATACATCATACATTTTATTACAAATATTCACAACTTGTTCTTCTTGATATAACTTGTTTATTGTATCCCATGTCGGACAACCGCAATTTGGACAAGCATGTGCCCTAGCAGAATATTCCTTTCCACATTCCATACATTTTATTAGACTCATTATTTATACTCCTTTTATTACCATTTAACCAAATTATACCATTGTATATATTAAAACGCAATTAATATATTATTTAACCACTTTTGTCACTTAAAGATATTGGTAATCTGGTAAATGTAATAAAACAATTAAACTCTCTTAACCAAAATCAACGAAATATTACTAACCCAGTATATGATAAGATTGTCAAATCTTTTAATGGCGAAACAAGTTCAGAAGAATTAATTCAAAAATTACAAAAGTATAAATTGTCAGAAGATGCCATCGAAGATGTTGTTAGAGACATTGGAAAATCAACTAGCAATAAACATTTCAATGAAAATGATGCTTTTGAGTCTATTCAAACATGGAAAGATAGTATCAAAAATACTTCTGCCAAAAAAACAGATACATCTGACATTTCCAAAGTCTCTTCCGAAGCTCAAGCTACAAAAGAAGTTGTTTCAGATCTTGGACAAGTTAATCTTGATAATGTAAATTCAAGTGCATCTAAACTTGGGGAAACATTTAGAACTGGTGTATCAAATGGTGTCGAAAAAGCAAAATCTGGCATTAAATCATTAGGATCAAGCATAAAATCTGTATTATCTGGTCTTGGTGCAACACTTAAATCTTATCTTCCTCTTCTAGCTGTGCTTGCTGCGTTTGAAGGAATTAAAGCAATTCATTCTAATATACAGAGTCAGCGAAAAGATGAATTGAACGCAGGTCAGAAAAATCTTGATAAATACAATAAGAAGATTGATAAAAATAATAACAAGGTTAAGCAGGCTAAGAAATTACAGGAAGAATTCAATACTTTATCTTCTGGTGTTGACTCTAATACGAATGAAAATATCGGATTGTCAACAAGTCAATATGAAAGATATTTAGCAATCAAAAAAGAATTAGTGAAGTTAAATGGAGACCTTGTTACTGGATATAATTCAGAGGGTGAAGCTTTAATTAATAACAACACTGCTATTCAAGATACGATTGACAAATATCAAACATTAGCAGATCAAAGCAAGAAAGATATTGCTAGTAAAAAGAATGTAAGTATCCAGAATGATTCTATGGCATTAAAGGCACAGAAATCATTATACGGAAGTACATTCGCTGACGAAAGTCTTGGTACAAACTTAAAACGTTCTTTACCATATACTTTTAGATCTGCAAAAAATCTTGCTAAAGACGGATTAACCGTAAACGAAGCGTCTGTTAGACAATCTTTGTATTCTAGTACAGATTTTCAAAAACAGGCTGCCAAAATTCTTGGGAAAGAAAAAGTTGATGTTAGTAAATTAACATCTAAACAAATCCAAGAGCTTGCTAATAATGCAGATACTTTTAATTCTGAAGGATTTATCGGAAAGAATGATACAAAGAATCTTAAGAAATTGTTAGCGGCTTCAAAGACAAATTATGATCAATTACAGAAATACTCTGATAGCTTTAGGAAAAACACTTTATCTAATATCTCTCAGGCAGTTGATGGTTATGATAAATTGGATCAAACAACAAAAACATTTGCGTCTAATTTTATTTCAAATATGGACATTGATCCATCTAAAATGTTAGACACGGATTATCTTGATAAACAAGAAAAGACTGTTGAAAATCTTACTAAAAAACTTACTCAGAACAAAGACGTACAAGACCAAATCAAAGACTTCCAGAAAACACAAGCTAATGGGAAAATGAATGCCAATAAATGGCAACAAAATGTCAATGATCAGTTTGCTGCGTTACAAAAATCTACTGGTATTGATAAAGACACATTGGCATTAACTCTTGGTATCAAGCTTGATGACAAAGATAACGTCTTATCATCTACTGGTAAAGATATTGCCAAAATGCAGGAAACATTAAATGACACATTTAAGAATCAAGATATCTCTAAGTTTACAGATTCTTTGAATTTAAATGACTTATCAAATGCATTCGATATTGTTACGGATAAGACAAATATATTTACTGGTTCTGTAGATCAGTTAAAAGAACGTCTAAAAATGTTAAATAGTTCTGCCGCTTCTGCTTCTTATACTGTAGAAGGATATAAAGCAGCACTTGGTACAGATGATGATGATTCTGCTTATAATACTCTTGTTTCTGGAATGAAGCAAACTAAAGAAGAGTATGATCAAGGTAAAGTTGGTACGGATCAGTTCAAAACATTTGCAGGAATGATGTCACCAACTGGCAAAACGGATGCAAAGAACTTTAAAGAGAATTATGATAATCTGAAGAAATATTTCACCGAAGACAATTCTGGTGTATACACTTTCTTTGATGATCTGAAAACAAAAACAAATGACTCTGGTAAAGCTCTGGCTGACTTTGATAAGAAAACTCAGAAATGGAAAATCAATATTGATTCTACTGCTTCTGCTGCCAAGAAATTTGGTATGGGCGTGGAACCATTTGAAGCTTTACTTAATAATCTGAAAACATATGGATTTGATGTCAATTTCAGCTCTCTTACAAAACAGTATGAAGAAGCTAAAAACAAACTTGATGGTTGGGCTGAAACATGGCAGAAAAATGGTGGAACCGCAGGGGACGAAGAAGGACAGCGTATTGAGGCTTGGCGACAACAAATTGATCAAGCAAAAGAAGCTGGTAAGGAAATTCCTGATACGTGGACAAAGGTTATTGATTTTGAGGTCAATATTTCTTCCCTGCAATCACAAATCAAAGAAGCAAAAGACCAGTACAAGGCTGCTGATTTAAATGGAGATACCGAAGCAAAACAAAAAGCTGTTAAGACACAGTTAGAAGCTTCTGCTGAAATCCAAGCTAAACTTACTGGTGGTAAAGATGTTGGTAAAGAAGGATTAACAAAAGGAATTAAAATCCCTGTTAACATCGAAACACAAGCCAATGACATTCAGAACGACATTCAGAATCTTGTAAAGCAATATAACTCTGCCTCTGGTGAAGAAAAGATTAAAATTGGTTTACAAATTGAGCAAAAACGTGAAGATTTATTGGATATGCTTCAAGATTATCTTGATCCTGAGACACTTAAAATTCTTGGTGATAATTCTGATGCTAAAAAGAAAGCGAAAGAAACTAAATCTGAGACAGATAAAGTTCCAAAAGAAAAGAAAACCACATATACCGCTGATGCTTCTGGAGCTAAAAAAGGTGCAGAGGAAGCACAAAAAGCAGTGGATAGTGTTGAAGATGAGCATGTAACGCAAATTAAGACACAATACGGCATTGGTAAAAACGGTAAAGTTTCTCAAAAATCTACAAGCAGTATGGTCAAGAATAATTACTTAGGTAATGCGATTGATCAAACAGGACAAGGTGCATATACAGCACCTAAACAATCAAGCACTTCAAGTGGTAAAAGTAGCAAACAAAGCAAGTCTGACACCACTTCAAGTAAATCAGACGCTACTACTGTTAAAGTAAATGTTAAAGGTAATGCTAAAAAGACAATTTCTTCTATCAAGAAATCTTTATCTAGCATGAAATCCAAAAGCATTTCTATTAAGGTTAAGGGCAATGCAAAGAAAACCATTTCTTCTATTTCTAAATCTCTCAAGAAGTTAAAATCTAAGAGCATTTCTATTAAAGCAAAAGGCAATGCGTCTTCTGTCATTAAAAAGATTGCTAGTGCTTTAAAGAAACTGAAAAACAAGAAAATTACTGTCAAAGTAAAAGATAGTGCTTCATCTAAAATTAGTAGTATTAAGGGGAAATTAAATGCACTAGGTAAGATGCATCCAACTCCAAAAGTTACTATCAATACAAGTGGATTACCTGCTGTCGAAGCTGCAAAATCAGCGATCAATGGCTTACATGATAAATCTGTTAATGTATCTGTAAATTATAGCCAGAGTGGCAAGCCATCTAAAGGGGGTGGCGTTGCACACGGTACTGCTGCTTTTGCTCATGGTACTATACCAAGAATCACAAATAGTAGACGTGCGTTAGCGAGTGGAACATTAGGCGCTAAATTCTCTGGATTATCTTTAACAGGGGAGGTTGCGCCAGAATTAGTCGTCCGTGGCAACAAATGGTTTACTACGGGAGATAACGGTGCGGAGTTCACTGATATACGTAGAGGAGATATAGTTTTTAATCATCAGCAGACAGCGGATTTACTTTCAAAAGGATCTACAAATAGTCGTGCTTCTATTAAAGGCGGTATGTCAGCATTTGCTCATGGCACTGCTTTTGCTTCTGGACATCGTGTTACTGGTAGTGGTGCGTTCCAAGGTGGCGCTGCTTCTGGATATAGAAAACATTCATCAGGTTCTTCCTCTACCAAAAAGCATACAGAATCTACTAAAAAGAATACGGAAGCAACGAAAAAGAATACGGATTCTAAGAAGAAGGACAGCAAAGCTACAGATAAGAGTACAAAGAAAAAGTCAAAATTTGCTACATTGCTTGACAATATGGGTAAACAATTTGACTTCATTGCAATCGCTATTGATCGAGCTGCTACTGCTACAGAAAAATTTGCTAATATGATCAATGATTATGTGAAACCAGAAGCTAAGCAAAGCGCACTTTGGAATCAATATAAATCAACAGGCAAAGAAATTTCTGTAAATCAGCAAGCAGCTAAGAAATATAAATCTGAGGCAAGTTCTTTTGCAAGTAAGGCAATTAAGACAGTTCCTAAGACGAAGAACAGTTCTAAGAAAAAGAATCAGAAACGATTACGGACATACTTTGAACGTGTACGTAACGGTAGTATGAATATCAATACTATCAAAAATGATAACATGCGTTCTGCTGTGGAGTCCTATCAGAATTTATGGGAGAATTACATTAAATGCAATTCTGCTGCTCAACAGTTAAAGAATACTCAACGTGATTTATTCAATCAATGGTTGAATATGCCTACTGAAAAGGCGCAGAAAGCAATTGAAAACTTACAAAACTCCTATGATACATTATCTAATCGTTCTTCTGCTGCATCTACTGGAGAGTCTGGTGTTGCACGATTAGTTCAAACTTCAAACGATCAGTTATCTGAAGCACAATCTAATGTTTCTTCTGCAAAATCTACTCAGAGTCGTGCTTCTTCTGCTAATAAAACAGCACAAAAGAAAGTTTCAAAAGCGACAAAGAGTCAGAAGTCTAAGGCGAAATCTGCTACAAAAGCAGTTAGTAAGTCTGGATTATCTAAGAAAAAGAAAGCATCTCTTAACAAGAGTATTAAAGCAGGTAAGACAATCTCTACTAAGGGACTCAAAGGGTCTGCGAAGAAAAAAGCTACTGCTTATAATAAAGCGGTTAAGAGTACAAAGTCTGCAAAATCTTCTGCTGCTAAGACAAGTGCAAATCTATCAAATGCTAACAGTGCATTATATGATGCACAGGTATATCTGAAAAATGTGCAAGATTCTCAAGCAATTGCCAGCAATTATGCAGGTCAACCTGCTTACGCATACCAGAATGATGTGTTGAACAGACAGGTTCAAAATAAGAAAGAACAGTATGAAAATAGTCAGACTGCCGTAAGAGAAGCTAGTAAGAACCAAGCTAAATATCAGAAAGAACGTGAAAATGCACAAGCTAATAAGAATAAAGCTGATAGTGCAGTTAAAACCAAGGGTAATAATATTCTTAAGACCAAACGGGCTAAGAAATTATCTAACTCTCAGAAAAACGCAATCAAGTCTGGAAAAGAGGTTTCTTTAAAAGGAATCAAAGATAAGACTTTATTAAAACAGCTCAAAGCATATAATGCGCAAGTCAAAAAAGCAAAAGACGCTTCTAATAAATTGGCGCAAGCTAAACAAAAAGAGGCGGACGCTACAAATGCTTTGGCGACAGCAAACAAAAATGCAAATGATGCTGCTGCGGATTGGGCTGCTGAACAGACAAATGCTGCTGTGCAATCTCAGGCTAATATTAAAGCATATTATGATGCGAAAGCTAATATGGAAGCCACAAATAGTAGCAATGCTTCTTCTGCCGCCAAGTTGAAACAATCAAAAGGTCAAGACCTTGATAGTGCTGATTACCAGAATCAGATCGATGCCAATGAGAGACAAGCACAGATCATTGATGAAGAAGCTGCAAAAATGCAAGAGAACCTAAATAACAAATTGAACGATGGTTCTATTAAATATGGTTCTCAAGAATGGATGCAGATGCAAAATGAAATCAATGCTTGTAAAGGTAGCGCAGATGATTTAAGAACTTCTAACGAAGAACTTAAAAATAGTATGCGTGACGATATTTATTATCGTGGCTTTGAACGTGCTATTAAAGCGGCTCAGAATTTACAAAATTCACTTACAACGATATCTTCTCTGATTGATGAAGATGCAATGTTTGATGATGACGGAAATCTAACTGATTATGGTACTGCTGCCATTGCAACAAATATTGCTAATGTCAAATCTGAAAAAGAAGAATTGAATCAATTGATGCAAGAACGTGCCAAAATGGCTGAGCATCGTGATGAATATTCTGATACAGAATGGGCTGATGCAATTCAGAAGAGCGATCAAGATATTGCAGACGCAGTTAAGAGTATTAAGTCTGCTGAAGATAATGTGACAACTATTCTGAAGAATAACGCAAAGCAGAAACTAGATGCGATTAACAAAACTATAGATGCATACCGTGATTGCTTGAATATGACAAAATCGTATTATGAGTACGATAAGCAATTGAAATCTTCTAATAAGGAAATCCAAATTCTTAAAAGCAAACAACGTGCTCTCGAGGGAGTTAACACGGCTGAAGCCAAAGCGGAAAAGCGTCGTCTTGAAGCAGAACTCCAAGAAAAGCAAGATAGTCTTAACGATACAATTAAAGAACATATCTACAGTATTCAGATTGATGGACTTGATAAGTTAAGCACACACCTGAATGATGATTATGAGAAATACTGTAAAGAATTATCTTCTTCTGTTGATAAGATTGAAGAGACGTTTACTTCTTTATCTGGAACAATAACATCTGAAAGCGATAAGATTGATAGTACGATCCGCAATATTTTACATCATTATGGCGTAGATGATCCAAGTACAATTGGTGCAACGACTGATAAATTACCTGGTTATGCTAAAGGTGGATTAGTTAAATCTGTGCATAAGAACGGAGATGATGGTCTTGCTTCTCTAGCAGTAGGTGAGGAAGTTGCTACGGTCGATGTTGTTAATCTGGCAAATAAAATAAGACAAGATAAGGTATTAAATGCCTTAGCAAATGGGCATACACTAAACGGAATGACTATGGACAAATTTGGTAATATGGATATTGCTGTCAACTTTGGTGAAGCAATTGGAAATATTAACATTCCTGAAGGGGTTACATCACAACAACTTCAAAGAATTATTGATGAAGCATATCAATACACTTCACAGAAAGTTATTCAGGATGTAACAAAAGCCTTTGGAAGAAAACGTCCAGTTTAAAACCTTATATAATAAGGAAGAAACAGGTTTGGAGATGCGTAGAAATACGCACTCTTGCCTGTTATTTTTATACAAAAATTTATTAGAAAGGAGAAATTATATATGTTGTCATTTGAATATAATGGACAATCTACAGACACAATACTTGGTACTCCATTAATAGTAGTTACCTTCGATACCCCAAATGACATTAATGGTTTTACACGAGAAATCGTAAAAGGAGAAAAGACGTTACTCAGGCAGGAAGCAAATCATTATGGTGCTATGTATTCTGATGAGAGCACATATGACTTCTATCTAGTAAAACAAGATGGATCTGGAATCACAAATGCAGAACAGCGAAAGATTAATAAATGGTTGACATCTCCTACTTTGCCCCAGAGGTTAACAGGAATCGCAGATGATAAAGCAACTGTTGTTTATAAGGGCATGTTCCAAGATGTTGGATGGAAATTAATCACATGTAAACTTGGCAAACTAGATGGAGTGAAATGTAGTTTTGTCTCAGATACTCCTTTTGTATGGAAGAATTTTAAACAATCATATAATGTGTCTGGTTCACAATCAATTAACTTAACAGTTGATTCTGACGACTCAGAGTATATTATTTATCCAAAAATAACAATATCTTCTTCTGGTTCTCAAGGAATTACCATTACGAACAAAACAACGAATCAATCTATGTCTGTAAAAAGTAACTCTGGACTATCTGTTTGTTTAGATTGTCGATATTGCATGGTGACTGATAATACTGTTTCTGGTGTTATTGATTATGAAGATATTGGTTGGACAGATGCAGAATCAATTACATGGCTAAGTTTGGTCGATGGAGCTAATGTGATTACCGTCTCTGGAAGCTGTACTTTAACATTTGAATATGACGTACCTATCAAGAGAGTGGGTGATCTTATATGATTATGCATGACGCTAAAATTTATTTATGCAAGCCTGATCGAACGCCAATTTGCGAACTAAATGGTAAACAAGTTAATGATATTAGGTATGAGAGGAATCTTAAAGACTTCAATAAATTAACTTTATCTGTTGATCGATATATTGATATTGATGGGCAATTAATTGAATCTAATGGATACAATCGTTTAAAAGATCATATGGTTTTATATCTTGAAAATCTTGATTATTTTCAATTACAAGAACCAACGATAGCTAACGATGGTAGGTATGAATACAAAATGCTTGAGGCATATTCTGACGAGAAATCTTTTGAAGACAAAGATATGAAAGGTATCTACTTCAATAAAGGTACAACGGATTCAATGGAAATGTTGGCTGATAACAATGTTGATGATCTTGGGTTCGCAAAAGAATATATTACTTTTTGTAATGAGAAAAACCATCAATTATCTCTTATGCATCTTGTTTTAGATTTTGTTCCAGGATGGACGCTTGGATATATTGATCCTGTGTTGGCAAATGAAAAATATTCTTTTGAAGCAGAAAATACAAATGTATATGCTTTTTTAAATACTACTGTGGCAAATACCGTACAATGTATTTTTTATTTTGATACAATTAAAAGAACTGTAAGTGTTTATTCTAAAGAAAATATTGGTATGATAACTAATATTTTTATTGGATGGAGAAATGTTTTAAACTCGATTAAACAAACTGCGCAGAATGACACCCTATATAATTGTTTAACTGTCGAGGGTGATGAAAATTTAGATATTCGTGCCGTAAATTATGGTAATCGAGAAATTTATGATCTTGATTATTATTTGACAACGGATTACTTTAAGCAAGAAACAATCGACAAGATAAAAAAATGGATTAAGTGGCGCAAAGATAATCGAAAAGAATATATTGATAATGCCAAACAAGTTGCTAAACTTCAGGCAGAAATAGATGAAATTACATATCGTGTGCCAGTTGATGGTTGTAATGTTGATCAATATAAAACTATGGACAAAGAAACTCTTGAGAAAACTTTGAAGATGTATGAACAGATGATGACTACATTACAAGTAGGAGCTGACACAAGAGACGACCACGAGAAAGATTTCAATGGGAATTATGTGAAATGGGATAAACCAGACGATATTCAGAATCGTGTTTATAAACCTTGGACTACTTCTTCTGGCGAAATTGATCACGAAAGATATATGAATCTCTTAAAACAGGAAGAAAGTGGTTACTACACGTATTTTGAATTAAAAGAATACGTTATTCCTAATATTAAAATTGCAATTGAAAATTATCAAGTTCCTGAAGATAAAAAAAAGGATTATAACGAAGAATGGGAAACTAACTGGGATTTGTATGGAATCAAGGAACTTGAAGGAAAACGTGATGAATTTAATAAACAAATTCTTGTAATTTTGGCAAAATACCAGAAAGACTGGAATGATATGACAGATGAAGAAAAGAATGCATCTGGGGTGAAAGATGAAGAATCTTATAACGTTTTCCATAACGAATTTGTTAAATATAAGGGATATCTTGGGGATGAAAACACTGAAGGTACTTTGTTATACAAACTAAAAGAATTAAATACTCAGGTAGATGAATTAACAAAAACACAAGATAATTATCAAGCCAAAGTTACTTCTATGAATGAACAGGCGGCAATGAATCATTCTCAATTCGGACTTACTGACACAGAATATATTGCTGTTCAAAATATTATTCGTATGGGTGATTATACAAATAATAATATCCTTTCAACTTCTTTGGATGATGCCGTTACAACATTTGAACATAAAGAAGAATTATATCAAGATGGTTTGGATCGAATTAAACAAACCTCTTCCCCACAATATCAATTTACTACTTCTTTGGATAATCTTTTATCTTTAAATGAATATGCAAATACAAAAGATAACAATCAAGGTTGGCACGATAAATTTGATATTGGGAATTTCATTTTTGTAGGAGTTAGAGATGATTATGCTGTTAAATTAAGATTATTTACCATTGCATACAATCCTTGTACAAAAAACTCTGAAATTGAAGTTACATATACAAATATGTTAAACCACTTAACAGGAGTAAATGACTTTACATATTTGTTTGAAGACGCTGTCAATGATTTGAAAAATAGTATTTCCCTTGGAACTGGAAATGCTAAAGATTCTGTTGAGTATATGTCAAATATGTCAAATATGTTGCAATGGATGATGAATACTTCTGCTTTTAAAAATGGTGTAAACAATAGCGTTTCAAACGGTACGGTTATTGGTGCCGTTGGCGATTATTTAAATTATAAAACAATTAAAGTTGATCAACTGATAGGCAATGATGCACAATTTAACACTCTTTTCTCTAAATATATTAATTCCGAATATATCAAATCAACCTCTATAGATGTACAACATCTTTTAGCGGATGTAGCCAAAATAAATAGTGCTTTGATTGGTACTTCTTCAACTGAAACAGGGTTTTTCATTAACTTAAATGCTAAAAATACCAAAATTGATGAAGCATGGATTTCTAATCTTGTAGCAAACAATATTACAGTTTCTGATCTGGTTGCTGGTGATATTACTCTTTCTGATAAAATGAGAATTTTATCCGAAAATGGAAACCTCGTTTTCTCAGGAAATACCTTGCAATTTTTAAATTCTAAAAATGAAGTTGGAATCCAGATTGGGTATGGAACAGGCGAAAATCCTTCATTGATCATTAAAGATGAAAATGGCGCAACAATACTAACATCCCAAGGGATCACGGCAAATGCGATTACAGATGGGTTGATTGTTAACAATATGTTAAAAGATTCTACAATCGAAAAGGAAAAACTTGGGTTCAATGTTATAGAACCAAATGAATATGGCGGTATTGGTATTCATCAGATATATGATGGAAATGGAAATTTATGGGGTGAAAAATACAAAGAAACAATTTCTGGAATTACAACAGATATTTCAGACCTCAATAATAAAACGGAATCGAATTCTAATGACATTAAGTCATTAAGAAACGACATGTCTTCAATTAGCTTAAAAGTACCATCTATAGAATTATCTGGACAGCAAGTTTTTACAGAAACAAACGATATTATCACTCCTGATTCAATTACAATTGTTGCTGATGTAAAAAATGGCGCAGCTATTAGTAAATGGTATATTGACGGTGTTGAAAATACAACTTATGTCTCACAAGATAAAACATCCATTACTATTCCTTCTTCTTTTATGAAAACCAGAAAGACAATCGTTTTGAAAGTTGAATGTGTTGATACGGCACTATATGATGTAATGACATTATATAAAGTGATTGATGGCTCTGACGCATATACAGTTACAATATCTAGTAGTAAAGGAACTTTGTTCGAATGCGGTGCATCAGAGAATTATTTTTTAACAGATGAAAATAATACCCAACTTGTGGATGAATCTGGAAACAGTTTATATGGAAATTTACAAAATATATCTATTTCTACTGTATGCACATGTATTGTATACAAAGGGTCTACAGTAATTGACGCAAAAGGTTATACTTGGTACAAAAAATACATTGATTCTAATTGGACAAAATGTGGAACTGGAAAAGAAATAGAACTATTAATTGATAAAAATGCACAAATCAAATGTAGCGTTGATGTTTAAAGGCAGGTGAGAAAATGATTATAGACAGTAATGTATTAGACTTTATGTTTATAAAACAAGGAGAACAAGGTGAGGACGGTAAAGTTTTATATACGTGGATAAAATATGCACAAGATGAACATGGCACTGGCATGACTGATGATTCTACTGGTGCAATTTATATTGGTGTTGCATATAATAAAGAATCTACCGAAGAGTCAGATAATCCAGCAGATTATCAATGGACTAAGATTTTAGGCGACCCTGGCGAGAGTGGGCAAGATGCTTATACCGTTATTTTAAGCAATGAAAATATTTCTTTTTCTACCAATAGTCAACGTTATACAGTAGCAGAACAAACATTTCAATCAGATATCATTGTATATAATGGATCTTCTATTGTGACTGATTATACATATGATGTAGAAAATACAGAACAAGTAATTGATATAACACAATCTAAAAATTCTATCACGATCTCTACGAATTCAAATTCTCAACTATCTACCCTATCTGGGAAAATAACTGTAAATATTCATGTAAATAGCTTAACATTTTCAAAAGTTTTAACATGGACATGTGCTCTGCAAGGAACAAATGGACAACGAGGAGAGGGCACAAAATCTATATCTATTACTCCATCTTCTATGTTTTTTAAATCAACAGATGGCGGAGAGACATTTTCTCCAGATTTAATTACGATTACTCCATCATTGCAAAATCTTGTTTTTGGTAAATGGCAATACAGTGCTGATGGTGGGTCTACTTTTGTTGATGTAAACAACGGTACATCTGGTATAACAATTGGGTCAAACAATATTTTGACATTGTCTAAATCTAGTGAATTATTTACAGATTCTACTACTTTAATTGTATTTAAGGCAATTTCATTAGATGATTCTTACTATGATACTACTACCATTTCAAAACTGTATGACATCATTGATGCTGGCGATGGCAGAAACTTATTACTGAACACATCTTCTTATAGAGAATCAAATCCGCTGGAGCGTATTGGTTCAAAAACAGACGATTATTCAACATATCCTAAAATCATTACCTCTATTGATCTAAGTGCAAATCAAAAATACACATTACAAGCAAAAACCGATAGTAATTGGGCAACCAAACATGACACAGGTGGACATACTCCATCGGAAAAATTGGTGGGGTTGTGGCTTGTAAGTGACGACACTAATACTTTTTTGGATATGTCAAAAGGATATGCTGTTTTTACTGCCCCTAAAACAACTAAATATAAACTTAGAGTTAATCAATATTCGAACGGAACAGATGCTTATACTATTCATTTGTGGGATATTAAACTTGAAAAAGGACAATCTGCATCAGGATGGTCAGCTGCTCCCGAAGACCTAGATCAACGATTTGATAGCAATGAAAACAAATTGAAGGATATTACCGATTCTTTGAAGGGCACTCAAACGACTGTAACAGAATTGCAATCTACAGTAGATAAGCAAGCAAAAGAGATTACAAATAAAGTATCTCAAGATAAGTACAGTACCGATCTTGAAGTAATTAACAATAAATTGGCTAATTCTAATGAAGGGTTAAACAAATGGCTTGTGTCTGCCTATCAAAAGAGTGTGTTCGCAGATAGTTACAAAGACAAAGCAGTTATGGAAATGTTTGCATCGAAAGATATTGTAGCAGCGCAAACTTTGCTATACGAAGATGATAAATTGCAAGACGGATTAACATTTTCTGTGACAAATGATCCGTTGGTATTTTATGCTCTGACTTTTGTGTATTTTAGCGAATCAGTAAAATGGACAACTACTGCTACTTTTAAGGATACTTACAATATCTATGTGAATGGTGGTGCGATTGGTAGTGCTGGAACGGCTGGTTCAAATCCCGTAGTTATGACATTTCAAGAAGGATGGAACTCTATAGAAATTATTATAAATTCTTCTAATAATGTATGTAACTATTATTTTGGTGCTACATTATCAGCTTATAAACAATGCACAAAGATGAACTGTTATCAAGGTACAATCACGGGCAGACAAACATATATCAATTCTAAAGTATCTGAGTTGATTGTTAATTTGAACGGTATCACTTCTCGTGTTTCTAACGTTGAAACAGGCGTGAACAACAATGGAGAACAAGTACAACAACTTAGTGAGAAATGTTCAAAACTAGAGCAAGATTCCGAAGGATTTAAAACTGAAGTACGGAAAACTTATGCAAAACGAGAAGACTTTTCTAATATTGGAGCAAGGAATCTTATCAGAAATAGTAATACTTTAGATTTTATAGATTATGGTTTTGGTGATTCTTCTATGACATCTGAAGTTGCTTTAACCGATGCAAATGGAGACACATTACAAGATAAGAATGGAAATACCTTAACAGCAACTGAAAATTATACAAAAAAATACACAGGTCAACAAATCAATAACATGATAGCGGAGGTGATTAATTAATGGCGAATTATAAGCTGTCTTATACGGCAGCGCAATTTGAGCAAGCAATGAAGGCATATAACGAAAAATGGAAAGACGTTTCTCAAGTTACCGCAAGTGCAGCCAATGTGCTTGCAGGTACCTATATTGTCACGAATCAAGGACGCATTCAGGGCACTATGAAAAATAATGGAAATGTAGCTGGAACGATCAGTACAAAAGATGGCAGTTATACCATTCCAACAGGCTATCATAGTGGGGCTGGAACAGTAAAAATTGCTGACGCAGAAAAGGCAAAGATTATTCCCGCAAACATTAAAAAAGGTGTAACTATTTTAGGACAGACAGGAACTTGCGAGGCTGGAACGACTACAAGCGGTACTGACACGACAGATGCTACTGCTTCAGCTTCTGATATCCGTAGCGGTAAAACAGCATATGTGAATGGCAGGAAATTAACAGGAACTATTCCTAATCAAGCAGCTCAAACGATTACTCCAGGAACTACAGATAAAACTATTTCAAGTGGAAAATATCTTTCTGGAACTCAAACAATTAAAGGTGATTCTAAATTAGTAGCAAGTAACATTAAATCTGGCATATCTATTTTTGGAGTAACGGGAACATATACAGGTTCAAGTAGTGGATCTAGTTCTGGAAGTGGGTTACCAAACACAATTATTGCTGGAGACACTCCTGTTATTGCTAATTGGACAGGTATGAATATTACATCTACTACAATGACCGACACTAAAATTTCTATTACAATTAAAAGAGCTGGTACATATAGATTTAAAATCCCTGCTGTTGCAAAAAGTAGTTTTTCAAGCGGATCTCCAACAGTCTCTTTATATAAAAATGGAGATTCCGCAAACTCTACCACTATCACTTCTTCTACTGTTGAATGTGTTTCATTTGATTTAGAATGCGCAGTTGGAGATGTCATTAGTGTATATGCAAAAGCAGTTGGGAGTAATTATAGTAGCACAACTGTAACTGTGTTCGGCTTAATTGCCTGTATAGATTGGGTAAATGGGTTATAAAATTATTTATTGAATATGGAGGAAATTATATGAATAATACAAAAGCTCTTACAGATGTAGATATAAGCGCATCTGTAGATAATATATTTGTAAACGATTCGGGTAAGGTACGACAGGTTAGTAAGGCGACTTTATTTAAAACTTTAGAATCTGCGGAGGACTATCAAGCTTTAAAATCCGAAGTCAATACACTACAAGAATCAGTAAATGGAATTGATACAACGACAGACACAACCTTGACTAAAACTGGAAAGGCTGCGGATGCGGCTGTAGTTGGACAAGAAATTGGTTCACTGAAGGAAGAATTAGAGGAATGTATTGATGTAACAGCTTCACGAAATATTTTAGCTTTTGAAAATTATACAAGAGGGAAATATTATTCAGCTTCAAGTGGAAGTGATAGATATAATGATAGTTTTACAGCCATAGACGATTACGTAAAGATCGAACCAAATACGGATTATGTATTTTCTATATTTTCTGATGGAAATTATGAAACTATGCCCAATGCATTGGTTATTCAATACGATGCAGGTAGAAAATATATTTCGGGGGCAGACGTGAAAACATTCAAGACTGCAATAAATGCTAGATATATTAGATTATCGATGGCAAACGTATATTTTGATAAGCAAGTAATGCTAGAAAAAGGTACAGAACCTAGTAAGATTTACGAATCACCATTAATTGAAAGAAAATACAAGATAAAAAATGAATGTATAGATGATACACAAATATGTGACAAAGTAATTAGTATATTAAAGATAAAAGAAAATGAAATTACTGTTGGTGCTAGTGATTGTAATTTTGAAACGCTGCAAGAAGCAATAAGTAGTATTAAAGATAACACTGAATTAAATAGATATATTATCTGTTTGAAAGAGGGTACGTATAATTTAGCTGACGGATTAGATATAACTGATTCGTCCGCTATAGGGGTGACCGTCCCGAACTGGGCAACTATTGTAGGAATTGGAAACCGTGAAAACGTTATACTGGAATGTAGACTAGATTCAAAAAACCAAAATATATCAGCTTTGAATTTTAAAGAAACCTCTGGCATCGAGAATCTTTCTATAATTGGAGAAAACACTAGATATGCTATTCACGACGATTTTGCCAGAGAATCAAAAGGATATGATCGGAGAATTAAACATTGTATAATTCGTGGTGAAAATACATATTATTCTACCGTTTACGGAGCCGGGACTGGGGACGGTGCCAATTGGAAATTTGAAGATGTTGTTTTTGATGGAACAAAGACTGGTACAAACTATAAAAAAGGTAATACTTTTACCGTGCATAACATTTTAAAATCGCAAAAAAACAGAGAAATAACATTCACAAATTGCAGATTTTTGTCGGGGATGGATAACAATGTTAAGCTAAAAACGCTGGCTTATAGAACAGCTACAGGTCTTGACAGTGCTAATGATATGTTAACTAATGTACAGTTTTTTGGATGTGAATTTAGCGGAGAGACAGGATTTGAATTATCGGAAGAAAACGCATCTGTATACGGTAGCGGTTGCCTTTATTACGTTACTGGATTTGGTAATAAAAATGCAAATCACAATATTGTAACAACAGATGGTAAGGATTACTCTGGCAGAGTGAACTTGATTTAAGTTAGCTAAAGCAGAATTTAGTTAACAACCACACAAGACCTTGGGAGGGGGGTCTTATTTTTATGCAAAAAACTAAATAGGTCAATCAAGAAGGAGGCGATAATAACGGCAAATACAATAGAAAAAGTTACAGACATAGATTTAAATGGAAATTCAATCGAATGTGCGAAATTAACAATTACAGATACTTCTGTTCCATTTGTTTTAAAAAATATCATGACATCTGGGAAAGATTATACATTTAGTTTATATCTTAAAAACACCAATTCCTCTTCCATTACAATTATGGGGGAAGAATTGACTTCTTCCGCAACTTGGGTCAGACAATACACTTCTTTTACTGCTACTGGAACTGATCTTTCAATCTTGTTTAAGGCAACTGGTATATATTATTTTTATAATATGCAGTTAGAAACAGGTAAAATATGTTCAGATTGGACTCCTAATCCACAAGACGTAGATGATGATTTGGAAAATGCCACTTCTATTGCTCAACAAGCGGCTAATAAGTTCAGTTGGATTGTCAAAAGCGGGACAAGTGCAAGTAATTTTGAAATTACTGATAGATTAATGAATCTTGTATCAGCAAACATTAATCTTGATGGTGTTGTAACATTCATGAATACTGCTAAGGGAGATGGTAGAAAGAATCTGTATAATTTAGATTACTCTAGTTTTGAAAATGTTGCTTCACAGGAAAATGCCATATGTTACGCAAAAGATAATGGAGTAACTTCTGTCGGCATTGATAGTTCAGTATCTTATAAAGGGAATAAATCTCTTAAAATTAGTTATACTACTGCAAATTTAAATTCAAATACAACTCCATTGTATTTAGGAAGTTCTGCAAATAATTACGGTTGTGTAAAAATACAAGCAGGTAAACAATACATACTTTCTTGTTATGTAAAATCAGATTCTACTACGGGAATGTTCATGATAGATATTCAGGGACATGATACCCCAAACACTAAAACAAATGGACTTTATCTATCTCACATTGATCCGAGAAGATTACCAGGAAGTTCCACTTATGTTAATCTAAGTACGGATTGGCAACGAGCTGTTTGTGCAATAAAAGTCGCAGATAATGCAACTGGATTATACTGGTCTGTAGTTCCTCTTATCTGGGGGAAACCAACAAGTTCTAATGTGCCTCAAACTTTTAATGTATGGGTAGATTGCATTATGTTGGAAGAGGTTGATTCTATTTCAAATGAACCTGGTACTTACATACTCGATAAAGAAACTATCATAGATGGTGGAAGTATTAAAACCGATACTATTACTGGTAATCAAATTTTGGCAGGCTCCATCACAGCCGATAAAATCGCAACAGATGCCATTAAATCTCACAACTACATCTCTTCTGGTGGTACGCAGGGATCATTCTTAAATCTGGGTGATGGTAGCTTTACAAGTCCTAATTTGAGTTGGGATTCAAATGGTAATTTGATTGCCAAGAATGCGAACTTGAGTGGTGAGATTACTGCTACGAAAGGAACAATTGGTGGATGGAGTATAATTAGCAATTCTTTTTTTACAAAATACAACTCAAGTATAGATAGCTATGGAACTGGAATAAGCGGTGATAGCAATAGGTATGTATTATGGGCTGGAGAAAAGAATAATGCATATGGAGCAAATAGAAATTCTGATACTCCTACAGATGCAACTTTAAGAATTTGGCGCAACGGAGCTATAGAAGTTCAAGGAAATGATAGTACTACATCTGGAATTAGCCATCTTTACAAAATATTAATACAAGCAGGGAGAATTAATGTTGGTATTGACGATCATTATATAGGCTCTATTGCCGGATCTGACACTACCTTGGACAATCAAGTCATTAACCAGCATGTTTCATTAACCGCACATAAAGGGTATGGCTGGTCTATTCTGCACACTAATGATTCTGGTAATTTAATTTGTGATATTAAAAGGGATCCTAACACGAATGGAATTAAATTTTTTGATGATCTTCTTATTTCTTCTGGTGGTAATCAAATTCAATTAAATGCAAATAACCAAGGCTCTATTGAACTCTATGGTGGTACACCATTTATTGATTTTCATTATGAAAACAGTAGTGATGATTACACTTCTAGGATTATTGCAAATGGTTCAAATAGTTTAAATATTACTGGAAATTTATGGGTAGATACAGATATCCACGCAGGTTCCTGGTTATATGCAAGCGAAGTCCATTCCTCAGGTGCAGTAGTTATTTCTTCAGATAGTGAATCGTTTTATTGGGCGCATGGATTCCAAATTGCTAGAGGAACATCGTGGGGAGGTGTATGTGTCGGAGATGATGGTCAACAGCTACGTCTTTATGGAACTTCAATTTGGGCATCTAACAGTATTTCTACTTCAGACGAGAATCTTAAAGAGAACTTTACAACTCTCGATCAGTATGAAGAGTTCTATATGAATTTAAATCCTATAGGGTTCAATTATATTGGAGATTACGATGGTAAGAAAACTCATTTTGGATTTGGTGCCCATAAAACAGAAGACATCTTAGAATCCGAGGGTTATGATTCTGATAAATTTGCTGTAGTAACACATAGACCGCTCGTACAGGAAGATATTGAAAAGCGTTTTGGAAAAGATGTTGAAGTCGATATTGAAACGGAATATGGTGTTTCTTATACAGAATTTATTGCATTAAATACCCATATGATTCAAAAAACACGAAGAGAACTTGAACAAGTCAAACAAGAGAAAGAGAACTTAGAAGCTCGCCTACAAGCAATCGAAGCAAAGCTTGGACTTTAAGAACGGATAAACAACTAAATAAAACATAAATTTGATCGTACATAGAGCAGTTTTCGGACTGCTTTTTTTGTATGCTCAAAAACAGAAAGAAAGGTGAAATACATATGGTATACACAGCTAAATTAGACAGCTCTGACGACAAAGTATTTAATCTTATGCAGTTTAATAGCATGACTTTTGACATGGAATGTAAACTTGTCGTTTGCACAGATGATCTAAAAGCGGTTAAATCAGCATTTACAAACTTTAAAACATTAGACATCTACAGAGATGATGTGCAGATTGCAACTTATACATGCTTTAACAATTATAAAGAAATCTCTTTACAACAGGGATTATATAACAACTCCAATGGAGAATGGGAAGATGCGCTGATTGTATCTCTTACAAGAGCAAATATTGTAGAACAGGTACAGCGACTTGATGAAAAAGTCAATCAGGTTGTTGATATTAACACACTGACTCTTGATGAGTACAAGAACTATTTACAGGAGAAAAACAAAGCTGCTCTCGCTGAGTTCTTAGCAAGTCAGAGTGTAGAATTCAATGGTAAGCCTTATGGAGTATCTGAAGAAGATCAGAATGAAATGGCTCTGAACTTTATGCAATATCAAGCTCTTACTGCTGCTGGTCAACAAGTAACTCTTGAATGGCATAGTAAAAAGAGTGCGTGTGAAACATTCACTGCTGAGGAATTTGTGCAGTTAACAGCAATGATCAAGGCATTTGTCTATCCTTACTTTCAGCAGATGAATGTCATCAAACAACAGATTTTCAGTTCTACTAGCAGAGAAGAATTGGACAAGATTGAAATCAAATATGAAGTGATTCCTGTGCAGTCAACAGAACCTACTACTCCTTCAGAGGGAAAATATTCAGTTACGACTGATAAGACAGATGAAACAGAAAAAGATTCAATTACGACTGAAGAATAATTAGTTTAACAGAGAAAAGGAGAAAATTAATATGGAAATGACAAATATGCAGGCAGACATAATCTTAGGACAGTTAAATACAATTTATGCATCGTTAACAAAGAACAGTGAACCAGCTCCATGTGTGCTTACAGTGGGACTTGCCAAGAATATTAGAAAAATGCAGGGCGAACTCAAAGAGTATTTTGAAGAAAAACAAAAGCTCTTACAGAAATATGAAATCACTTCTGATGCCCAGATTAATGGAACCGAGAATGGTCAGAAGTTCTTAGCAGAGTTTACTCCTCTTAGCATAGAAGATTCTGGTGTGGAATTACATAAGATCAGAATGACGTTTGATGAGTTGTGTGATGTTCTTGAGAACTACGAGGGAAGTCTCTCTGGGGACATTATGACATTACAACTTATCTGCAAAGACGAAGATCAAAAAGAAGGTGAATAAATGCTACATGTAAAAAAATCATGTAAATATCTTATCTTATTCCTTATTGGAGCATTTGCTTATTGTGAAATTGAAATCATCTGGCGAGGATATACACATTGGACAATGGGAGTGTTAGGTGGTACTTGCTTTATTCTTATTGGGCTGATAAATAACAGTCACTTCTTCTACCATCTTATGCCCTTTCGTGAGCAGATGGTTCTCGGAGGATTGATTGTTACTGTAATGGAATTCATAGCAGGATGTATCTTAAATATATGGTTAGGACTTGGCATTTGGGATTATTCTCAGATGCCTTTTAATGTCTTGGGGCAGATTTGTCTGCCATATACTCTGCTTTGGATATTATTGAGTGCAGCGTGCATTGTTGTAGATGATTGGTTGAGGTATTTAATGAAAATGAATGGAAAACCAGAATACATATGGTGATTTTAGTTGAGAAAGAGGAGTGATTTTATGTATTAGGAAGGTAAAAGACATGAGTGAATTAGAAACGATTATAAAATTTTTATCTCAACATGGAAGTGCGTTGATAGTTTTTATCTTTGCACTTCTGTTGTTTTTAGATAAATTTTTTGGCACTGTAAGTAACTTGATTGAGAGATTTGGGATTGAAACAAAAGCAACTCTTGAACGCAAGCATCAGAAAGAAGTTATTGAAAAGCAGGAAGAGATAATCAGACAGCATACTAAAACATTAGCCAAGCTAACAGATATACTTGACAACCAGAATAAGAATGTTCAAGAGATCAAGAAAATGGTTAGCGAACAAGCAGAAATGTTAAGTGAACAAAGGGTCAATATGAATAGATTATTCGAACACACTGCTGAATTAGCTCAGAAATTAGATGATGCCTGTTGCACTGATACAGCATTAGTAAATGGAGTTGCTGCGCTATTAAGAGACAGAATCAAACAGGCTCATAAATACTATAAAGATAAAGGTGGAATCTCGCCTACGGGTTTAGAGAACATCGAAGCTATTTATGTAGTATATCACGATCAGTTACATCAAAATGGTGTCGGAGAAAAAATGTATAACGAAATCAAAGCGTTGCCTATCAAGAGTGAAGAAACATTCTGATAGGTTTTTTAATTGCAAAGGAGGATTACATTATGAACAAATTTAAAGAATTTTTAGCAAGTATTAACTGGAGTGAAGTAAAACCACATACTGCTGTAAGTCTGATTTTACAGGTGTTGGCTTGGATCAATATGGGATTAACTGCGGCAGGCAAGCCAGTGATTAACGTGCATGAAGATGTGATTAACCAGATTGTAGGTTGGGTATTTGTATTTGGTACTTCTGCTTATGGTAACTGGAAGAATCATAGCTTTACTTGGTTTGCACAGACAGGAGATAAGATTGCTTACGCATTAAGAGATGGTAGATTAACTGCTGATGAAATTGATCAGATTATGGAAAAGGTTGCAGATAAAGATGTGATCGTAAAAGTTGATAAGGATTTATTTGAAAAAGAATTAGATGATGTCGCAGAAGGTAAAGAGTCTGATGACATTGTTGGATAATTTGCTAAGCGAGTAATTAGTAATTGAATAATTAGTTATTGAGCAGTTGCTGTTATGGTGACTGCTCTTTTTAGATTGGAGGAAATATTATCGAGGGTAATTTTTGGGATACAAATGTTGATTTCCGTAATGAAGCTAAGTGGAAAGTTTATGTACATACTAGTCCTAGTGGAAAGATGTATGTAGGGATAACCAGTAGAGATGTAAGACAAAGATGGAGGAATGGTAAAGGTTATATCAAAAATGACCACTTTTATAGAGCCATCCAAAAGTACGAATGGAGCAATTTTGATCATGAAGTAATAGCAGAGAATCTTACCAAGGATGAAGCCTGTGAGATGGAAAAAGCATTGATTAAAAAGTTGAAAAGTAATGATTACCATTTTGGATACAATTTGTCTGCTGGTGGTGAAGGTAATTTAGGGTTGTTTGGATTTAAAAGTCCTACATTTATTGATTTGACAGGACAACGATTCGGGAAATTAACTGTTCTGAAATATGACGAGTCTTCTGCATGTAGCGAGAAAGGAACACGATGGATATGTAGATGTGATTGTGGAAATATCGTCTCACGATTAAGAGTAACTTTACAGAAAAATTCAAGGCATACATGTGGAGAATGTGAAAGCTGCAAACCTGTTCAACACGGGCAATCTCATTCTGGAAGCAAACTTTATTCTAAATGGCACACTATGAAATCAAATTGCACAAACCTAAATAGACCTCGTTATCACATATATGGTGGCAAAGGAATCTCTATTTGTGATGAGTGGTTACATGATTTTGGAGCTTTTCAGAAATGGGCATTAGATCATGGATTTGAAGATGGGGATAGACTATGTCGTAAAGACATGGATAAAAATTTTGAACCAGATAACTGTTATATAGAAAAGAAAAAGAAAGGAGCCTGATATTATGGCAAAATATAATGTACATGGTGGACATAACCCAGCAAATAAAATTGCATGTGGTGCTGCCGATCTATTAGACGAATCAATTGAAGATAGACTTGTTTGTAAATCTGTAATCAAATATTTAAAAGCAGCTGGTCATACTGCTTATAATTGTACTGTTAATAATGGAACAGGACAGCGTGATGTGCTTCAAAAAATTTGTGCGAAATGTAATGCACATAACGTAACTTTAGATGTTTCAATTCATTTCAACTCTGGAAGAAACAAACATAAAAGCAATGGAAAACCAGGTGGATTTGAAATTTGGGCAACTAATTATACAGGAATTAAGAAAGAAGCTTCTAAAAGAATTATAGCCAATTTAAAGAAATTAGGTATGAATACACATGGCGATCCATATAAGACAACAAGTAATTTATATTACTTAAATCACACAAACGCAAAGGCGATATTAATTGAGGTGGAATTTGTTGACGATGTAGACTCTAAGAATGTTTATAAGAAAATTGGTTATAACAAGATTGGTAAAGCGATTGCTGAAGGTATCATTGGTAAATCTATTGATTCTACAAAAGTAACAACAAAACCAAAAACATCTTCTAAGTTTAAATCATACAAAGTAAAAGTAACTGCTTCTGCTCTTAACATCCGTAAGACCGCTTCTACTTCAGGTGCTAAAGTAGGATCATATAAGAAAGGAACAACAGTTACAATTAAAGCTGTTAAAAATGGTTGGGGTAAAACTAAAGATGGTTGGATTAAGCTGTCTTATACAAAGAAATGTTAAAGAGTATGAAAAAATATGAGACACAGTTATGATTGATCTGGCGATCATTCAGTATTTTCTTTATCAGTTTTGCTTATTAGTGATAAAGAAATGCTACTCTCTGCTGAGGAGAGGGTAAATATGAGCAGAATAAACTAGGCTCTGCCTCTATTTTTTTATCGAAAAGTGTTGTATTTGTTTTGAATTTGTGTATAATAAAAGTAGGAATAGTAATATTCTCGATGAAAGAGCATCGTTAAAAGTTGTGCTGCAAGTGGAGCAGGGTAATTTTCCACAACGAAAAGATATTTTAACTGGATATCACGTCTTGCGACTAGGAGTAAAGTCGTAGTCCATGCAGGGGACTTAAGGATTTCTGCAACGAAAAGATATTTTAACTGGATATCACGGCTGACAACCAGCAGAAAACTCTAATAAAGAATTATCGAAGAGTGTGGCTTCTGTCCCACTCTTTTTTACGTATGAGGTAAATATGGCATCAAAAACACAAAAGAAAAATAAAATACGACAAGATATTATAGAGGCAGCGTCCATGTATGAACAATACCTAGCTGGCCAAGCATTTTTATATGTATATGGAAATGAATATTTTGAAGTGATGTTCCCAGTCAATAGATTTTTGCATCTTGCTGGCGTAGAAACTAGATTGTTTGCAAAAAAATTTTATAAAAATGCCAGAGAAAAAACATTAACTACACAACAGTTTTATTTCTCTCCAAGACATCCTTTTGAAGTCTCTAAAAAGAAACTATCATGTCTCAAAAGATTATATGAATTAACAAACACGAAGGTTCGTATTCTTAGGAATATGGAAACAGCCAGTGTTGTTTATAAAGTTGGCATATCGAACTTAGAGTTTACTTTGTGCTTAACAGAGAACAGAGATTCTAATGGAGAAAAAATTAATGAATACTTCTTGCCAATGTCGTTACGAGCAGGAAGAAATTCAACGAAAAATGGTGATGATTATGGAGAAGTTGACTTCATTTTTCAAAAAGACGCAAGTCTTGGAAAGTATACAACTCTTCTGGTAAAGAATGAAAACAAAGAGATTCCAGCATGTGTTCATCATTTGTTGCAAGGGGATTTATTACAATAAGAATAAAAAATTAAGGGTACATCAGATTAATTTCTGGTGTACCCTATTTTTTACGATTTTTCTACTCTACACATATTGTCTATTTCATGCTCAGACAAGTATAAAGGCATCCCACATTTCTCATCGAAGAATGAAAGGACGTATTCTGTAGAATCAATTCTAGCCCCATATAAGACTGTTTTCACAGGCGTCTGAGAGTCGATTTCTGTGAGCTGTACTGTGTCACCTATGTGGAACAATCCGCACTCTGTATTGAGTGTCTTGTCACTTTCGTTGTATTCGTATATTCTCATTGTATTTTCAATTTCCTTTTTTGTTGTATATATGCTTCTTCTACTTCTGACCGCACATGACCGTAAAGTTTCTTTTGAGCTTCTGTCAGCGCCTTCATTGCATCATCACGATTATTAAATTTCCTTAATATATATAATTTATTTTTGTAATTAATTACTGGGCGGTAAGTATTATCTTTTTTATTGTGTCTAATTGAGAATGAGCCGATTTCTACTCCGAATAACTTGTTCATTAGAACACCTCCTATCTATTTAAAAACTTTGTGATTTTAATAAGTCTGCATATTCTCCGCAAATATACCATGTGCCTGACGATGGAATGTATTTTAGTATCTTTGTCTTAGTAGAGATGTTGAATCGTTCTAACACTTCTATTCTGCTTTTGTAATATTCTACTTCACGTTCTTGTCTTGCTGAGTTGGTTTCTTTTCTAGTACCCTGTAGAAGTAGTTCTCTGATGTGGAATTTTTGAAGCTTACCATAAGAATCTAACATAGACATCCAGATGTCTGGAGGTGCGTCTCCTGAAATGTTGACCCTCTTAGTAGCTTTTGGAATGTTTGTTGTATTGTACATTTTATTTCACCTCTTGAGTATTATAACACGAACATGTGTTTGGTGTAAAGGTTATAAAAGAAAAACCACAGATTATAATAAACCTGTGGTTAAGAGAATCTATAGCATTAAAACTCCATAATTAATTTGTTCTTTGTTCCAATTATATTCTTAAATGCTTATTTTTATAATTTGGTGTAAATTTGGTGTAACTAAGTGTTTTGTCTAAAATTATAATTTTACTTTATTGCAGTTTTCCTTTATTTTATGCGGGTTTCCATCATTTAAAAATCAAGGAAATATTTGAACTTTGCATTTGCATACAAAATTCTATGTTTTTCTTCAGATTTTTTAAGATTCTGAAATAATTTACAATTCTGGCTTTTATATTCTATCAT